AAAGGAGGGGTTAATATTAAAATAAATGTTGATTTAATTTTTATATATGTTATTATTTAGTGGAGATGGATTTTAGAAATGTTTAACGTTGAGGGGGCGGGGGTATAATGGATTTGTGGTCTTTGGATCTGAAACGGAATAAAAAGGATATTACCTCATGATTTTTTTGAAACTATAAGTATGGGCGGTATCAAGTTAATGTATTTTGATATCATGAATGAAAAATAATAGAAATGAAACTGAGTATAAATCATGAGTGTTAGAAAACTACAGAAACTTGTTACTGACAATGAAATTTATCATTATAATGATAAAGGTAACAAAGTGAACGGGATTCATTTCAAGATCAGGGGGGACGCTTCTCATATAGATGGTAATGTAACTAATATTTGGGGTGATGTTAGTAATATTAAGGGTAATGTAACTGACATTGAAGGGAATGTTAGTTATATTTGGGGAGATGTTACAAAACTTAGAGGGAATGTTAGTTATATTTGGGGAGATGTTTCTTGTATCAGGGGAGATGTAACTAGTATCAGTGGCGATGTCAGTGGTATCAGTGGTGATGTGGATAAATGTGAACTTTCTACAGACGATAGACTAAATGGTATAAATATTTCTGAATTGATTCAATAATAAATAATATTTAAAAGAAAAAATGCGTTTGGAAAACTTTGACACTCAAAAAAAGACAATATGTAGTGCTTGTAGCGGTTATAAGCGATACAAAGGTAACAGCTGCGAATGTAATGTTAAATGAATACATTACCGTAAGCGGAAGAGAGAAATGTTGATAGTTAAAAATAGAAATAGGGAAGTTGCCGATTTTGCAAATATAAATTTATTAGGCGAATGTAACGCTAACTGTTTTTTTTGTTTAGGTAAAGATATCTCTGCGGAATTATATGGAAAAAATCAACTAAATGTTCATTATAATGAATGGAAATCATTTAGTGAGTTTTTATCTATATGTAAAAACAATAATATTAAAAAAATATATTTTACAGGACAAACCGCTGATGGGTTGCAATATAAGTATTTACAAGAAGCTATAAATTTTTTACATAGAGAAAACTTTACAGTAGGCGTTAGGACTAATGGTTTATTAGCTGAACAAAAAATAAATATTATTAAACAATTTTCTGGGGGTATTGGATATTCAATACATTCCCTTAATATAAGATCCAATTATAAAATTACTGGATCTTATATTATACCTAACTGGGATAAAATTATTCCATTATCTGGCAATAATGTTAGGGTATCAATAGTATTATGCAAATATAATATAAATGAATTTTTTGATATTATTAAATATTTATCTAAATTTAATAATGTTAGATATATTCAAGTTAGAAGAATATCGACTGATACCAGATACGAAGAATTAAAGAGTCATATAGTTTTATACGAAGAATTATATAAGGAAATAAATAATATTTTTAATTCTTATGGTAATTTTTACGGTGCTCAACAGTTCAATATTTGCGGAAAAGAAGTGAATTTTTGGAGGACGGTTGAAACTACTGTCAATTCATTTAATTATTTTACCGATGGTACAATATCAAAAGAATATTTTATTGTAGAAGGGTATTTGAAACATCGAAAAAATGATATACAACCCGAGGAATAATTATTTAATTATTATGAAGATTTATAGTAAATTCACAGACTATTACGATCATGCAACAGGGTATTATTCTAATGATGTAGTATGGAAAAGATGCATCAAAATGGATAACATTAAAGATGGAATATTCAATACTGAATATTCTAATGAAACCAATAGAACCCTTGTAAATATTTGGAATGATTCTCCCAATATAAATTCAGATGAATTATTCATTGTCGGTTTTTGTGGTAAAATATATATTGCCATTTCAAAATATACTAATAATGAGTTAATAGGTTCATATATTAAACCTTTGAAGAAAGAAAATTTTAAGTACTGGGATTATCATAAATATACCGACTGGATGCAAAAATATTCTTATCAAGACTTTTCAAATATCTTTATAGATATCAAAAGTCCTATTTTTATTATTAAAAATAGTTATATCGGATATTCATTATCTAAAAGAAATTATTTTGGGTATAATTTAATTATAAATCCTTGTTTAAGAGATTTTAAATTGCAGAGCGCATTCAATCCTGTTCAGGCTTATCAAGAAATTGAAATGTTTCTCAGTAATCAAATGGTCATGGTAGATGACCCGGATATTAAAAGGTCTGATGAACTAATTCGGGATTCTAAAGGTTTTAATAATTGGTCATTTAAACAACAAGGCCCGAAGAAAAGAAAGAGAAGGAAAATATGATAAAAGTAATGATTCCGAGTGCTCCTGTATATATAGCTTTCGATACTGCAAGTGGATATGATATTATTATAACTGTAACAAGTGTTCAGTATTTTTTTTCATTTTACAGAGAATTAAATAAGTGCTGTCATGTAATTAAATTCTCTAAACATGTTAATATAGATGAACTGGAAAAAAGATGGGTAGGTGAATTTTTTGCTTGTGAAATTTACGCTAATGTAAATCATTTGTATAATAAAAGCGATATTTTAAATTTCTTTAATATAATGGCCATTGATACTAATTATAATTATATGGGCGAACTTGATAAATTGCGATATAATAGTTGACGATATTCAAAAAGGATATTTATTAAAATGAAAATATTAGTAATAAAAATTATAGGAAGTCTATTATTAACAATATCATTTATTATCATTTATGATATTATTTTTTATTACACTTATGGTATTAATAATACTTCTATGTGTATATTATTTTTTATAAACGGAAGTATTATTTCGGCTCTTATGAATCGATTGATAAAATATAAGGATAAATTTAAATGAGTATATCAATTGTTAATATTAATAAAATTGAAAGGGTAGTTATTCAATGGCCTGCGGATGATCAAAGTGGTTTTAAAAAAGCAAAAACTGAACTAAAATCTATTTATGGAAATAGTATGGAATATATAACTTTTCTTTTTGGACTGAAAAAAGAAAACGGAAAATTCATTCATGAATGGACTGTAGATATCGTTACTAAAATGTATTGTAGAAATAATAAGTAAAATATACTTATCAAATAAATATTATTCAATTTCAATTAAAGGTATTATATGTTAAATGAAAAATGGACACCTATTGAAGGTTATGACGGAAAATATCATGTTTCTAATAAAGGAAATATTAAATCTTTAAAAGATTCTGACAATCCTAAACTACTAAAACTTTCCAAAATATCCAGCGGAGAATATAGAGTCAATTTAAGTAATAATGGTATGACTACGGTATATAATGTTGGTAGATTGGTAGCTCATTATTTTTGTGGCAATGATGGTAGAAGTGTCAATTGCTGTAAAGCAGTCCATGTCACTAATCTTCGTTTAGATTATAAAGACAGTGATAAAAGTAATAATTGCTATTCTAATCTTAAATGGACTATCATTAAATTAAAAACAACAAATGATTCTGATGAAAAAGGGCATTATACCGAAGCCGTTTCATTTAATGAATGTAACGCTTTTATTGAGACGGCAATAAAAGCCCATAAGGTTATTTTATGTTATGTATACAATTCATATGACATGCCTAAAACGTGCGAACAAGCTTTTGTAGCGGCATACAACTACACCAACCATAAAAATCAATGTTATATCTGTACAAATGGTTATAGTTACAAAAATGCCCGACCAATGATAAAATTGTATAAAATGAAATCCCCTCCTAATGTGGTTAACTCGTTAATAAAAAATAAATGGGAAATTAATTCTACTGGCAATTGGACAAATTCTGATATTGATTTAATTTTTACAAACAATATGTTTTTGAATTGTCACAAAGATGTTGTTAAAAAGCCTGATGGAAATTTTTACACCGTTAAAGGTAATCAGAAACTGTTGTCTGATTGGGTAGAAGAGCGATAATCCATAAATAGAATTGCCGGTAGTTTATAGTTATCAGTAATTCTATTTTTAAAATAATTTATATTATATATGATACATAATATTAAAGCAGACTCATTAATTGATAGCGCAAAACTAAAATATTTGATTATTTGTATTATATCAATTCCAAAAACCCCCCATTTTCAAAAAGACTTTACTAATTTATCTCTGGAGGAAATTGAAAAAATATATGGTAAAGAAGATGATCGTATGGTATATTCTTATGCAGCAAGGGGGCTAGGTGACATGACTATCCCAAAAGTAATTAGTCCCGATCCATTACCAAAACTTCGATTGTTTGATATCGAAATAATATTAAAATCTTATATTTATCCTCATGAATGTTGGGTATTTTTATATCCTAATAAATATTCTCAATCAAAACAAAAAAGAATTATTATATTTAAGAATTGCAAATAATGTCAGTTTAAATTCTGAATATATCACTAATATTACAATTACAAAATTAAATAATTATTAAAAATGAAATGCAAAAGGGAAATAATAGATCATTCTAAAGCAAAATGCAAATATTGTAGAAATAATATAAAAAAAGGGGAAAATGTATTTATCTTAAAACAAGTTCATGTATCCCCAAATTTTGTAAATTTAATATTTCATTATAACTGCTTTAATGAAATAACAAGGACTTTCCATAATGGATATTTAACTTAAATGTACACTATAAAAATAACTTACAAAACTGGGAATAGTTTTGGTTCTCATACTGAAATAGATTTAATTGGTGCCTGCTGGGAAAATATAAATAAGGCAGGTGAAACGCTAGAAAAAATAAGAATCCATAATAATTATTTTAATGATAAAAATAATTATAAAAAAACTTTTCATAAGAACAAAGAACTTGAAAAGCATTCAGAATATTCTATTGCAATAGAATCTGATAATAATGAAAAAATAATTATTACCGCTTTTTGGCGGGGATATTTCGAACGTTTAATATCTGCCGAAATTGCTTTATATGATCCTGATAATGATTACATTGTTGAATTTTAAAATAATAAAATCGTCATGAAAATACGAAAATGTAAATCTATTTGTAAAAATTGTATAGGTTCAAAATGTGTCGATTTAATACCATTTAGATTATTTTATAAATGGGAAGGATATAGTGGGTTTGCATATGATTTTATTACAGACGATGAAATCATAACAGCATTTTCATATATATCATATTGTGACATTGAAAAAGAATGGCAAGATGATATAACTCTATATGAAACAAAAATGGTACCAGATAGCATTAAACACGCTATAAGGATTGCTGCATTAGTTGAAGCTATTCGGGACGGGAAAGGTATAGATCCGGTTGCCTTTGATACCTACGCTCATCTTTCGCCATCTTGTATTTATGATGGTAATCATAGAATACGAGCATTACAATATCTTAAATTCGATTTTTTTCCAGCAAATTTAAGTGGATTAGTTACGGAATTAAATAAATTTCGTAGAAAATATTATAGACAGCAGATAAAAATAGTTATTTAAATAAGAAAAATTTAATATGAATAAAATACTTTTTACTTTACAAATTCATTCGGTAGTTGACTTAATTACAAATAGTTCCTCTGAATTATTTGTTGGTACATATGATTCAAAAAATACAGTAATTGAATTAATTAGATCCGTATATCCTAATTATTTAGAGGAATACGAAGAAGTTAAATCAATTGATGAACTTTCTATTGAAGAATTAGAAGATTATATTCAATATAATTATATGTATACTTATAAATACTTTGATTTGAAATTAGATAAATATGTTTATCAGCATACACCGCCTCATATAATTCCGGGGTTTAAACCTGAAGAAATGTTTGATACCCAATGTTATAGTACTATATATGTTCAAGATTTTTTTGTAGAAGATAATTATGATAGAATTATTAATAATCTTGATCCCGAAAAAAAAATGTTTTTTCTTTTTTCAAAAGGAGATAATCCTAATTGGGATATTCAGAAAAAATTATCTGAAATAATGTCAAGATATCACTTAGGATAAAATTAATTTAATAAACAATAGGCTATTAAAATGCCAGAAAAATTATGAAAGGTTATTTGGGCGAAATAATTATAAATATTAAAGATAGTAAATTTGCACATTATAAAATTGCAGATTGGGCGAAATTTTGGATTGAAAATTATAGTCAAATTGATGGTGATCATCATAAAGCTAGAATATTAGATCAAACTTTACAAATTTTACATAAAACACCTGTTATTATAACGCTGGCAAAATGGAAAAATGGACACGAAGAATATAGATTTTCGTTAGGTAAAAAAAGTAAATCCTATTTAAATTTTTTAAAATTATATGAAGAAGGTATATATGCTTGGTATAATGGATTTGATGAGTAAATGTCAATTCTTATAAATTTATAGTTTGTAAAACTATCTTACTTAAATTACATAATTTATTAACTAAAGCGACTATATGTCGCTTTTTTTATTGACAAATTAAAATTTATAATATATTATATTCATATACTATTCAACAATTTTATAGTTCAATCGGGTCAAATTTTGAATATATAACATCTAATAAACTGCACATCATAGTTAAAAGGATTAAATTATGAGTCTACAACCACCTAAATGCACTCAGCCAAATAGAAGGGATAGTTTTACAATAGAACCCGGTGCTGATCTATTTATAGAAACATCAAACCATAAAACTATTAGAATTGATGTTCGTGATGATTGTATAGAAATTTATCAATCAAATGGAACTAAAATTGAATTGTGTACCTTCGGAGGCATGGCGGGAGTAAGGATTGTGGGAAATTAAATAGGAGCGCAGAAAAATAATAAAGGAGGGAGGTAGAATATGCACTCCTTTATTATATCAATCGATTTTATTTACAGTCTGGCCGTAATACTTCAATCATTTCAGCTAATGTTACAGGTGAATTCATAATACACTCATCATTCTGAAGTAACTTTTCAGAAGTAACACAACTATGTTCTTTCATATATTCGATAAGTAATTTAATTACTTTATTCTTTTTAGCTGCTGACAAGTTAATACTAATAGTCATTTCATTATTATAAATTTTAAAATCAACTTCATCATCTTCTATTAAATAGTTTGGCATTTAAAATCTCTCAGCTGCATTTCCTACATTAATAACATTAACGCCTAGCACATTCCAACAACATTCAATAACTTGTTTTCTATCATCAATTGCCGCCAATACGTCATACTTGTATCTAATATGATTATCAAACAATTCAGTTTTAATAAAATAATCCTTTCTTACATCTCCTGTTTTTCGCATGAATAAATCTTCATTTCTTATAGTAGGATTTACAAAAGATTGTAACCATTCCAAAGTATCTACTCGACAAGAATCATCTCTGCCTGATAAAAATATTATTTTATAATCATTTAAATATTTCAATCCATTTATAATATTTATTACATGTTCATTTGGAATATCTGTTAAAACTTTAGAATAATCAAATATGACTCTATGTTTGTTTAAAGCTAATGTACCATCAATATCTACAATGTAAACTTTTACGTTACCTTCAATAGGTTCATATTTGCGTACATATTGTCGCTGATAATTAATATATTGTTTAAGTAATACCTCATACCCAACTCCGCCTAAACGCTGTCTATCGCGCTTTAAAAGTTCTTCAAACTCTACAGGAAAAGCTTTAATGACTATTTCATATCCACGATCTTTTAATTTTTCAATTAATTTATTTCGATAATGTTCATTAAGGTTTGTATCAGATAAAACGACATTCCATTTATCTTTTATAGCTTTATCCAATTGTTTATTCCATTCATTAGTTACTGCGCTTTCGTTTCGTTTTGTAAATTTATAGTTATTCCAATTCTTTTCAACGCCTTTAAATCTTATATTATCTCTATTAATTTCTACCCATTTATAAGGTCTCTTTCTACAAAATGCTTCTGCAAATGTAGATTTGCCGGAAGCCGAACAACCAATAGTAATAATTACTTGAGGCTTAATATTCATATTAGTTATTATTAATCCATGTGTTGTATATTCATTATTTACAGAATCCCCAATATTAACAAATTCATATGTATAAGAATTATTATCGGAATTTAAAACAGAATTTATCCAGTATCTAAATCTATTTGATGACATTTCCCATTTATGATCATCGTCCCTCATTTCCTCACTACTTAATAAATAATTTTTATTAAAATCTTTATTTGGAGTTGTAATGAAAATTTGATGAAAATTTAATTTTAAAACTTTATTTATTAAATCTTCTGCTTCTATTACTGACATATGTTCTATGACTTCTGTAAGCAATATATCAACTTGGCTTTCGTTTTTATATTGTTCAATGTCAGTATACGTTTTTACATCTAACTGTCTAATTTCTGCTTTTTTATCAATAACATTTATTACATCTGATTTAATATCAATTGCATGATATGTAAATTTATTTTTTCTTGTTAAATTAAATACGTATAAACCTTCACCGCAACCGATATCTAAAATACTTCTATCATTAGATAAGTATTTTTCAATAAATCTTAATCGCTGAAAATTAACTGATCCATTGCAAAGACTTATATTATCGCCTTCTAATAGCTCTTTATGTTCATTGAATTTATTTTTGTCTTGTAAATAATTTCTTGCAAAGATATATCTTAAAAAGTAAGGCAACTCCAATTTATTAATAATATTAATATACTTAATTAAAAATGCATCATTTATTTTTGCAATATAAGAACCTTCCTTACCTGATAAAAATAAACAGGATAACATTGCCATATTAATTATTTCATTTAATGTAGTATTAGGATCATAAAATGAAATTCTATACGTATCAATGTCAATTACTTCATAAGTCATATCAATGTTTAAATGGGCTTTTAATTGTTTTAAAACTCTTGAACTTTTAGTTGTTACATATTCTAAAACAATTTGCTGACCGGCTTTTGTATCATATTCGGATACTTCTTTTATAGTACTTCTTAAAAACTCTGAAAGTAAACTAAGATAAACTAAAGGAGAACTAAACTTACTTTGCGAAAGGTATTCGAAATTTTCTTTTGAAAATGAATTAGCGTCTTCGCCATCTTTAAAAAATAAATTATATTGATTGTTGTCGCTAAACCAACCAATCCCTAACCCTTGACGAATAGGCCTTGTTGAGATTCCTGAGTGAGGATTTTTATAAATCGCCCATGAAAAATTCTCACTATTTGAAAAAATTTTTAATAATGCCATAATATTTATTTTAAGTTAATTGATTGTTGACTATATCAATAAGTGAATTAAGATCTGTAGATTTGTAAGTATTAATATATTGTGGGTCACCTCCATATTCAGGAATTTCAAATAAAATATAAATATTATATATTCTATAAATTTCTACACTATCAATATTTATAGATTGTCCAGATACTAAATCAGATAATTGGTTTAATTGCATTATAGCCTTGGATCGAGTTCTTTATTTTTTTCAATACTAAGTATTGCTTCTATTATACATTCTTTATAATAAGGATTTTCTTTATTTAGCATATTAATAGGAATATGTAATAATTTTCTACCTATTTCATATTCTTTAATACTTAATCCTACTTTTTTACCGATAGATTTTTTCCGTACCAACCTTTCTAATTTTTCAGGATTATCGTAATCGGGGCCGTATACTATTCTTAAATATTCTTTATTTCTTACTTTAATATAAGGAGCACAACACAATTTACGATTGGGGGTATATTTATATACTGCGGGTTTAACGACAATTCCTTCTAAATTTTTATCAACGATATATTTTTTCAAATACTTCTGTAAAATTATATCATCTTTCCATACATTTGTATCAGTGACAATATACGGATCTTTTCCTATATTGAAAAAATTTGATAAATTGTCATCCATTGTTATTTTTTCAACATCATTAGTATAAACAATTTTAAGAATATTAAAAGGCATATATTTAATGTCGTCACTTTTGGAATATAACTGCAATTGATGATCAAATTTTTCCAACTTTTTTCTTTCTTCTTTAATATGATGTAAAGATGAAAGATTTCTTATATCCTTTTTTCTTTTTTCATCAGATTTAAAAGAATTCATCGTTGAAATGATCTGATCATCAAAATTCAATAAATCTAATATTGACAATTCTCTATGATATAAATTTCTATATCTTTTAAACTTTTTATTTATAAGATTTTCGCCTAATGCAGTCCATGGCATTAATTCACCGTCTTCGATAACTAATTTAATATCACTATTCAGCTTATTTTTAAACCAAAAATTATGACGTTCTTTAAATACCTCTGATAAATCAATATGATTTATTTTATAACCTTTTCTTGATATTGCATAACATTTATTTATATCTTGAAAGATATAAATTTGTGCTCTGCTTCCCATATATTTCGGCTGTATGATAACTTCATTTACGCCCCGCTTTGAATAATGTTCCATAGCATGTGCAAAATCTTCTATATCATTTGTAGAAGGATTTGATTTTGCGGGGGCTACTGTTCCGCTCAAAAAATTAACAGTACAGTTAACTAACCGCCTAACTTGCTTTTCTTGTTTAATATTTAATATATAATTAAATTTCCCTTTCATGAATATATTTCCAAGTTATTTTTCATTTTTGATTACAAATGTTACATATATTTTTATAATTACCCATTCAGAAAATCATATAAATTCATTTCTAAAATAACTGTTATCGTTTATTTTTTTTTAAATAGATCCTTAATTTCTTTTTATATTGTTCCAAAGGGTTAGCTTTTTTAACGATAGATTTACTTTTTTTAAAACTGTACGGTTTTGCTTTGCAAAAATTTTTATCTATACTAGCGTAGTACAAATGTTCATTTTTTTCAAGAATCAATTTCATTTTTGTCGCATCCTATCCAGTATCTTCAAATGTCATCTATTTTGCATGAAAAAATAATACATCGCTGTTATCAGGCTATGATAATATTGTAAATACATCGGCTAATCTTCTAGCGTATAAATCGACATTATCTTTTTTTATTACTAAACATCTTAATTCTTTTTTCTTATTTTTTGTTTTTTTACAATTCTCATCATTCTAAGGACTATATTGTAATTTCTTTAATAATTCCGTAGAAATGTCAGTATTGCAAATTGTCGCCCTATTTTTTGCAGATTGATAAATTAAATAAGATTCTTCAATTCTATCAGGATTTTGCTAACTTAATTCGCCAAATAAAGTCATCGTAAGAATTAAAACCATTTTAAAAAACATTAATATTACCCTTTATTAAATAAATTTTAATTTAACTTTACATCATTGTTCAAGTTCACTCTTCTTCTACTCCTGCTTCGGGATTTATTATCGAATTATCCGACCTATCACTAAAATCATAATATTCTCGTCTTCTATTGTTATTTTCGTAGTAAGTATGCTTATTAGCTTGTCTAAGTCCAATGGCACCTAAAGTTAATACATCCGCTTTATTAAGTACCGCAGTCACGACATTATTACTTAATCCAAAAACCCCATTCCAAAAACTCTGTAAATCGGATTTAGGGGGGATATTTGTTACAATTGGAGCAGGGGTACCTTTTTTCTTTTTTGATGCATTAGAAGTAGCTACTGCTCCCGGAGAGCCTATATTAATAGTAATAGCACCGGTTGAACCATTGGCATTTATTGTTATAGGATTTCCATAAGGAGAAGGTAGAGGATCAACATTTATACGATCTTGTTCAGGAACTTGACTTCTTTCAATTAATTCCGATAATTGTTCAGTTATAATATCCACTCCTTCTAAAACCATATCAGAATCATCATTTAACCTAACAGAGGGTGGGCGTTTTCCTTTGCCTTTAGTGTTAAAATTATAAGATCTATCCGGAATTTTTCTATTTAATGTTCCTTGTGAATTATGTTCATCCTTTTTGCATTCGTAAAATCCTTTTCGTTGGTTACTATATGCCCTTGCAGTTTTATTACGTTCTCGAATTTCTACAATTTCAACGGCATTAGTCCCTAATTTTATTTGTTTATCTGAATATATTTGTTGAGTTTGAACGTCCTGCCATGCTGTAAATTTTTCCGAAGAACCAGCGCAACCAGAAAATATTAAAGGAACAGTATATAATAATAATCTAATTTTCATTATTTTACCTTTTCAATAATTTTATATTTATTTTACATTAATACAATATATAAAACAAACATTATATATTGTATTAATGTAATGATCAAAAAGTTTTGATTGGCGTTAAATTAAAAGAAGATGGATATAACATCATTGTTTCTAAATCAATAAATTTACTTAATAATTCAGGAGTATATAAAGATACTTTATATTTTTTCTCTGTCTTTAAAAATTCGTAAAAGCCAGCACCGAAAGCTAATTTATCATGATTATCAACTTTATCTGTGAGATAATCTAAATCAATACTTCTTTTTAACGCCCTACCTTGCGGGATATGAGGAAGCAATACAAAATGATCAACGTCATTTTTAAATTCATTAAAAATATCAATAAAATAATCGATTGATTTTCTATTATATATAACATGATGAAAATTAACTTCCGTATTTTCTAGTTTAATAAATTCTTTAACTGCTTTTTTCCAATAATATTCTAAATGATCATGACAACTTACAGCAACTCCCCCGCAGTATTTTTCTGTCACTTCAAGAATATTATTTTTATAGTACTCTTTTACAAACATTCCATTAGTTGTATAATTAGGTACTATTCCTAATTCATCAACGGCTTTTATAAAATCAATAAAATCAGGATGACTTGTCGGTTCCCCTCCGCCTATTGCAATTGTAAACGGCCTTTCATTCTGTGACATGTTACCAAAAATATTATTTAGTTTTTCGAGAATATTTTCAGTATGTTTATTACTTGCTCTACTATCCATATAACAATAGCCACATCTACCTTTGCAATATGGAGTAATTTTAACATCGTAAAATTCAGGAAAGTCCAATTCTTGAATTTCTTTATCATGATTCAAAGCAATCCTGATAGTTTTATTATTAATAAAAATTCCTTTATAATTCTTGTCTGTAAATACTCGTTGTTTCATAGTCTTTTATTATCCCTTATAGTTATGATAAACTCGAACAAATGCCAATACATTCGAATTCTTTATCATTGTCATTGTCCTTATAATAATATGATGATAATTCTTTTCGTTCAATTCTACCTCTAAACTCTTCTAATGTTTCATCTTTAAAAAAGGATATATCTTTTTTTAAAAATATTCTCATTTCATTTTCAACTCGCTCTCTTTCGGTATATACTTCTGGTAATTTTTCATAAAGTAATTTCCATTGCTTTTTGCCAGCTCGAACGCATCCACCTGAACAATTATTATGTTTAAATCCCATGCGATAAAGTAACGGCTCTTTTATTCCAGTTGATAATAGCCATTGATCAACCTCTTTCGATGATATATTTTTAGATATTAAAGGAAATTGTAATTTTGCAGATTTTTTCTTTTTTTTTGCAACTCTATCATAAACCGTTATAAGTCTACTACTTCTATGAACTTCATTTATACCTATTCCAAAAATGATAATATCGCCATCTCTATAATAATTTTGTAATCTTTCTGCTTTAAGAATGCGGGAACAAAATGGCATTCTATTATTTGCTAATGCGCGATTATCATAAAATAATTCTTCTGGATTTCTTCCATCTGAATCGAATGTTATTTCTTTTTTATAATAATAAGACAATTCATTAAGAAATCTATATAAATCCGGATGTTCCCATTTAGTATCATTAAAATATAAAATAACATTTTCTTTTGGAAACCTATGCAATGCATAATTTGCACAATAAGCGGAGGCTTTTCCTCCGCTAAGTCCTACTATTACTCGTTGTTTCATATTTATTAGTAAGTTATTTTTTCATTATTGTTTATATAAATTTATTAAATATGTTAATAAATAATAAATCTATACTAATTAAATTATCTATAAAATAAATAGATAATAGGCTTCTACTATCTTGTTCTCCAATATCGTCAAAAAAAGTTATATCAAAAATCCAAAATCCATAAGCACTTTTGGCCGGTATAAAATCTATACCAAATATATTAAATTCCATTTTTAGTAAATATCAATAAAAAATGACAACATTATCTGAACTATCTTCAGTGCAGATATCTTCTTCAGTATATCCTTCTACAATTAGCTTAGGGGTTAATTTTTTTAATTTATTAATTAAATCTTGTACTGTATATCTATAAGAATTCTTCATAACTAATTAATTACCTGTTATTATAATATATATTATAACTTTGATTTATTCTATTAATATTTGTATGTCTTTTATTTAAAAATTCTTCAAAAGTTAATTTTTTAAATAAATTAGGTTGATTACAATATGCCGCAATATCAATATAAAATTGATTATATTTACTATTCCAGCAAGTTATATCTCTCATAATATATGGCAAACATTTATTATTTTTTAACCATTCTATTCGTTGTATAGTATCTTCTAAATTCATAGAAGGATGAATATAAACAAAAAATTTTAGCTGAAAATCTTTCCTCCATGATAGTATTTTTAATTTTTCTTTTATAATATTTTTGCATTTTATATTATCGAAAGCAAAAATATATTCGTTTAAATAATTTAATTTTGATAATAAAATACTATTAATATTAGTTATTAATCTAATATCTAATCCTTGATTGAATTGACATTTTATATTTAATTCTATTAACTCTTTTAAAACATCTTCATGTTCATCATAAGCTAAAATGTTATTATCTAAAAATTTTACCGTTTTGTGCTTTATGATATCTTTTACATTATTTACTTTATGTATATACCCTTCCTTTTTAGGAACTTTACAAAAATAACAATTACGAATGCACCCTCTTGTAATAAATCCATAAGAGGTATTATTATCAGGGCATAATGAATAATCACAATCTAAATTTTCTATATTGTCCGGTAATTTTGTAGACAAATCAATACCTGTACCCCCAAAAATTATATTTTTACCTTTAATATAATTTTTATTACCTTCAAATATTACTGAACAATAAATTCTATCATGCGAATTTATTATATTATATTCTTTTTTCTTTTTATTTGGGAAATATGGAAGATTGAGTTTTAATAACTCGACATTATAATTTTTCTTTTTATAATATGTCGATAGTTTCATTAAAGGTATATTAGGTATTTTTGAATCTGCATCTATTAATAATATTTTCATTTGCTTATCCTAAAATAAGCAGGTCGTCCGATATCTTTATTACAGCAATTAAAATCTTTTGTACATTCTCCGGAATAGGTATTATGCCAAGCTATTCCAAAAAAATGTAAAATATTTTGAATAAAATGAGTAATAGAATAAATTAGTTTATTATTAAATCTTCGTTTACCTTCTTTTATTTTTCTATAATCGTATATCATAAATGTTACCTATAATTCTTATATTATTCCTTTTTATTAATAATTAAATATTGTTTAATTATTAATATATCATATATATAATACCATGTCAAGAAATAAAATCTCTTGCGTTTATAAAAAATATATGATATAGTCATATCATATATAATATAAAAAGGAATAATAAACTATGTCAAAAACAATTAGAAGAAAAACTAACTATGATATAGATAAATATATTTATCATTGGGAAAAATTTGTTATTTTAAATAAAAACTTCCATTTTATTTTATTAGAATATTATGAATATAATAAAATATACAACGGTACCTATTTTTATAAAAATAATAAAAAATTTATTAAAGAATTAAATAAGTATCATACTGATAATAATACAGAATATAATGCGCCTAAATATTTTAGAAAACAATTAAATAAAAAATATAGAATTAAATGTAATCGAATAATGGTCAATTTAAATAATGATAGAAAAAATAATAAGTTTGATAATCTAGTTTTTCCTTTACATAAAAAAACTATGAACTGGGAATGGTTTTAAATACTAACCAAAAGGTATATGATGAAAATTTATTTTCAAAACATAGCATTTATTATAATAATATATTATCATTTTTTCTGGGAGTTTCAATATAGAATAAAAGCTACTATTATTTATTATAGGATAAAATTATTAAAATATTTAATTTTTTAAATAATATCCATATTGTAGTTTTATATATTGGCATAAAATACTGAGGAAAATCTATTATGAATAATATAATGAGAAAAAGAAGAATAAAAAAAATATGAATATTGTTAAACAATTAAAGGAAAATAATCAAGATTTCGAATGGTACCCTACAACCTTTGAAATGTTAGAAGTAATAAAAATACATTCCCAAAAAAAATTAAAACGGTATCCTGATGATAATTTTAGTGGGCCATTGAATGTTTTAGATATTGGTTGTGGGGATGGTAGAGGAGCTAAAATATTATCATGTGGCGGCAAAAAATTATTTATTGAAAAAAGCGAAATATTAAGAAATTCTTTATCCCATGAATTTATTCCTATGGGAACAGATTTTCATATAATCAACTTAATAAGTTTTAATAAAGTCGATGTAGTTTTCTGCAATCCTCCTTATTCTGAATATGTTAATTGGACAAAAAAAATATTATCACAATCAAATACATCTTATTTATATTTAATAATACCTACTAGATGGAAAGATGACGAAGAAATTGAACAAGTAATAAAAATTAGAAATATAGAATATAATATCATTGGAACTTTTGATTTCTTGGATGCAGAAAGAAAGGCAAGAGCGGTTGTTGATATTGTATGTTTTGATATAGCCCCCCCTAAAAAATATAAAAAAAGAGTCGATTCATTTGATATATGGTTCAATGAAGCATTTCCTACGCATAAGGATAATAATAAAAAAGAATATATATCCTTTGATGAAAAGGAAAAAAAGAAGAAGGAAGAAATAGAAAAAAATATATCACAAGAATTAGTTACTGGTAAAAATTATCTTGAAGCATTAGTAACTATATATGATAAAGAATTATTAGAATTTTTAAATGTATTCAAGACTTTAAATAATACTTCACCTACTGTATTAAAAGCTCTGGATATTACACAAGAACAAATGAGCAGCACTTTAAAAACTCATATATCTACATTAAAAAATAAATATTGGTTAGAATTTTTTAATAGATATAAACCTATTAAAGATAAGCTTACAACTTATGGTAGAAAAATTTTAATAGATGAATTAAATAAAGATATGGTTACATTAGACTTTAATAATTCTAATGCATATGCCGTTACTGTTTGGGCAATTAAGCAGGTGAATAATTTATATGATGATCAAATAGTTGATCTTATGAATAAATTAACAACTTATGCAAATATAAAATTATATAAATCTAATCAAAGAACTTTTGATGATGAAGACTGGAGATATAATAAAAACGATATTAGGCAGACATTAAATAAATATTATTTAAGTTTAGATTTAAGAATAGTTCTTAAAAATGCGGGGAATATTAGAAGGGTTTCAAGAGAATATGTAATAAATGATTGGGATTATAAAAATAATCTTCATAAAACTAGTCATGATTTAATAGATGATATTTTAACTGTAGCTAATAACTTAGGTTTAAAAATAGAATCAGATTCATCTTATGATAGAATATGGTATCCCAGTGAAGAGCAAACTTTTTATTTTAAAGATGGTTCTATATTATTAAAAACAAGAGCATACTTAAATGGAAATTTTCATTTAAAATTAAATATAGAATTTCTTAAAGCATTCAATATAGAATTTGGAAGAATTAAAAAATGGTTAAAAAATAAAAAAGATGTTCAACAAGAAATGAATTTATCTAAAGAGGATATTGATAAATTTTTCAATAACAATTATAAACTATTACCAGATAAAGAAATTTTGCAAATATGTAATTAAATAAAATAATTTAAAATGATAAAATATATAACTGAAGAAGAGACGGTAAAACGCCAGTATTTTGAAAAATTTATATGTGATAAATGTAAACGAGAGTTAACTGCCGATGATATTGATTTACAAGAAAGTTATACTATTCAATTTGAAGGCGGTTATAGTTCAATGTTTGGAGATAGTGTAAAAGTGACATGTGATTTATGTCAAGATTGTTTATTTAAAATGATAGGAGAAATTTGTAAATATGAATAATCAAGAAATAGATATCAGCATACCGACAGAATCAAGTTATGCTGAGTTATATAAAGATGATATATTTATAGGATGTATAAAATCCGAAATTCAACTATTCTCAATAAGGGCGCAAATAGCAGAAATGGACTTAGAAGGGTATTATATATTTTGGGTAGATGAAGAAGGTATCTCCTATACTATTAACATTACTGCATGCGGTAGATTATCTGATTGGCCGGTGGGCTTTTTTGATTTATTTGATTTTTATTTAGACAAATTACTAATGATATGAAATTTTTAATACAAAATAATAATAATGAGTTACATGATTTTTCATCTACTTTAATAAATATTATTAAATATCAAAATAAAATTAATAGCGGTGATATACAATATCAAACATTGAGCAATATCGACCTTTATAAATTTTATAAAAATCATATTCCTATTGGATCTGTTGAATTTGTTAGTGATTATATAAAATATTGGTTTAATAAAATACCGAAACCAATAAATATACCTAAACAATTATTGGATTATGAATTTACAAAAAGGGAAATATTCAATGGTACAAATCATGATATAAATGGTTTATATTTTGTTAAATCCAATGATAAAATAAAATCATTTACTGAAATATGCAGTGATGTTCCTTATAAAGGCAATTATCAAATCTCAGAAGTAATAGATATTGTTTCAGAATATAGAGTGTTCGTATTTCATGAAAGAATTATAGGATTAAAAAATTATACAGGGGAATTTGATATATTTCCTGACATGGACATTATTAATAAGATGGTTAAGGTTTATACTAAATGTCCTCCTGTATACACTCTGGACGTTGGTATAACAGACGAAAATGATACCGTTATTATAGAAGTGCATGATTTCTTTAGCTGTGGTTTATATGGATTTGAGCATGTAAATTTGCCATACATGTATTCTCATACTTTTTATAATTTAATAAGGAAATAATTTATTATGACAAATTTTTTACTTCAAAATTTATTTCTTCCTGAATTAAAAGAAAATGCAGTATCTTATATCTCAACTTTCTCAGAGGAAAAGTTAGTCAAATTAATTTTAACATTAAAATATTATTATTATGATACTAATTCTCCTTTAATATCTGATGATATATATGATACTATAGAAGATTATTGCAGAAATAAATATCCAACCAATTTAAATTTTTATAAAGTGGGAAGTTCTATTAAAATAAATAGAATTGGAAAAACTAAATTGCCTTTTTATATGGGAAGTTTAGATAAAATAAAACCCGGCAATGATTTAATAGAAAAATTTAATAAGAAGTTTTCGGGCAAATATATTTTATCTGATAAATTAGATGGACAATCATTAGAACTTCAATATATAAATTCAGAATGGAAAATATACACTAGAGGGGATGGTTCAGTGGGTCAAGACGTTTCTCATTTAGTAAAATATTTAATATTACCCAAATCTATTTCTGATATATGTATTAGGGCAGAAGTTATTATATCGATTTCAAAATTTAAAACTTTATTTCCTAATGCAAAAAATGCTAGAAATTCTATAAGCGGAATATTAACAAAAAAATCCGTTGATCCTGTATTAGTTAAAGAAATTGATATCATCGGCACTTCGATAATGAATCCTGTAATATCGCCTTTACAGCAATTTTTAAAATTACAACAAATAGGGTTTAAAGTTCCTAAATATAAATTAGTTAATTCTTTAAACGAAGCGGATTTAATAAGTTATTATAAAAAAAGAAAAGAGAATTCTGAATATGTAATTGATGGTATCGTAATTACACAAAATGAAGTGCATGATAATATAGAATCTGGGAATCCAAAGCATAGTAAAGCATTTAAATTAGACAATCAAGGTCAATCAAATGATGAATCTGCCGTTGCAGTTGTTAAAAATGTTATTTGGCAACCTTCGAGATATGGAGTTTTAAAACCTGTCGTCATTATTAAACCTGTAAATGTTTGCGGTGTTACGATATCAAAAGTGACAGGGTTCAATTATAAATTCATAAAAGAAAATTGTATAGGAAAAGATAGTAAAATATTAGTAATTAGAAGTGGAGATGTTATACCGCATATAATTAGCATTATTAAAAAATCAAACCCGATATTACCTGATATAAATTATCATCTTTCTGATAGTAAAATAGATGCTATTGCAGATACCGAAGTAACTGAAACAAAAATTAAAAAAATAAATAATTTTTTTAAAGTTATCGAAGTTGAATCCTTTAGTATTGGTTTAGTGACAAGATTTTATAATAATAAATTTGATACTATTCAAAAAATTCTTGGCATGTCAATAAATGATATGATACTTATTGAAGGTATCAGAGAAAAAAGAGCAACTATTATTTATAATAATATTCATAAATCGTTACAAAATGTTACATTAAAAAAATTAATGACTGCATCTGGTAGCTTTGGGAAAGATTTCGGTGAACGTAGAATTTTATCAGTGTTAAATATTGAACCAAATATATTAACTATTGATTCTAAAGATTTGATATATACTATAGTTATAAATATTTCAGGATTCAGTGAAAATTTAACTAAAAGATTTATTAAAGGTTTATTAAAATTTAAAATTTTTAAAGAAAGTATAGATAGTTATACTAATATTAAAACTGAACAAACTAAAAAATTAAATAATGATTTTAATATATTAATAAATGAAAGAATACTTTTTACTGGATTTAGAGATTCAGAATTAAAAGAATTAATTTTAAATAATAGTGGAACAATATCTAAAACTATTTCAAAAAAAGTAACCATTATTATTATTAAAGATAAAAATTATTCTAATACTAAAATTAAAAAAGCTAAAAAAATGAATATTAGTGTATTGACAAAAAAAGATTTTGTTAGTAAATATAAACTGATGCATTCTAAGAATAAGGAATGAAATATAAATTAAAAAGGAAATAATTATGTGCGGATATAATTTGTATGATGAAAGATTAGAAAAAAGTAATATGCCTTTATGTAAAAAAGAAGGAGGAACGATTATACTATCAGATGAAGAAATAGAAATTCTTCAATTAGAATTAAGGGAATCTTATAAAGCTTTTAAACAATTTGATAAGGATAATAAATAATATTATGAGTCTAACAAATCAAAGTTATGATGATATTCCAAAAGTTATATGTAAAGAAATAGGAATACTTATTCGTGCTACTGAGTTATTAGCACAAGTACACAATGAAATTTCCGGGCCGAGGGGCCTTTCGGGAGGAACAATTATTTCAAAAAAAACATCTAAAGAAATTGAAAAATATTTTCAAGAACATATATTCGATTAAACTAATTTACAAAATCTAATATTGAATACTTGAGATATTCTATTAATGATACTTTCTTGATTCAATAAACGTTCAGTTTCAGGTATAAACTATAATTCTGTATGTGAAGATTTTATAGAATGATATTCGCCCGGAAATTTTCTATAATAATGTAATTTAATAATTGAGTCTATTTCTTTGCTCATAAACCCATAAGTATCATAGTCTGTAACATAATCAATCTTTAAATCATAGAAAATACTACCTAAATTACCTTTATTAATTTTTAATATATGAGGTATAATAAAGAATTTTATCTTTGGTAATTCTACACCGGTAGTATTTTCAGTTTTAACAAGCATCGTTCGTATATCTACAAACTGATTATTATATAATACCCTGCCGTTAAAATATTGATCAGGGTATGTTATTAATAAAACAGGAATAGTATTTGAGTCAGTTATATTATTAGCATCTTCAATATTTATTATAAATTTATATTTAATATTAGTAATTACAGTAGAATCAAATGAATCCCCGTTCTACATTATAGAAGTAGAATCTTCGTGAATGCCATCAATTAAATATTTTTTTAAATCGTTTACGATTACTTTATATTCGTCTATCATTTAACAGCCTGATTTTTTTATTAAAAAATAAAATTATAAAATACATTCTTTTTTCTTTTAAATTTCTTTAACTATTCATCTTTAAACGTATTCATTTGTTTAGCAAAATTAGGGTCATTAAAATTGTTAGCTAATGATTTTAAACTATCAGAATAATTGGATAGATCATTATCAAATGAAACACTTAATCCTGATAACGACACTTCTTTAATTTTACTAAGTTCATCATTTGTCATATCGCTATTAATGGTATCATATACCAAATTGAATATCTTTTCATTGATATCCATATATTTACCATATTGACTATTAATAATAAACTCTATAAATTTATAAAAAGTATACGGCTTTAATACGCTAAAAATGTATTCCACTATATTGTTAGGGTCTAATACTCTATTTGACGTATAAACGACCATAGAATCCTTTTGAATATTTATATACTCACCTGTGCTATCTGTTAAAATCATAGGCCTAGAGGGTACATAATATGACGACATGCTATTAATATATTGGCTTGTCATCTGTATAGAAAATATTTCATCTACAGATACAAATAAATCAGAAGTATTATAAATATTTTTTATAAATGACGAAGATACAACTGACAATTTTTTAACCGGTATCATTAATTTAACTTCTAAAAAATTTTCATCTAATGAATCAAGGTATAATTTATAATTAGTTAAAGAATCTAACTTATATACTCTTGTATTTACTGCTGGAAAATCGTTAGAAAAGTTAGATAATATAAATGCCATTACTGTATTGATATCAGTAATTGATAATGAAGACATAATTGTCCCGAACTGTAACGAGATTTCATCTTTAATATCATTTAATGTTTTGCTCATATTATTATTTCCAATATTATTTTATTATATTAATTCAAATTTATTCTATATATCAATGCTATTAATTAATATAATAAATGTTTATAGGGAAATAAATGAAAACCTCAAGATATGACAACGCCACGTATTCATTAATAAGAAAGTTATTATTATTACAAAAAAATAAACCTAGAAATTTTACACCTATGGATGAAAGATTTCTAAAATTATTAATAAATGGAAAGATTGATTATGAATAGATAAAAAGAGAAAAAGAAAAATGTAAAACTGATATCAATTATTTTATTAATACTTTTATTTATGTAAAAAATAAATTTCAAAATATAGACGAAATTCCTGAAATTTTAAAAGATAAAGTAGAAGATGATAAAATTAAATTCGTAATGTATGACATTCAACGAAAACTTGTTGATGCAATTATGAATGATGACAAAGTCATTTCTACTAAATCAAGACAGATAGGATTTACGACTACTAGTTTAGCATGCGCATTATAGCTTATTACTTTTAATAATAATAAAACGGTATTGTTGTTTTCTAAAAGTGAAAAAGACGCAAAAGATACTTTAGCGGAATTAAAATTTATGTATAATCAATTACCATTTTTTTTAAGGCGAGCCATTGATAAAAATAATGAAAAGGAATTGATATTAGGTAATAAATTAAATAGTTCAAAAATCATAGTACAAACTACCGGTAAATCAAGTGGTAGATCTCATGCTGCAACTTAGATTCTATTTGATGAAGCTGATTATATTCAAGGCATATCTGATATATATAGAGCCTCGGCCCCTGCCATTTCGGCAACTAAAGGAAAATTTATAGTTCTTTCTACGCCTAATTTATATGGATCGTAGTTTCATAAAATGGTTCAAGGTTCAAAAAATAAAAGGAATGGATTTACTTTAATTGAAGGGCATTAGCATACTATACCTTAGAGAACAAAAGAATAGTACGCTGAACAATGTGCAATGTTAAATCATGATAAAAAATCAATAGCGACAGAGCTTGATATGAAATAGATATTGCCCTTTGATACTTATTTTGATGATAAAAAATTATTAATAATCAAAGGTATTAAGCCAACAGAAATTATTTGCGGAATAGTTAATCAGTATCATAAACCAAAAAAAGATAATATATATATAATTTCTGTTGATTGTCAAGAGGAAGGTTCGCATAATAATGCGATAATTGTATATGATATCAATGAAAAAATAATTGTTGCCGAAGTTGCAACTAAAATGAATATATATGAAACGTTATTAGAATTATCAACGTTATATAATAATGCTAGAATAATTATTGAAAGAAATAGAGGATTTTATTTAATAAAAAAATTTGAAGAAAATGATTTAGAAGAATTACTATTACCTAATATTAAATATTTATCTAAAACAGATAAATTTGAATTCGATATAGACGATAGAGGAAGGCCTAATAAATTAGGATTCGTAACAACAAAGCATACAAGAAATAAATTATTAATACATCTATCATCTTATATATATAAAACAAGAACCTTGCCAATTCCTATACTAGAAGAAGCCAGAACTTTTATTATTAAAAGAGGAAGGCCAATAGGAATAGTTAGTGACGACTTATTGATCAGTACAGGAATAGTTATATTAACGGCTTATGTTATTAATGATTCTAAAAATAATACTTCTTCAAATAAAAAATTAAAATACTTAATTGATAATTATTAGGGAAAGTCATTAAATTTAAAAAATAAAAGTGTAACTCATAAAGAAAAAATTAAAAAACAAATAAATAAATTAAAAAGATCTTTAATGAGTTCTTCTAGTACAAATTCATATAATACTTTTATTCAAATAGAAGAATTGAAAAAAATGAATCATACTAATAATTCTAAAATAGGAAAAATTCAATCAATGTTTTTCTGATAATAATACCGGAAAAAATCCGGTATTATTATTTATCAATCTTATTTATCCAACAGCAATTATACCAAAAAAATTCATTAGATGGTAGTTGTATTTTAACATCTCTATTTACATATCTTTTATTTATAATCGTTCCTGTTTTATTTTTATTAACATCAGGGTAATCTATAACATATTGTTTACCCACAATAATATCATCAAAATACATAGTTATAACCTCTCTAATAATTTATTTAAACAATCGATAATATATCTTGGAATATTTATATTAACGTTTTAAAATAATTTACTCTTTTATTGAACAGAGTCTCGCCAAATATTTTTCCTGTTCCTTTATACCCTTCAGCTATAAGAGCTTTGCCGGTTACATCATTAATAGTTTGTAAATAATGTTTAAAATATACACACCTTTCTTTATGACCCTGCATAGCTTCTTCAATATCTCCACCTTCCCTAAATGCTGAATCTATAAAAGATATCCTTGAAACATGTATAAAATCTTTATTTAAGTTATGTAGGAATCTAAAACATTTACCTATTCTCATTTCATACATTCGTTTAATTACCATATGAAATTGAGAACTTTTAATAGTTAGATTCTTTAATTTAGTAGGAATCTTTAACCGATTACAAAAGTTCTCAATTTCAATAATTCCCAATTTATCATGACCGTGATGTTTAGGATGCATATTATTATCTGTAACACCCTTTCCGAAATCATGACATAATATCGATAGTTTATCTTCAATAGTATTATTTCCATGATATAATAAATTTAGAGTATGATTTAAAGATGTTCCATCGTGCATATCCTTTACATTCAATGCAGCAACTTCCGGCATAAATTTTTTTAATAAATTTATATCGTTTAAATGCCTAAAAAATTTATCAGGAGAATTAGATAACAATGCCTTTTCTGTTTCTTTCCATACCCTTTCATAAGATATTTCATTTAATTCATTATCATTAGTCATAGATAATAATAATTTAAATAAACTATCAGAAATATTAAAATTTAACTGCGAAGCAAACCTGCATGCTCTGAAAATTCTTAAATAATCATCTTTAAAATAATTGCTCACATTTCGTAATGTTTTATTTTTTATATCCGATATTCCATTATAAGGATCAATAATTTCTTCTGTTAATATATTGATAGCAATAGCATTGATTGTTAAATCTCTACGAAATAAATCTTCTTCTATTGTTACTTTATTTGTATAAAAATAAAACCCTGTATGACCTGTTCCATGTTTAAATTCTTTTCTTGCCAATGCAACTTCACATGCTTCATTATTAATATTTATAATAAATACAGGAAAAGAAGTACCAACAACTTTTTCAAAGGGAATATTTTTGAAATCTACTCCGGTAATGACATAATCTCTATCATTAGATTTTCTATTCAGAAATTTATCTCTAACATATCCACCTGTTATATATAAAGTACCTTCTAAATTCTTAATATAGTTAGCAAATTCAAGTTCAGAGTTAAATTTTATAGCCGTCATAATATAATTGCTCCATTAGTATTTAAGATTTTTTAATAATACAATATAATTTAAATTTTGTCAATGTTTATTTTTAGCTTGACAAAATTTGAATCTTATATTATATTTATACTATATAAATAATTGAATATATAATAAATAATATGAAAAAGTATATACAGTATTATATTAATACGACTTTAAACCGAAGAGATAAATTAATAATTCAATCTATTTATAATAAAATAGGAATAAATATTAAAGGTGATATTTATAAATATATCAATAGATTAAAAATTATAGAAGGCGTTCAGCCTAATCATAGCTATAAAATATATTCATTTGATAACATTGATATAATATTAATAGAAGAACCTGATTTTAATATTATAAAAAAGGAATTAAATGAATATATTAATATAGAATATAAATATATTCTATTATAATAGAATATCAACCAACAATTAAATGGATAATTAAAATGAACAAAAAAGAACAATTTACAAAGATGGGGAAGCGTTCTCTTATCGGTATTGCATGTATAGCTGCAATTGGTATAGGATTGTATACTTTTAATGAGGCGGCAAATACTAGAATATTCAGCGAAAAACGAGCAAAGAAAAATGCTCAACGGTTTGTGGATACTCATAAAATTAATGTCAAAAGATTGACTTGTGCAGGTGATACAGTTGATCCTAAATATAAAGCTAGAGATGGTTATGGATCTTGTGCATTAGTTACTAATGAAGGTGAAAAAATTATGCTTCAATGTCCTGCTGATTTTTTTGAAAATTTATTAGGAGCAAGAAGTTGTAAAGAGTATTTTATTACTTTAAATTTTACATCATCAAATTCCGACCCTGCTCCTACTGAATAATTTAATTCTAAGAATGTAAATCTAGCGCAGCCCGATTACGATGGAGCGACTTTTACGCTGCTTGCATCATGAATTTTCAGGCAACTCGCAGAAGAGAAATACTCACTAACATTAATATACATGAGGCGAATATGTCAAAAGAAGAAATTAATAAACCTACAAATGCGTTCTATAATATATTATTTAATGCATTACATTCCGAAGATTTAAATTCATGTATAACATGTGATAAATTTAATACATGTTCCTATACGCAGAATTATTTGGATTATTGTATTGAATATAAATACTATATGCCGAAAAATAATAAACCTCCTATACAAAAACCAAGATTAATTAAAAGCGTATATGCAAAGAAAGGCTGTAGGAATAGAGCTATAAAAATTGAATGCATAGGTGAAAATGCAATTAACTTTATCACTGAATATATCGGTAAATATGGCAAGCTGATAACTCATTCGGTACCGGAACCTAATTATAATAATATTAAATACTATACATTAATTGTATCAAATCTATATCATATGAATGATGTATTAAAATATACATTATCTTATACTGATTGATATATTTCAATCTATAGAAGTTTTAAAAAAGCGATAGGAAGGGATTGATTCTCTTCCTATCGCTTTTTTTTATAATTAATTATTAATAATACAATAAAAAGGAAATGAAATGAAACATAACATTTTTAATATTATTAAATATCCAGATAAAAAAGAATCTGCGAAAGCATTTGATAATAGCGCCTTATTAAATAATGTAAAAATGTAGGAAACTCATACTCATTTTTACATTAGCAATTTTCCCGGAACCTTCGGAAATGTGCAAAATAAAAATAATAGAATATATGATTAGAATACATTGACTTATGCAGCTAATTAGTTCAATGATATAAAAGAAAAAAATCCGTATTTTTGTTATATATTTGATGGTCATAAAGATGATGATAGCTATGAATTTATTGCAGGAAGAGTATTGCAATTAAAAATAGATCATAGAAATAAATGCATTTTAATGGATTTAAAATTAAATAAAGGGGCAAAATCGTAGCCAGCTATCAAAAATATTATAGAAGATGGTGACCCGGTAGGGGCTAGTATGAGAATTATAACGCCTAACGTTATAACTTCATCAAAAGAAGAATTAAAAAATATAAATAATAACATTACATTTTTAGAAGATGATAATAGAAACATTGCTAAATTAATGAGCAATGACAGTGAAATAGAATATATTACAGGGGAGGCGTTTATATAGAGATTCGATATTACTTGGTTTCCGTCTTTTAATTATTCTTTTGTAAATAAACCTTATAAATTTGACCCGATTTATAATAAAAATGAATCTTTAAATTTTAATAATATTAACGATAAATTCAAAGATATTAAAACTGCCGCAACTAACTTTTCATCAGATGTAATATGTAGTACAAATTCTTGTGAATTCAGAAAGCAAATAAAAAATTTTGTTGATTTAATAAATATAGACAATTCTATAAATAATATTAATAATAAAAATTTATATGAAAGTATGTTAAATTTTTCATATATCAACCTTGATTAGTTTGATTTTAGTAATATAAAAGATGCGGAATATTTAAAAGATGCTTTAGAAGAAAATAATTATACTGATATTAATATTTATAAAGAAGTAATATCAAATATTATAGAAAATAACATTATAAATTATATTATAGAAAAAAGTGTTTTTGATGTCGATATAATTAATAAACTACTAATTAATACAATAAACGAAATAGTTGATGAAGATAATATATTTTATCAATTAATAACTTTAAATTATTTACATTTTACAATATTATCCACTATATTACTTTCAACAAAAAATAATGATAAAGTTGATAATATAAATAATTTAGTTGATGTTATAGCAACTAATATAACAAAGAATGATACTATTGATAGTTTTGTTTTTAAATTATATAATGATTTAAAAAAAGAAATTAATTTATATGATTATATAAATTATATATTTATGTATCTATATAAATATATTAATAATTATGGTGATAAAATATCACCATTATTAATTATAAACGAAGCTGTAAAATTATTTACAATTAATAAATCATTGACTATAACAAAATATATTAATAAATAAAAAATCTAATTAATATAACAAATACATGTTATTAAAAGGGTATAATTATATGAGTAAATTACTTACTGTATTAATTAAAAAATTAAATAGTGTTAAAGAATCTTCACAAGATGTCACTCTTGATTTTTCCGAAAATAAAGAGGCGGTGTACGAGGATTTGTTAATACCTTTAATGAATTTAACTAAATCATCTGATTTAACGCAATTGCATGATAGTTTAAATGTTATCATTAATGATCCTCAAGATTCTGAAAAATTTACAGAAATCGGAGATTTATTGGTCAACTATCTTATGGAAGATAATAAAGACGATGATAATGGAGATTTATATGAAGAATTTGATAATCTCATGTTAAATTGCATGGCAATATTTAATAGTTTAAAAAAAGCTATTGTCGAGAAAAATATTACAACTATGAATGAAGAATTAACAACTTATATCAATTCTAAATTTAAAGTTGACCATGATGATGATGATACAATAAATGATCTTGAAAATGATGATAGTTCAATTGATTCAAAAGAAAATAAAAATAAATTGAAAACCAATGACGATGTCGCTGAATCTATAAAAATTATTTCGCCAAAAGATGAAACTGATGATGAAGCTTAGGGGGAAATAAATAAAATAGAATTAAAAAATACTCTTATGGATCAATTAGAAGGATCAAAAGGAGAAAAAGAAAAAAATACCATAAAAGAAGTAATAGATGAAACTTTTGCATTAGTGACATCTTATGAAAAAACTGGCGATTAGAAATAGCCTCATCATGTTATTAAAGATGAAAAATTAATTCTTAATGTCAACGGTTTAAAAACAGCGGCATTATTTTTATTAAAACATAACACTTCCAGAAATTTATCATCCGATGAACGAATTGAAATTGCAACCCATCTCAGTCGGCATTATGATGAATTGGAATTAGAAAAACCTGAACGATTAATTAAAATAGCGGATGATTCTGAAAGTATTATAACTGTTAAAGTACAAGAAGATGAATTAAAAGAATATGCTGAAAATTTTAATACTAATGTCGAAAATGTTTCAATTTATATTGGATTATTCGAAGCATTAATTACTGATTTAGTAAATAGCGGAATTATAGATATTAAAGACAAGGCGGAAGATTTTGATGAATCTTTAATATCTGTTCAGCTTTCAAAAGAACAAGTTGAAGAATTTTTAAATTATTTTGACATTATGTCTGATGATATTTTAAATATTTTATCAAATAATTTAAGTTCTATGTCTTATAAAAAGACTGATATTGATTTAAAAAATAAATTGTTAAAATCGGAAAGTATTATAACTGAATTGCAACAAACAATTATTGAATTGACCGAACAGAATAAAAAGAGTGAAACTGATTTAAATAAAGCGACAAATTCCAATTATGATAAAAATTTAGTTGATAATAAATTTGAAGTCATAATTAATTTTGTCAAGTCTTCAGATATTAAAGATGAAACATTAATCCAGTTTATAAATAATATTATTGAAGCCGAATCTAAAAAGGATATAGGATATCTCACTAAACTTGGTAAATCATTTATGAAATCAAAGATATCTGATAGTACTCAGTTTATAAAAAAGTCTAAAGTAATAAATAGATTTTCTAATAATGAATTAGACGAATTATTAGATTTTGTAGGAGATGGAAAAACTGAATCTGCTGATTCTATTATTGACAATGATAGAATCAATAGATTGGCAGAATATTTATAATAAAAACTTAATTAATTAATATAATAACAAGAAATATAAAGGTAACATATATATGTCTAAATTAATCGATATTTCTAAAATTCCACTTGATAAAAAAGAAAGTTTGGAAATTGCAGGATTTACTTCTAAGGCAAGAGAAAGGTACAAATTGGCACCGGCTAAATCAGATAATTTAAGTATTATGCTAGGGAATATATATAAATATTTTAAAGTATTTAATGAATCTAATGCGGCAACAGTATCATCTGACATTGAACCATTTAGAGATTTAGCCATCCTAGCGACTACTAAATTTTATACACAAAACATATTAGATCAAATTTGTTCAGTGCAAACAAGTGATTCTCCTTATGGATTGATTACATATGTTGATTTTCAATATGCAGATGACCATGCACCTGATACAATTGTTGCAGGTGATAGCATAGCCAGAAGAAGTAGAACTTATGGCGATCATCCGGGCGAACAAACATTATCCAGAAGAATTAAAACGAAGATTGAACAAAAACCTATTACTGCCGGTGTTCGGTCTATTGAAGCATCTTATTCTCTTGAATCATTTTTAGCATTAAGCTCTGTCCAAGGGCAAGCAGGAGCAAAGCAGTTTCTTGATAGAACTTACTTAGATGTAATTGCTAATAAGTTAAGAGATGAAGCAGAATTTGCCGTTGTTGATGCTATGTATTCAAGCGTTTTACCTGCTCATACATTTACATTTGCGCACGATACGACCGTTTGCGAAGAAGAAGAATGTCAAGCAAGACGATTCTTGGATAAAATTGAAGAGTCTGCTCAAAGTGTGTATGATAATAGAAAAGTATGGCCTAATGTTGTAATTGTCGGCTCTGATGCTCTTAAATTAATCAGAAGAGGAGATACTAAGATAATTAATAATTATAAAGCAGGCACTGGAGTACCTTCTTCTGTCGCCCGAAATTATTTAGGCGTTTTAGATGATAGATATGGACTATTATATGATCCAGAATTAACAGGGGCTATTTTAACTTAGAAAGATAATAGTACAGATTATGGAGGGTCAGTAGTTTACACTTCCGTTGTTCCAGTTGCTATTACCCCGGCTATTACTGAAAGAGATTTGGCGACTTATAGAGTAATTTATACAGTTGATTCAGTAGATGTAATTCATCCTGAAATTATGGCGAGAATTGATATTGTTTAATAATTATATCTGAAAGGAATACTAAAGGAGGGTTGATTTATTCGCCCTCCTTTTATTTTAGATATACTTATTTTCTTTTAAATAATTTATTATATGAGTATTGCATTCATTTAAAGTTAAGGTCTTAGTATTTAATTTAATATCAAACTTTAATGATGGTTCAAATTTTTGAGAGATGCCAGTAAAATTTTTTATATTTGTATTATATAATTTTTTAGGATTTCTTTTAATGCACGTTTCAATATCACAGTCAAGATATATTTCAATAATATTATCAAAGTTATTTCTAAGAATATTTCTTATATTTTCTGTCGGTGTTATAAAAGATATAATAATATTTTGATTACTTTTTAATAGCAACTTTGTTACTTCTTTTAATCTTCTAATGTTTTCTGTTCTATCAATTAAAGAATATTCTAAATCTGAAGATACCCCTTTTCTAAATTCATCTCCATCTAATTTAATTAAATTAGGCAGTGTATCATTTAAATTATCATATAAATAATTTGCAATGGTAGTTTTCCCAGAACCAGACAATCCGGTTAAAAATATAATAAAATTTTTTTTCATAATTAGCGTTTTGTCAATAATATATCATATCGACCATCGACATTATTAAAATTAAGATTACATTTTTGTTTATATTGTGATATTTTTTTATTAATATCATTCATATACTCTATAACTTCTATTTTCATAATTTTTTGATCCTGATATCTATTTTCATAACTCTATAAAATATAAGTATAGCTATCTATTATAGATTTACAATAATTAATATCAACCATATGAATTTCTAAATTACTAACATCATAACTTTTGTTATTCATATCAACGCTATATAATATATTCGGCTAACTTAAAAAAATAATTAATAATAAACAATATAATAATTCTTTATTCATTTAATATACCTACTATTTAAATCTGTTAATTCGGTTTCCAACTAACGTAGTTCTCTTTTTATAGATATAGGCATTTCATCATTTTCTGAATATTTGTCACGTAAAGACTATATTCTTTCTTGTATATTTCTAATTTTATATAAACTAGCAATAGCATTACATTTTTCTCCGATTTCCATTATCTGGCGTTCTAATAAAATCATCTCTGTTTTTTTTACAAATGATCTATTATAATTTATTAAATAACCGATAGCGGTAAACGTAAATAGTGTAATTGTAATATAAGATGCAATTTTACCACTATTCATTATATATAACCTTTAGATTTATATAATTAATTATATAAAATTATTATATTTATTCTTTTGAATAAATGCTGCTTGTAGTTCCTAATTTACGATACAGTGGTTGAAAATCATCTTTACTACAAGCAGCATTCTATTCAGACGTGCTATCAGTATCACCTACATATATAGGGATATCAAATAATGTCAATGTCGTGCTATCCTAATTACTACTATCTCCATAATAAAACATTTTATTACCCTTTAATGAACTGTTTCACTTTCAACAGATATATACATATTATGAAACCAATTTAATAACTCATTTATAAATGATTTTTCTGTTTTTATCTTCTGTAATAATGCTATTGCAATGTTTGAAGCTAGTAAATTTTTATTTGATATAGCAGTTGGAATAATAATTTTACTGTCAACTTTTGTGTCTGTTACTGGTTCAAAAATTACAACCGATGCATTTTTATTAATTATTAAATATACTTCATCGTCTTTCAACTTAACTGTTTCTTGCATGATTTAAATATCCTATTTTTAAATTAATTAGTTATTACTTAAAATATAATATTGCGAGGGGTCTATGAATAAAGAAAAATTAATAAAAATGCGTATTGCTTTAAAAAAATGGCTAGGAAATCCACAAAATAAAAACAACCACATTGAAAAATTAAAAATTCTAAATAAATTAAATAGTATAAAATTAGAACTAAGAAGGATGGGGTATAATAAACGAGCGGGAATCAAAGAAAAAAATATTCCTAAATCTAATAATGAATTTCATGAGCATATAGATGAATATAGATATTATTCTATTTTAAAAAGATTAAATGATCAATATATTAAGTGCAATTGTAAATTTAATCTTAATGATAAAGTTGCTACTACTGATGATAGAATTGGATTTATAAACAATATTATCGTTTATCCTGATAAAGTAACTAGAGACCAGTCAGGTATATATTTAATATTAAATATGTGCAAAACTGATGGAACAAAAGCAAAAAAATTACTTAGACGATCAAGATTAGATAATAAAGGTTTTCCGATTGAAGAAATAAATCTTTATATAACTTAATATTTTTAGTATATTATGAACCAAAGGTTAAATAAAGTGCTATACCAATATATCTTTCTAAAACCTTTTTTACATAATAACTACTACCATTAACATACTCATTCAAACCTGCGGGCAAATTTCCTTCCTTTTTAGTATAATAGGTAATAACATGATTTCCTGCTGTTATGTTATTACCTATTTTTTTTAGATCATTTATATTATTTATATTATATATTTTTTTTAGTTCCGGCAACCATAGCGGCATTACTTGAGTTAATCCCACCGCACCTTTTGATGAAACTGCATCTTTATCAAAATTTGATTCAACTGATGTAATAGCCAGCATTAACCAAGGGTCATTGGTATTTTTATAAACGGCTTTAATTATATTATCAATATCTGCTTTCGTTGCACTTCTTTTAGCATAAAATTTGCACCATTTAAATAATAATTGTTTTTGTTTGCGAGAAAGTTTAGTATTTTTAGCAACCTTTAATTTTATCTCATTCGGTTTATAAACAGGTATAATATCTATTGGTTTATAATAAATATTATAACATAATAATGACGTTAATATAACTGTTAGCATAATATTAATATTGAGTTGATATTAATCTTGTATCATTAAAAATTAATAATTCTTCTAATGAATAATTAGAAATGGACGTTTTTAAAGTTGAATCTTCTTCCAATTTATCTGCCTTATATTCATTAAATTCATTATATAATAAATTTAATGAATCAATATTATTTAAAGTTATCAAAACTATTCCATTAGTTGTATCTTCTGATGCTTTAAAATCTAAAGGAAAAGTTATGGTATCTTTTAATAAATATAAATTAGTTAAATTACTTTGCTAAAATATTGTAGACTATATTTTAATATTAGGATATAAACTAAATGTAAATCCATAATAAATTATTGCAGTTGTAATAGCTGATATCATTTCTGCAATTTCATGTCTTAATAAATTAATAGATGCAGTGGTCAAATCTCCCTAACTAGGTTTAGTTCTTGTATCATCCTATGCTATATTTGTATATTCTGTAATGGTTTTAAACATACCTGAATATAAAGGATTGGGGCATAATGAATCTAATCCTTTAGATGGATAATAGTAAAAATTATTGATCATTCAATTCCCCTATTTTGTTAATAATAAATTTTGTGCCTCGTAAATCTATTTTACAACTTTTTATAGATTTTATTTGTAAATAAAGTTCATCATTAGCATTACAACAAATAGGTAATGAATCCTTAATAGTTCCACAAGTATATTTTTCTTTATTTCTAATGTTTCGTATATTATACTTAACTTTTTCTAAATAGCAAGTTAATAATGTTCCATTGATAATATTATTATTTTGTTTTATTTGTGTATAACAAATATTTTTTTCATTCAATAAATTATATACTAACATATTATATGATATATAATATTTACCTGAATGTAAAATTTTAATTTTACCGATTATACTATCATATTCAAAATAATTAGTATTGTCAAGATTTATTTCAAAATTATTTAAATTATTCTATTTAAAAGATGATAGTATATAATCATCTTTTAAATATCCATATAATATATAATTATTCTAAATATCCATTTCTTCTTTTAATTTATACTATTGGGCGCTTTTTCTCACATAAGCTTTAAAATCATTAGGAGCATCACGTAAAGAAACGCAATATTTTGATTCTAATGTTAAATGATCAAGTGAATCGGGTTTATTTAATATTACATTATCATAAATAACTCTTATAGAATCATTTATAATCAATGTTCTTAATTCTTCAGAGTCATATATATCCGATATTGTACAATAATTTGTTAAATCTATAGTACTGTCAACTGATATATATAGCCCAATATCATCTATAAATATATCAGTTGAATCAGTATTAGTTATCTAAATATTCATGTATCAGATAGATCCTCCTGTTTTTGATAAAAATAATACAACGACCGGATTTTCAATATCTGAACCATCTGCGTATACTTCTATATTATCACCTTCGGAAAAATCTACATTTAATGTAGTATCCCTGTATGTAGTATCATTAATAATATTAATATCTACTATATTAGTAAATGATCCATTTTTTCTAATATAAATATTTGAATTAACTATATTCTTTGATGTCATTATAGAAATGCTTACTAAAGTATAATCTGCATCTAATAAAATTGATGATTTATTAGAATAAATTTCATTAACTTTTAAATATACTTTATCCGCTTTATCTTTTCTACTATAAATAAAATTTTGTCTCGAAGCTAACCATTTTTCTCTAACAGTATCTTTTCCATATACAATACCATCTACTATTGATATATCTTCTAATTCAGTGGCATTAGTTTCTAAATCTAAAATTCTATCATTTATATTAACATCACTTAGTTTTAACTATGAAGTTGTATCATATACATAATGAGATTTGAAATTATTACCGTCATCTTCAACAATAACGGCATTATTTTTTACAGGTACATGTACATTATCAAAATATAAACCATTCTAAATATATACTTTTTGGTCTGTCTACTACGTAGGTATTATTCTATCATTTATTTCTACATCAGCTAAAAATGCCTAATTAGTGCCATCATATTTATAATACTTTTCATCGGTTGTATTAGCAAATATGTCATTTATGTTTACAGAAGTAGGTTCAGTTGAATCAATGTCAATTACTATATATTTTACTGGTTCAATCTAAGGATTTTCTTTTACATTATCATAATGTATTGTAGAATCTCCTGCATTTTGTAATTCAGATTTAGTATAATGTTGATCTTTTACATTATAAACATTTTCTCTTGATAAATAATCTAATGCATTAGATATATTTAAATCAACTGAACCATTATTAAGTACTAACGATGTACCATCTGATATTAATGTTTTTAAATCATCACTATTACATAATTCCGCAAAAGTATATTGATTACTTAATACTATTGTAGCATCCGCTTCAATATAATACCCCATATCGTTTATTAAATACGGAGAACTTAATAAATTTTTTATAATTGTCGTCTATTCGCTCATAATTAAATACCTTAGTATATTTATTATATTAATTTAAAATAATTTTTAATAAAGGATAATCTATTCCTTTATTTGATTTAATAAATATTTTTAATTTTTTATTTTTATTTAATAATATCTAAATATCTTTTATATAATACTCCTTAACATTTTTAGATATTATAACATCATATATAATATCATTATCATTATATAAAAAAATTGTTGAATCCGATTTGGTATCCTTAGATAAAAATAAAATATCTTTTATATATACATCAGTATCTGATACAAATCCTATAATATTTGATGGAATTTCATTCTAATAGAAAAATCTATTCGATGTATTTATAGATTTTATATAATATATTAAAATATTATTATTATATAATGATGTTGTTGTATCTGTTATACTATAGTTATCTAAATTATATACTAACATTGCCACGCTCTTTTTATTTTATATCATGGTATAGCGAATATTCGCTATACCATGATATTTTTATTACAACTGTTTTATAATTTCTCCGGCCCATGACGGAACATTTACTTGTGCAAATTTTGAAGGGTAATTTTTCAATGTTGAAATAATATAAAGTTTGACCGCTTTATAATTCATATTAGTTTCATGGAGCACTGTCATAGAATTAACTTTATTTTCCATTCTTCCAGTAATAATTTTATGAGTAACACTTTTTATAAAGCGGTCATTTTTACTACAAAAAGCCACTGAATATAGAAGCTTATCGCCTTCAAAACGATACCCAATAGAAATGACACCGTTACGAGTTGTATCATTTTGATTTCCAAAATACATATATTTAATTTTGTCCATACTTTATCCTTATAAATTAATTAATATAATTAGCTATAATATTTTTTACTTGCCGCCCGTTTACGCTACCATTAGGAAAATGTTTTATAACTTTTCCAATAGCGGCCATAGGGTTAATTTTATCGAAGTCAATATTTTTTAAATATGAAATAATATCTTGTTCAGAAATTTGGACAGGAAGATATCCCATTAAAATATCCGTTTCAATATCAGCTTCAGATTGATCGGTGCAAGATTCTTTTAAAAATTTTAATGTTTTATTAATAACAGATATTATATAATCATCATCATAATTTTTATCTGACTTTCGTTGAATATCGAATATTAATACTCTTAATACTGATATTTTTATTTTATTTTTTAGTTTTAAAGCATTAGTTAAATCTACTTTAATTTTATTATATATCATATTTGATACCGGTTATGATAAAAGAAGACACATTCAGGTAATCGTAGAGGAATTTTTGATTGTTTGTATATATCACAATTTAATATTTTCTTAGCATGTTCCATTGATTTAAAAAATGAAATGTGTTGTTTTTGTTTACAATTGGGCTGTATTGGTATAGTGCCAAAAAATAAATCCGTTGAATATTTTTTACATTTTAATATCACCTCCGATGATTTATATAAATGCTCTATGACTTCAAATGCCATAATTATATCATACTTATTATTTAAATTATCTAAATAAATATTAATATCTTCATGTAAAAATCGTACATTATTTATAGAATATTTATTTTTTAAATAATTACATCTTTCTATTCTATTCTTTGAAAACTCTATTGATGTAATCTCGCAATTATATTTTTTTGCTATCAATAAATCTAATATACCATGACCACATCCTAAATTCAATATATTTTTTCCTTCTAAATCAATTTTAAACTTATCAAGAATAAATAAAAAATGAGTCTAATCTAATGAAGGAGAAATTTTATTACCCGTTTCAAATGAGTTTATACTTTGATTCAATAAATGAATATCATTTTCATATGTATATAGTAATTTTTCTTCTTCTATATATTTACATTTCATAATTCTTTTACTCCTTCTTCTTGCTCTTTTAGCATTTTCTGAAATTGTTTTTCTAATTCAATACAATTATAAACTGCATTTTCCGATTCTTCTATTCTAATTGTCCAATTATCTTTATCGTATCTTGTATAAAAAGAATAGCAACTTTCATCAGTTTCAATAAAATGTATTATAGCTTCAGTGATTTGTTCTATTATCATATTTATTCGATAATCCTTTATAATTTTTTATAAAATTAAACATTTTTAATTGGCGTTCCGTTCTTGTATCGCATGTATAATACTGTTCGCAATCTATACAAATGATATTTCCTAAATGAATGCAAGGATATTTTTCACTAAACATTTTATAACAATCAAATTCATCGTTATAGTTTTGCTCAAATAATGAATAATTAATCATTGGTTTATAATTTTTCGCAGCTATTAAATCTAGTGAATCATATTTAGGTAACCTATAAAATAATCTTAATAGATATGATAAAAAGCTCATATATTTCCTTTCGTTTTAAATTTTAATTTTCCGCAATCCCATACTCTATCATAACCATTATTCAAACAATTCCGATATTCTGTCAATTCAGGATTATATGTATTAAATTTTTTCTTCAATATCTTTTTTTGAAAACCTCTTTTATGAAGTAGATATGACTTGCCTCTAAAATAATAATAAGAAGGATCGACTTCATGAACAAATTTAAATCCATTTTTCAAATAAACCTTACCTTCAAAATATCGAAGGTCTGCGAAAGTATATATTGAATTAAAATTATAATTATTAATAAAACATTTCAATAACTTAGAAAAAGCGCCATGAACTAATGTATTCTTTTTATTAACAAATCTTGTCAATTCGTAATCTTCTTTGTTTTTTCTAAAAGATATTGCGCTAACTAATTGATCTTTATAATATAACCCAAAATGTTTACCTCCAAAAAATCCTTGAATATGATTATTATTAAAGAAATCTTTTGATATTTTAGAATTAATTATTTTTATTTTACATTTCCTTGCACCGATCTTTGTTTCATAAATATTTAATTTTGCGAGAATAATAGATTTTATTATTTCTTTTTTAAATATCCATTCTGGTTCAAAGATAGATAGTAGTTGATGTCCTTCTTTTTTACAACCTAAATATTTTTCTTGATGATATCTAATAGGATTTTTATTATTATTTTTTAATACTTGTTCGGAATGCCAGTAAATGCCGTTAAATTCAATTGCAAGTTTAAAAGAAGGTATCACTATATCTAACTCTTTTCCGTTCAAAATAGACCTATTAGACTGCTCGTAATCAATAGTTTTAGAATCAAGGAAAGCGCATATTTCTAATTCTGGTTTTGAAATATTTTTTGAACACATATTACAACCATTTCCTCTTAAATGACCTTCGGGGGTTTGTTTAAATATTCCATGGATTGGACAAATAATTTTTACATGTTTTTGAGAATGTATATATATAGTAACTGAATAATCATACTTATTATTATATATATTATTTGCCCTATGTATAAATTCTTCAATAGTTAATGTTTGATATTTTCCTCTTTTTTCTATTGAACACTTTTTACATCCTTGTAATTGATTCAAATGCGCATCTGGAGTTTGTTTAAATATTCCGTGAATTGAACAAATAATTTTTATCTTGGTTCTACAATTCTTATATTCTACTAATGAATAATCATACTTATTATTATGAACTTTACTAGCTCGTTCAATAAATTCCTGAATTGAAAATTTTTTATTATTAATTGAACACTTTTTACATCCTTGTAATTGATTCAAATGTGCATCTGGAGTTTGTTTAAATATTCCATGTTCAGAGCAAATAATTTTTATCTTGGTTCTACAATTCTTATATTCTACTAATGAATAATCATACTTATTATTATGAACTTTACTAGCCTTTTCAATGAATTCTTTTGTTGTTAATTTTTTCATTTATTATTCTTTTATATTTTCAACAATTTTACTAGAATTAATTGCCACATATCGAATCATAAATTGACAGTTCATTGTGATAGTGGTTGCAAGAATTATATTAAAAAGGCGGGAACGCCTAAATCCCAAATATCCATAAACACTATTAGCTATAATCTTATCAACCAATTGAGCAATATTTAAATTTAAAATCTCTGGATCATCCGAAAGTAACCCTTGTTCTTTTACTTTCTTCTTCATTTCTTTTTTAATTGACTGCCTATCAGAAATAGGAAATCTAATTAACTTACGGAAAAATGATTCTTTAATATGAGCAGGCAAAAACACCGCACCCGTTTCTGTCAATACTAATTCCTTTTCATACATCTTTTTAAATATCTCGATTATTTCAAAATGTTTAAATTTTTTAAATATATCATTTACAACATCATAAATTTCTACAACTAGGTTTTCGTTATCAGTTATGAAAGAAATAAAATTATCTCTTTCATATAAATACAATAGAGCTATATTTTCAGGAACTTGATACACCCAACTATCGCAACCATTATTCGTTGAATAAATACTAGAGGGGTACATACTACTTGCATCAAAGTCTATCACATTTAAATGAATACCTTTTGATGGTGTCTTGACATATGCTCCCGGATACTTATCATAATTCCAAATGAACGGAAACTGCCCCTTTGTTAATTTGATATTTTTTAAATCTACCGTTTCTAAATCCTTTTCAGTTAAATCATTGTATATATTATATTTTACTTCATTCAACTCTTCTTCATTTGTAAATAATGAAAAGGTTTTATTATCTTCTCTTAATCTTTGAATAAGTTCTAATCTACTATCATTTAAAAAATTCAAACGTCTATATATATTCCATATTTTTTGAGTATAAAAACTTTGAACTTTTATTGCGGATGTGACCATTAATTTATTTTTCTTTGCTTCTGTAGATATATATGCATCAAGGATATTATTAATTGAAAGCGTTGCCGCAGTAAACCCCCTTGTCATCATTTTTTGTTTAAATAAAATCTTAACAAATAATAATTTATCATCTATCAATTTATTTAAAATAACATCGCCTACATTATATGTAATAAAATTTATAGGATCTGTTAAATATTCCACATTTAAATTAGAAATTTCTATTTTTGCTGTAATATTATCTTCTTCTTTTTTTAAAATCTTTTTGGCAATTTTATTTAACGCATAAGATGGGTAATTGGTTCGGTCATAAAATTTTATTAATTGAATATAATCCAGACTTAATATTTTAGTAGTATAATATGTATAAGAATTCATACCAGTTTTACTATCTACAATATTTAATGTCTGATAAATTTCTCCAAATGAATCATTAAAAGCTCCTAATATTTTGATATGTTTACATCTATTATAAGTATACAATGTATCAAAATTTAAACTATTCCAACCCATCATTACGTCAAAATTTTTTATATATTTTAAAAATTCTATTATTAATTTTTTCTCATTATCAAATTTAAATATTTTATATTTATAACCTTCACCGAATTTTTCTTTTAATTTTTTATATAAACCTTCATCAAAATTTTTAATTTTATCATGATGTAAATTATTATATAAAAAATAAACATTTATGTTGTTTTTTTGTAAATCAATATGAGCAATAGAATTTATTTCATATTTTGCCTGCTCCGCTTCCGGGAATTCTTTATCATCATGTAAAACTTCAATATCAAATATTCCAATTTTAATATTATTTAAATAATCATTATCATATTGGAATATTTCTTGTTGTAAAAATTGAGTTTCGATTTTATAATCATCATATATATCAAATTGAAAAGATAATATAGATGGAAATTTATTTAATAATTTTAAATTCTTCTTTCCTTCATATGCACTCGTTAATCCTTTCTTTAACGAATTATAATTCCTATATGTTAACGTTAAATCCTTTACCTTTTCTTCTAACGGTAATGTATATCTTATTCGCTTTGTAAATTTAGATAGTTTTACTGTATATTTAGGATCATGTTTATGCCCTGTTATTTTTTTTGAATTACCATTACTATCTATTTCTTTAATTATATAATGTAAATTATTATCTTTATAAGAATAGTAGGCATCTATTGGGTAATATTTCTTTGTTTCTGTTGTCATAAAAATTGATTAATTTGTTAACATTTTAAATATGAGGTTAATAATGAAAATAACAGCGTTTTGTCCAGTTTGCAAAGAATAGATTGAGATGCCTAAAATAGGATGAAGTAAATTAAAAAAATACTTCTGCAAGGTTTGTAGAAAAGCATATCCTATTCATAGATTAAAGAAAAAATAATACTAAAAGTTTATTCCATGAGTTTTAAACTATAAAAAATTAAATCTCTTTGGACACTAATACCAACTACTTCCAAATCAACCGCTTCATATATTGATTTATTTATAATTACTAAATATCCATCATCTACTCTACATTTAGGTATAACATTTTGAAAGAATGTTTCAAATGTTTCATCGCATGCATTTCTAACGTAAATTTTATTACAATGATTTATTGTTTCTGACATTGTTATTTTTTCTCATAATAGAATACTAATTGATTTGGAAATCTTAAAGTGAAGTTATTAAATATTTTTACTTCTAATTGTGATTCAATTTCTTTTACTGTTTTGAATGCTGATAAATGTACATTATTTGGCTTATCTTGTAAAGGAATAGTTCCTATAAGTTTACCATTCTTATTTAATATTTTTTTTAATTGTATGATAGCATTTTCAGGATTTTTCAAATGTTCAATTATTTCAAATGCAATTATAGTATCAAATTTATTTTCTTTATATGAGCTATTATCAAGAAAATAATTTACATCCATATTTAAAGCTATTAAATTGGTATGATTTTTACTTTTTTCTATTAACTTATCTATTCGGTTTTTTGAATAATCTATTGCAACTAAACTATTCATAACAAACTTATTTAATAGAAATAAGGAAGTTTCCCCTGTTCCGCAGCCAAAATCTAAAACATTAGAATTTTTATTGAAATCTATATTAAAATAAGCTATAATTTCTTTAAATGTTTTTAATGTCATAGATGCATTTAAAAATTTACGTTTATCAAAATATGTTACATTGTTTTGATAATGACTTAATGCGTTTTTCTCCGTTTCATATTTACAATTCATATAGTCTTAACCTTATTTTATTTGTTTTAAAGTTATTTTATTAAAGGGATTCTTAAAAATTGTAACTTTTTTATTTGTAATTAAATCAATAAAACTTATTATTTCCATTGATTTATATCTTCTCTGCAATTTTTTATTATTTGTTTCGAAATAAAATTTCTTATTATTGAAAATGCATTCAATTTTCATAAATTAATATTATTAAAAGTAAAAGGTAAATTTTAATGCCAAAATATAATAACAATACTCCAGCATCGCAAGGTAATGAATATTTAAAAGTTCCGCCACATACAAAAGATTTTGAAAGTATTTATTTTTATAACATAAATCATGTTAATATATCAGATGAGCCTCCGTATTATAATCCTATATTATATAAAGATATAATAAATTTTTCATCCATAAATAATTTTCAAGTAAATTTAACAGATAATATGATAGGTCAAAACACTTTTCTTTTTATTCAAGTAAATTCAAAAAATTCTACATCATTGACAGATGTAGAAATAATTTTTAATGATATTAATAATTTACCATCATTACCAATATCAAATTCTGTATTTACTATTAATAATAATCATAGAATAAAAAAAATTTTTATTAATACTAAAAATTGTAATGGCGAAATTATCATTTTAGTAACGGATAAATTTATACCTTCTTTTCCGTCAATGTCTTATGACTATAAACCATAAAAAATTTAATGTCAAGATTATAAAATATCTTGACATTAAATTAATCATATGATAAAATTATTAATAACCAATCAAGGATATATTATGAGAATAAATAATAATAAAAATTTATATATGAAAACTGATAACATTAATAAGTGTTATATAGGATTTCATGAGAACAATGAAACAACTAATGATATAATATTACATAATAATATACTAAGTTTATATATAAATTATATAAAAAATAAAAAATTATTATCATTAAAATATTTTAAAATATTATTACCATTATATTATAAATTTACATTTAATAAAACTATAATTTATAAAAATATAAATTATGATATTACATTAAAAGAAAATTTAATTACTCTATTAAATGATTATTCAGTTATTCAATTATATAAAATTATGTTATATTATATTAACGATGATGATATAGATATTAAACAATTAACGGCAATGTTTTATTCAACTTTGTATTACATTAATAAGGAGATAAGTACAGATAATGGAATTAACTAAAAATCAAAAAGGTATTATTGAAAGCGCGAAGGAAAATGGATTTATTAAAATTAATGCATTCGCTGGAACAGGAAAAACTACAGTATTAGAATATTTAACAAAGACTTACAGTAATCAAAAATTTTTATATTTAGTATTCAATAAAAATATGGCAAATGAAGCTAAAAAGAAATTTCCAGATAATACTCATGTTTATACTATAAATGGTTTAGCTTATAGATTCTCTCGATATGAACTTAATTTCGTAACTGTAAAAAATGGATATAGAGTTATTGAAATAAAAAATTATCTTAATATTACAAAATATGACATTGCATTAATAACAATAAATATATTTAATTCATTTTGTAATTCTGCTTTCAAAGATATAAATAAAAAAGTTGTATTGGATCTTATCAATACTAATGATGAAATGAAATTAGTATTCGCAAGAAATAAACAACATATCGATGATATAGTTAAACATATTTTAACTATATGGAATAATATGTTTAATTCGGAATTAGAAATAACTCATAATTTTTATTTAAAATATTTTCATATTAATATTGATAGAATGAAAGATTTTATAAATTATGATTTTATTCTATTAGATGAAGCGCAGGATACTAATGATATTACATTGGATATATTTAATAATTTAAATGGTAAAAAAGTTTTAGTCGGAGACAAGCATCAAGCTATTTATGGCTGGCGGGGAGCTGTCAATGCTATGACAAAACTAAATGATAGTAATGTTAGAGAGTTATATCTTACAGAAACTTTTAGATTTAATAATAATATAGCAACCAAAGCAAATTTTTTACTTAACGACTTATTAGGCGAAAACAAAAAAATTATTTCATATTACCCTGATAAAGATAATCAAATAAAATCAAGATGTTGTATAACTAGAACTAATGCCGGTGTCATTAAGGTATTCAGTAAAAATTATAATAAAGGTAAAATAATAAAAACTATTAGAAATCCTGACGATATATTTAAATTGCCATTATCTTTATATTATTTTTTAAAAAATAAAACTAAATATAGAAATGAAATAAAAGTAAAATGGCTTTATAATTTTAGATCAAGAGATGATATAAAAAAATATGCTCAAAGTATTAATGATATTGAACTTTTAACTTCTTTAAGTATTGTAGAAGAATTTTGGGAAGATTTAATTGATATTTATAAAAATGCAAAAGCATTTAGAAGAAAACGAAAAGTGGATTTATTTATCACAACAGCGCATACGTGTAAAGGTTTAGAATGGGATCATGTGACAATTTATAATGACTTTCCTAATATATTACAAAAAATATCAACTGTGACCGAAGATATAGATCATTTCAAAATGATAATATCAAATTTAAATGATAATAGAAATAGTTTTGCTATTCAAAAAATAATTGAAGAAATAAATTTATATTATGTAGCAGTAACAAGAGCTATATATAAATTAGAAACGGATATAACAAATTCTGATTTATTTAATCTTAGCAAAGAAACGATAAATAATTTATTAAAAGAATATCAGGATAACTAAAAAAGTAATTAGAAAGGGATTATTATATAATAATCCCTTTCTAATTATACTAAATTATGTAAATAATTTAACTTAGTAGTTTTATTTTTCATAATAAATCTTTTTATTTTATAATATTCATTTATCATATTAATATCAAAATTTAAAATATTTGTAGAAAATGAAAATTTTGTCTCATATTCATCTTTATATAAAATAATATCTTTAGGATAATTATTTAAATAATCTGTTTTTTGTGTTAATATAACAATAACTTCTTTTTCTTTCGTCATGTTATTTTCTAATACCTTTATAGAATTAAACCATTCTATATTAATATAATCATAAGATATAACAGGTTCATATTTATCATCTAATAATTTCTAATTATTTTCCGCGATAATATTATCAGAATCAACCGAAGATATTGTAATAAACTTATCATCAATCTTTATAGTTTCTCCGATATTGCTATAATAATTTACTGAATCATTATAATTTAAATAATAATTATTACTATTTAAATCAATCATAGATTTATTATTTTTATTATATATACATGAATCTTCATTAAGCTCTATAAATAAAAATGTTTTATCATCTGATAAATGAATATTTTTATAAGGAACTTGAACATCTTCTATTAAGTTTTCATTATATTTACTCCGAAGAGAATCAACTATAATTTTATAATTATAAATTATTTTATAATTATCCTCTGCAATTTTATCAACTCCTATTCTTGTTAAATGTACTGAATTATTTTTGGTTGATTTTATGGGATAATATTTCAATCCTGAAATCGAAGTAACGTAATTCAAATTTCCTTGATAAAATATTTTATCATTTTTTAAATCAATAAATAATGTAAATATTTTATCATTTTTTAATAATTCTATATACTATAATTTATCGCCATAATATACAGCATCATTAACGGTTGTATCTGTAATATTTATAGGTATATTGATTTCGTTTAATATAGAATAATTTGTACCATCATTGCAGTATAGTTCAACAAAAAGAGTAGTATTATATAATGAATCTGTTGCATCAGTATTAATAAATTGAACCAAACTATATAAATTATCATTTATTTTATTATACTATCCATGTTCTGAAAATACATGGTCATATACAACTATATCAGTATATCCAATATCATTATAATTTATTTCCTTTGCTATTGAAATTTCTTTATCTTTAAATAGTTTATTATGATCTAATAAATCATAATATTTTTTATATACTTGTTTTACGTTCAATATATCAAAAGTATCATTATCAACATTTAAATATTTATCAAACATTATACAATTCTAATCACTATTATCTTGTATAATCTCTGCTATTTTCATATTTATCAAAGGGATATCAGTATCATTATCAAAATATTCCATTTCGATTTCGGTTCCAATAGTACAGTTATTATTATGATACTATAATTCATAATATACTTTTGATATATCAAAAGATGCTAATAAATATAAATTAAGATTAACCTATTCAATATTTCCTATAATTACATTTTTAAATAATGTTGTAGTATCATAATATATATTACATCTTAAATTTGCTGTAGTGTCTGAAGTAGTAAACAATAAATCTTTTAATACTTTATAATTCTATAATGTATGTTTATTTTTATATGATAATGTAAAATTCTAATTATTTAATTCTATATTATCATATTCATCGAATAATCCTATATTGGCAGTATTATCAATGTCATTTTCGTTAACAGTTAATTCTATATTATTATCATTTTCGTTATATACTATCGGATATAACGTATTATTTGATATAGGAACATTGTCAGGCACTTTAAAAATTAAAGAATTTATTTCATATTGATCATCAATTATTTCATTATAATTTGCTTTGTAATTAAAATCATTTTCTTGACCATTGTAAATAATAGAAAACTTTTTACCATGCGTAAATAAATTTTTATACTTGTTTATATTTTCTACAACAGGAGGCGTACCGCCATCATTAAATGTTAAATAAAATATATTACTTGTGAACTAATTAGATCCATAATATTGTCTAATTGTTATAAAATATTCTCCCGGTGAAGAAAAATATTGAACGTTATAATTGTTATATGTATTAGTTCCGTATATTGTATCTGATGCGATATATGAACCCGGTTGCCCTCCTGATGAATAATGCTAATAAAATTTCAAATTATAATTCGATGAACTTTGTGAAGGTTTAGTTATACTAACATATCCAGGACTGGATATTTCGAATTTATACGTTCTATATGTATATGATGTAGAAGGATTATACGGAGGCGTACAAGCTATGGATGGGTCATTTAGATCAATAGTGTATGGTTGATTGTTAAATATTTGAGAGTAGCAAGGAATAGAATTGTCTAATTGTTTAATAACTTTTATATCGTTTGACATATTATCCAAATATTGTTTAGTTGGACAATTAATTTTAAAATAATTTTTATATTCTGAAGTAGTATCACTAATATTTTTTATATAAAATAGACTATTCATTAATCATTCCTTATTTCTATTGATTTCGTTACCTATTTATATTGTAATGGATAAATAGAATTTACGAATTTTAAATTGACATTACAATATTTATTTATTGCATACTTTTCATTGTCTGTAAAAAATATATCTTTAGTATCAAATAATAAAAGATGTGACTGAATATTTAATATTTTTATATTTATTTTATTTATTAAAGCAGAGGTGTCATATAAGTTTCCTAAATACTAATAACTATCAACTGGAATATTATTATTAATAAATAATAATTCTAATTGTGATAAATATAATTTTTCAACATTGCCATATAAACCAACATTCAAATTTACATAGGGATTAATATCATTTTCTTCTATTTGAGAATTTAAAAAGCTTACATGAATTTTACAAGTTTGATCTTTTGTTAAATAAAAATACTCTTCTGTAGAAAACATATCTCCATTATCTGAACCTATATCGTAACTAGGCAAATCTTTATCTGGATATACAACAACTCTGGAAGAATTTCCCGCCTATGCATTTTCTTCGGTCAATTCATCATTTTCATAATCTATATATTCTCCTAATTTTAACTTATACTATCCAGTGAAATTAGGAGTAAATTCTAAAGCTCTATATTTATATGATGATCCAAAAACTGGGCATACACTCCCAGCTTTATTAAAAGAAAAATCTAATATTAAAACATTTTCTCCTACTAAAGGTTTTTCTAATTGCGGCAACTGTAAAGTTTGTTCAATAAAAGAACTCTAGGTCTATTCAAATATATTAGATAATTTATTTATATCATTATCAAAAACTATATCAGGTTTTAAATATGATAATGTTATTAAATTCATAGCATTTTCGGCTATTAAAACGGAATCTACAAATTTTTTATTGATATTTAAAAAATTTTCCGTTAATAATTTATCTTTCTAAGTTGAATTATTAACCATATTTTTAATATAAGAAAGATCAATTATTCTATTTTCTCTTATAAATGTCGTATTATAATTATTTTTAATATCTAATTCAACTATAATATCATTTAAATTGTCAAAATTTCCAATAATACTATTATTTATTTTAACATTTGTAGAATCAGAATATAAATAATTAGGATAACAATTGTTAAATAAATAAGATGTATCGGAATAGGATATATCTTTTTTATTTTTTATTTTATCAATAAAAATTAAATTAGTGGTAAATTTATCACTAATTTTTAAAGATTCGTATTCTTTTATTCTATATTTTTTTATTGAATAATCTAATGTTATATCTTCCATAGTTTACCGTAATACTAGATTTCTAAATTAATTTATTAAATTAATTTAAAAATATAAATTAGGTTGCTATAAATGATACCACATTTATCAAAACTAACCAATATAAATGATCTTAATAATTTTGAACAATTATTTTCTTTCAAAAAATCAACGCAATTATTTATTATACCAAAAGTATATGATGAAAATAATCCTTATAAAAATGAATATAATGACGAATATTAGTTACTAATTTAGTGCGAATTGATAACTAGTGATACTGATTATTATAATTTTTTAAATAACTTTTTAACTGACACTGCAATATCTAATAAAGATTCTAACAATTTAGCATTATTTTCTATAGAAAATGATACTCTTAATTTTGTAGATATGCATGTTTTAGAAACTGACAATAGAGCTAACTTTTCTATAAATTTAAAAACTGCACAAGATTTAATTATTGATGATATTAATGTTATTGGTATATATTATACTCAACCAACATTTGTAACAATAAACGATGATATTATAAATAAAAATTATGGTGATATATTTACAGTATCAGTAAAACAATTAAGTTACGATGATTATAATAATAAATATACTAATCATTATATGTTTCCAGATTCTTAGGATGATTCTGAAGCGTCTAATCCTACAAATTTTGTATTGCCCCGTGATATCAGTGATGATTATTATAAAGGTTCATATAATACAAGAACCACTTTACCAGATGAAAAATCCTAGTTAAGTTATAGCTCTGATAATTTTAATACTAAAGATAGAATAAAACAATATAGAACAGAGTACTTTGACCATGTAATACCTGATATAAATAATGATCAAAATATTGCAATAGCCTATAAAACAATTCCTATAGCACCTTATATGAATATAGATATTTATATAAACGGTATTTTGAATGAGTATAAATTAAATAATATAACATCTATTCAGTAGATAGATAATAAAATTTTTCAAATCGTTAAAGATGGTATACTATATAAATGTAATATGCATTGGGAATCTGGTACATTTTACAATTTAATCGAATTAGAAAACTTAAATATTTATTTAAATGGCTTATTAAAATATCACAATAATATAATAAAATACGGCAGTAATATAATAAGCGAAAAATAGTCTTTTGGATATGGCAATAGTACTTATGATGATTGTAACATTTATATAAATGATCAAGAATTTTCTGAAAGTAATTCGGTATAGGGTACTGGATCTTATTATATAACACATAGTAATATTTATAAATTTGGAATGGATATGATACAGCCTGTATTATACGAATTTAAAAATTTTATTATATTTCCTCGAAAACGATCAATATTACCTATAAATATAAAAGATTCTTATTAGAAAAAAACAGTATATAATGAAAATGATTCAGTTTATGTTGCTAATAGAGAAGAGGATTCTATTATTAAAATAAACAATTTTAATAATATTAAACTATTAGAAAATGATGCCAAACTAATATCTGAATCAGGAACTAATGCTTTTTATAAAATGAAATCCAATTTAGCATTTGAACAATTATCCGATGATATTTCTTTAATAACAATATATAATAATATCGGAGATGTAAACGGTGCGTTTAAAAATGCAAATGAAGATTCAACTAACAATATATTTTTAAAAATTGATGATTATGATTATGATTTAACAACAGAAAATATAACCTTAGAGTTAAATATAGATTATTCTGAAATAAAACAATTTTTACAAAATGATAAATTTATTAAATTATTAAATAATAATAATAGTTATTATTTAAAATAGAATAATTATCTTTTTAATTCGATAACGGAATTAAAAAATAATTTTATGGATATTCTAAATAATAATTTTAATTTGGATGAGATAAATTTGTCAACATAGACAACAGAAAATAGTAATTATATAGATAATATCATAGGTATTCAAGATACTATAGATTCTGATATATTTGCTATTAGCAATAATACTGAACAACTTAAATTAGGTTATAATTTTATAGAGTTAAATTCATCTTTAAATTCTATAACGAATTTAACTAATCATAAATCAGAATTTAAAATTGATCAATTTATAACTTCAGATGGTACAATATATCAAGAAAATGAGATAAATTATAAACTATATAATATTAATACGGATATATCATTTAAATTAATAATTACTGCTGAAAAAGAATTAGCGGAAAATTATATCAATGATAAGATTATTAATATTGAATATACTATTGAAGATATTAATCAATGTGAGACATCATATATAGTAAATAAAAATTTAGAAGATTTATCAAATATTACACATGATACGACTACTATAAATTTTATAAATGATAATACATCTATTACATTATCAAATATTGATAGCACTTCAATAACATTTGAAGAAAATATAAATTTAAATGAAGAAATCATTCTTAATAAAGATGAAACTTTAAATATCGATATAACTCTTTCTAATTTTAATTTAGATAAAGATATTAATCATTATGATATATTTTCAAGTTATAAATATAATGATTTTATTGATATTCATATTAAAGATGATTATTATAATCATAATATTTACCATTTGGATTTAATAGGAAAAACTTTTAACACTTATAAAGTTAATTTATCTAATGAATATAAATTTTATACATTTGGAAATTTACCAAAAAAATGCAAAACATAGTTATCAACTTAGTATGATTATGATGAAAATAATACTATAAATGAATTTTATGGTAATTATAATAATGCAATTCTATATAATTTAATGGAACAAAATTCAGCGAAGTATTTTATAGAAAGATATATAGCAAATGAAGCGTTCACTGAACCCGATAGTAATAATACTCCTTGTGATGCATATTATATAAAACAAAATGATACCGATTTAGGCACCCTTCCTACATCGCAATCAATTGATGTATAGCCGGTAGATAAAGAGGCTCATACATTGTTTATTAATGCCGCTGTAAATGATTTAATAGATGGTGGTAATACTATGTATACAGATTATGAATAGCGATACTATTTAGCTAAATATGGCGTTAATTATGGTGCTATATTAAATGGAGTATCGTCCACTGAATAGATTGTAGGTAATACTATAAAGCCTATAACATAGTAGGTTGATAACGATGCTCAGTTATTTGATAAAGATAACTGCAATGGTTATAATGTTTATAATTATTATGATAATACGACCTCTAACAATTTATGTTTCACTTTTAATAAATATTCCGACTCTACTAATCAAATAGAATCATCTTACATTGATTCCACTAGTATAGATACAATAGAATATGAAAATAGAATAAATGAATACTTCAGTAATGGTTATCCTATTAATAAAAATTTTGATTACGGCAGTCCATTATTAAATGATTATAAAAATAAAACTGGAGTAATATATTTTTGCGATTTTTCTTCTCGTTCAATACATCAATCATATGGTGGTACTTTATAGAATCATATTATTGATTTTGATTACGAACTTCATTCAAATGAAATAGAATTTTTGTCAAATAATTTAACAGATATATTAACTAAAATATATAATGAAAAAAGAAAAATGGGACAAATTGTAATAGATAATGATTTCAAATATAAATATATTGAATGCGGGTCGTATATTTATGATATCCCTCGATCCTCTATGAATATTAAATTAGAAAGAAAACATTCAACTATAACAGTGTATATAAATGATATTATTGTAGATGAAATACTTACTAATGATGATAAATCATACATTTCTAATATTATAAATTAGGGCAATATATAGGCCGGAAATAAGACTATTAATATGTATAAAACTATAAACATAGTAACAAAAAAATCAGGATTATGGTGTTAATATGATAAAAAGGTCATTTTATGATTTTAAAAATCAATTTACAAATGAATCTATAGATAATGTAAAAGTGCCTTATAATGTTCTTTTAAAAAGTTTTAATACAGATGTAACCACATATGATGATATATTAAATTATTTTGATATAGATATTTCTTCTGATGGTACTAATATATCTTGTGACATTACACAAAAGGAAGATACTAGTTATATATACCCTGAACCAATTATTTATGATTTTTCAATACCTAATGAAATTGATTATATATATGATTAGTATCCGGCTTCAGATGATCCTCAATCTCATTAGATAGGGGTAAAATTACCTTCAGATAATACCTCTGTGTTAATAAATAAACCTTTTAAAGATACTACAATTACATTATCAGAGACAAGAAAGATGCACCCTACGCCATCTATCGAAATGTAGTATTCTTCATATAATGACCATTTAATATTACCTAAAGAAGAATTGGTATAGGATGAAAATTTTACAGAATTCGCAACTGATATTTATAAATTCGCAAATGATACAACAAAAACTGAATATGCTCATAAATATGAATTATATTTATTTAATCCATCTACATTACTTTCATTAAATAAAAATTTTAAGTTTGGGTTTCATTTTGATTCTAGTTTATTAGGTGTAAAAAATACTAATGATTTTCAATGGAATCCTAATAAAAAATACTAGCCAAATAATACTAATGTCACAAATGATATAATTGGCAGTTATTATGATTATGATTCTAATTATAAACTAAATGGATAGTTATTAATAAATAGTGATATTACATCTTATATTGGTTCTTATAACTTAAACATAGATACTACTGTAATTATAGATAGTGAAAATTATAAAATAAATAGAGCACATGTACCACCTATGAGATATTTAAGTATTGGGGATTTTGATACTGATGAACCTGAAAACTATTATCAACCAATTATTGCTTTTAATGATAAAAATAATTATAGACATGTTAAAATTGAACACGAAAATCATAGTCAATTTACCGAAACGACTGGTATAAATGCTATTTTAAATTCATTAAAGAATGAAACTCATAGTGAATTTTTAGTTGAATTTGATGGATATAATGAAGTAATAGAATTAAATTAATTTTTAAATAAAGAAGGGTTATATATTCATGTCAAATATAAACTATGATAAAGATATTTTAATTTATCCTATAACAAATAATTTATCAGATATAACTAATACTGATATTACAACATCACATGCTATAAACGTTAATATTCTTAGTTTAGTTAATAGTACTGGAATAGCTATTTATAAAGATAATACTTAGGTATTTAAAGATTTCAATAATGAAATTGAAAACAAATAGATATTTAATGATAGCACAAATACTGACATGACAGTATATTCCTATAATATTTATAATATATTTATTGATGATACAGAAAATATTAAAGCATATTTATATAACAATAAACGAAAAAAGATCAGTGATATATTTGAAAAAAATATTAATATAGATTATAAAATAACAATAGATATTACTGGAATAGATTTATCTGATCCGAAAAATTATGAATTGGATAGTACAATTGTATTGGATACAACTTCATAGATAGATAATACAGTAATAATAAAGCATGTATCAGGTATGTATAATAGAAAATATCAAATGGATTCATATACTAATATATATGAGTTTACAACTTCTGATTCGACCAATTTAGTTTATAATTTGTATCAAGATTCAGATAATAGATTATTTGATTACAATAACAATCTTACTTTATATGTAACAGATTCGACAGGTAATCAAGTTTCAAATAAACTAGAAAAAAATTATTTAATAAAACATATAAACTGCGAAACTCCTTTAATGTCACCTATTGTGTCGGAATATATTAATTATAATACTTAGAATGCGAGTCCAACTAATTCGAATACATATGAAGGTGATTGGCATAGTTGTTGTGTATATACAAAATATATGAACTTAACAATTCAACCTTATGGTACTTTTCAAAAAAATCTTAAATATTTCGATATTTATAATAATTATAACTCAACCGGAGCAATAAATTTAACATATAATGTCCCTTTATTAATAACTTCATATTTATCGCAAGGTGATAATTGGGATGAAAATGTAAGCGGTGAATTAGATACAACCGATACAATTATAGAACATGATATTCATCCTTCTAATATTTATAATAATCATAATCTCATAAACTATAGCGAAAATTCTATATTTTTATAGTTTAAATAGAATGATAATATTACGTCATATAATTATGATGATAATATGCATTCTTTAAGAATTAGAAATAATAGAGAAGGAAATTTAGATTTGGTATATTTTCCTAATGACTATAATAATACTCCTACTTATTTTGATGATCATACTGACACTGGCGCATATGGTGAGGAAAATATATCTGGGCCAGAGTAGTATACTACGTCCAATTTTATAGAATAGAGGAAATATAATTTACAGTATAATAACTGGGATAACATAAATGAAGAAGTTATAATTGATTCATCTTATGAATAGAAATATTCTGAGCAACAATATTATTAGTAGGAAAGTAGAATACCAATAATGTTACGAATTGAAACTAATCACAAGGTAAGATTTAAATTAGAAATGAATGGAGCGGAAGATTTTGATGATAGAATTAATAATTTAATAGATATTGTAATAAATCCTAATGAACCTTTCGAATTAAGACAATCAGAAGATTTTTATATTAATCCATATACTTATTATTTTGTAACTTTTTAGTTTGAATTATTAGATACCACTACTATAAGTTTAGAAACCGCTCAAGATATAGAATTTAATGTGTAGTTAACTCCTATTAGAGATGATAGATTATATATAATAAAAGATGATATATCTTTTCAACACGGAGATGAAATAGAATAGTTTTCGTTACAAGGTGAAGTTCACCATGATCCAGAATATATATATAATATATCTAATATAAATAAAATGACAATGGATGATACTATAAAATGTAATGATCCTTATATAAAATTTGATAAAGGTACTAATGATTTAAGTATTTTGATGACAGAATTTTCTTCAAATGATACAACTTCTAATGTATCATTAAATTTTAGAACTTATAACATTGATGCTACATCTATTCCTGATTTTACTAATGTAAACGATTTAAATATTGGTGATATTGTACATGTATATGGATATAATTTAAACGAAACTTATATAGTTGAAAGTTATATTGTCCCTGATAATACTAATATAACTCAAAGTGAAGTTTATAAAATTTCTTTTAAAACTGCAACAGGTGTATGTTCTACTCCGGTAGTTGTTAGAGATGATGAATATGGAGAATAGACTATAACTTGCATTGGGGATTGTAGGCCGTCATATACGTATGTAACGAGCAATTATGCTGATGGTAATACAATGCACCATATTACATACCAAGACGGTTTAAATGTCGCTCAAGGCGAACCAGTCGAAGTATTGACAGTTCATCCTAATACTAATAGAGGATGTAATGTATATATGGATAACACAGAAGCAATAGTGTGCATGGCACCATATGCAATAAGATATGACACAGAACAAACCGGTGTATTTTTTGCATTTTCTTGTATAGGTGATGATTTATCATATGCTTCATCTGAAGTTATAGAAAGTGAAAATTACCCTGATCAAAGTATGTGCCCTGTAGGTAATTTGTATTATTATTATGCAGGTAGAACATCGTAGAAATGGTATGAGCATAATTATGCGAGAGGAATAGGATCTTATAACGCAACAAGATATTATCGAAAAAATGAAGGCTCTTAGATAAATTCAGGGACAAGCTCTTATTCATATTTATCGGTAAGTTTAAATGATACAATTGAAGTTATGCAACAAGATACATATTCAAATTATGACCATTCATGGTCAATTAAAAAGAAACGATAGGCGTAATAATGGACTCTACTATATTAAACAATACAACAGTATATGCCGTAAATTGTAATGAGATTTATAATTATTCTCCAAAAAGAAAAATCGAAGTAATTAATGATAATAATAATTTATCTCCTTATGATAAAAACTTCACATATTTAGTAACGTTTCACCCTATAAGTCCATACTCTTAGGATCAAACGGGTACCGATCATTTATCACCTAATGATATAAAATGTATAGATACTAATTTTGTAAACGTTGAAGATTATCATTATTTGAATAATGATGCGTTTGAATAGTGGAATGATTCAACAGAGTCTTTATATCCTATTTTAAATTATGATACCACATGCAATTACAATAATGCTTCATTAAACACTGGAGATTTTTTAAATTGTTTTTCATTATTTATCTATAAAAAGAAACTACATTAGGTGATAAATGATAGTACATCATATCCGGCATTAGTTCATTGTAAAATTGATTTGGATGATATAGAGTTGCAACATCATAAATATTATCATACAATATTAACCAGAAATGATAATATTTACACTATGCATTTAATTCTCGATAAATATTCTTTGTTTTCCACTTATGACCCTGAACATATTTATAGATTGCCATATGAAAGACATAATACATCTACAGATAAAATATCTGATGATATAACCACAATAGAAGCTGACACCATTGCTAATGTCGCAATAGTTAATACAAATGAAGAATATGCTATTGATTTTACATATGATAATAATGAAAGATATATAGAATTTACATTAGATGAAACTTGCGATTTAGTAATAGAACTATTACCAGACGAAAGGCATAAACATATGAGCTGTCAGGTAGATGAACATTATAGTCCTATTAACTCTACTTCATATGGAGGTATTGGGTTAGATGGTCATAATTAGAGTTCTATAACAAATATCGATACTTTAATTGATGAAGAAACAAATAATATCTCAAAATCTTCCGAAAGTGGCAGATTTACTACATTTTTAAATTTATCACCCGGTAAATATAAATTTATAATATATGTCCCTTTTAATTATGAAAACTATCCTGATGTAGCATTTTAGGAATATAGTTTTTATAATACTAATACTGACTATAATTCATTTTATAATAAGCCCGAAAGTGTATCTTTTAAAATATATAAAGAAAATAAAAAAGAAAATAGCTATTTTAATTGGAATTATAATTATAAAACTGATACTGTTATTTTATCAGAAAATATCAATATATCTGAAATAATAAATGATAATAAATTAGTTTATGGTTATTTAGAAAGATATCCTCAAAATATACTAAATAATAATTTATTATATAAAAATTCTTTTAAAGGTTATATTACTGAAACTTCATATTATAGAGATCAAGTATATTTAAGAAAATTTAATAATACTATACCATTTAACAGTTTTCAATATATAACCGATTATACCGCTTCTTATAATGAAAATTTAAATCAATATAATTTAATTAGACCTGATTTTGAAAATATTATTAATAACCCTGACACCGAAACACCTTTTTCAAATCAAAATAATATGAAAGCTGTAATCAATAATAATAATAAAATACCTTTAAAATCTTATTTTAATATTATTGAAAATAGTAATTATTCAACAGAATATAATGTTACTTAGGCAAGGCATATCTACGGGGCGGATGAAGATGAATGTTCAATGCCAAGAGTCGAATATTTTACAAATTTTATCATTGATGACATTATTTTAATAGATGAAAGTGTAATAGATACTAATATAATAAATAATGCATCTAATAAAATTACACATATAGAATATCCCAGAACGATTGATTCAAGTTCAAATATCGAATATACCGGCAATGACATTGTTATTAATAACAAAACATTATTAATATTTACATTTGATATTATGAAAAATTTAATTTCCTCTAATGGTTATACTGTATATGATCAGACAAAATTTTTAATGACATCAAATTATATATTAGAAGAATATGATGAAAATAAAACATATCAATCGTATATTGATAGTACTGACAATTACATTCAACCGATAGATTTAACTATCAACGGTTTAAAGAAATTAGATATTTTAAATTCTTTAAACAATTATATTAATACTGTTAAGGATTCTACAAATAATTTATTTGTAACAAAATTTATTATTCAATGTTTTCGAGATTCAAGATATATGTTTATGTATAAAATATCCAATAAAACATTATTAACAGATCGAAATAATTATTATGATTATCAATTAGATGGTAAATGCATTACTTCATCTGATTTGTTTAATCCTGTATTTGATAATATTATATCGCCTTATCATACGAATTTTGATTATAGGATGTCATTTTCTCCTTCCTATATATCAGGATATTAGTATACAAAAAAACCTGAAAGATAGAAAGGTTTTACAGGTAATCATTATGTATATAATGGATTTTATTATTCAACAGAGGTGTAGGAAGGAGAAAAAACTATAGTATTATTATATTCTAATGATTTATATGATGAGGATTTTGATCCAGTTCCATTAGATAAAATTTATAAATTAACTACACCTGATTATTTGTCAACCTCTTAGGATGATATTTATTTAAATAATTTAAGTTATGATGAAATACATATAACAGATTTAAATAAAACAGTATATCTAAAAATGAAAGTGGATGATTATATTAATAAATATGGAAATTTACTTTCAAAATATATAGAAAGCGAACTATATGAAGATGGAACAGTATTAGCTAATTTTTCTTATGATCCAAATAAACATTATTATATTGAATTATATGACTCAACTATTAATGATAATATTGTAGTAGGTGATTTTTAGCATTTTCAGGGGTCAAAAAAAACTAGAATTCCAAATTATGAAATAACCGAAGTTGATAGCACAACGTATAAAGTAGATTATACCAATGTAAATACTAACGATATAAATTTATATATTGCATTAGATTTCACTGATCCTATATCTGATAAAAGTAAATTAAATTAGGCATTAGCGTTATTTGAATATGGTCATAATTTTGAGATGGAAAATGGTTATTGTCATACATTACCTACAATAAAAACTGATGGTAAAAAAGATTTATTTCAATTAAAATATGAAGAAGAATTTAATGATTATTAGGCATTTTATTAGTAGTACCCTTTAATAAAGCATGATATTGTTTCAAGGCAAAATGATTATAGTAATTCATATATGTACAATTTAATAGAATAGTATAATTATGAAATTGGAAATTCTTCTATAGGTTCCTATGATGATACATATAATGAATTTGTGATAACAGCATAGTCTACTTAGGGTTATATAGATTAGTTTTTTTCTAAAATAAACGTTGTTTATGATAACGATAAACGAATTATTACAGATTTTTAATAAAAAATTAAATGGTTTTTAAATGAAAAATTTAAGAAATATTCCTTCAAATATATATTTTTCAAATTTATTATCTGATATAGAAAATAAAGATTGTACCTCTGTATTTAAACTAAATAATAAAAATTATTTAGATATAACTATTCCTGTTTCCGAATTATTGCAAAATAATAATAAAGCGATAACTAATAGGCATATTCCTATACAAGATGACAATACTTATAATGCCTTTTATCAATATTATAATTATACTGACAATGATATAAAAGCAATCCCTGACATAAAAAATGAATATCCGGTCACTTCTTAGTATCCTGAGAATCATTCTGATTAGGTAGGGTCGGATGGTACTATTGCAATTGATATGAAAGACTATCCGGTTGATAATTTAGAATTGACATTGTATAATAGTTATAATACGGTACCTAAAGAATAGTAGGATGATAGTCCACAAAATTATATATCCACATTAAGAAATATATCAGGAGCGGAAACTTTAAATGGTTTTAAAATTGTAAATGATAGTTCCTTTGATACTCATAGTAAATTAGCAAATTATGATTATTAGGTTAATAAATATTCTTATAGCTATACTTATAATAATATGTATAATCCAGTAAATCTTTATGAATTAGAACCGGGGTATTTTGATATATCATGTTCTAGTTACGCAATGAAGAATCATATATCAAAGTAGGATGAAGAAGGTTTATATATTTATTATAAACTTATTGACACTAAAGAAATAAGTAAAAATAATGATATTTTTGAATAGGATATTTCTTATAATTTTAATGATAAACAGTAGATAAATACTATTCAAGGATTTTTATATAACTTTAAATAGTATGCAGTTGATGAAAGTAGAATTTCTACTCCTGTATATGATAGAAATTATTATGGCACATTTAATTATCTCCATTGTGATACTTCGTATTTTTTAAATGATTATAATGAAGATACTGATCATTTTGATGAGGTAATTTTAACAGCATATTCATTTAACGAAACATTAAATGAATAGATACCTATAGGAAATCGTAGTTTATTTTCCCCTGATGTAATTGATTTAGAAAAATTATTACCAATTAAACCAACATATACAAATAAAATAAAACTGACTATAACTCAAAAATATACATTTGATGGAGTTGAAACTGACAATACTGCATTACTTGACGATATCGTTTTTAAGAATATAAATGGCGAATTGATAAATGAAAAGTATGCGGTAGATAAAATTACCAATACATTACAATATAAAAGATGTGCAGCATGTAGTAAATTTTTACCCGGCTTTAATATTGATTTATTGAATAATAATAAAAGTGTATTTCATACTCAATATGATAATAAAACATTTGCCCGTTTCAAAGATTATGAAATAGTAGTACCTTTCACCTCTTTTATTACAGAAAGATTATTTATAAAAGATAATGATTATTATCCCTATTTATATGATGTAAATTATAATGATAATAATTTACAATTTTATGTAAACTCAGATAGTTACAAACATAGTGATATTTTATATAAAGGTATTAATAATATAGATGTATTATTAGTAACTTACGATTATAATAATATTATAGATTACAATGATTCAACTATTATAGAGTCCTACAATTATAATAATATTAATAATAAAATTATTTCTGATTTCACAACAGATATCAGTTCCGTTATTGATAATTATTTTATTAATATTAGATTAAATTATCAACAGAGTATAGAAAACATTGTAAATTTTATGACTAAACTAAACTATTATACTGATGTATATAATAATTATGATTATGATTTTAAAATACCTCAAATAAATAGTATTACGGCAATTAAAAGAATTCTTACATATAAATATGACAATGACTCAACAGTGACAAAAGAAATAACAAAGGAAAATACTAATAATATTTTCATTAATAAAAATATTAATGAAATATTATTAAATAATTCTAAAGATATTTCAGAAATATATATTCAAATTTCTGAAATATCTAATAATAATATAATAAATGAAAAGTGGTTTGACGGAACAACTTATGTAAGCTCTTTTAATGAATCATTTCCTTATTCATTAAATAATGGTTTAAATGCAATAACATTTACAGATTTTACAGCTAATGAAAATACTGATTATATATTAATATTTATAACAAATAATAATTGCAATTAGTCAACGTCTTTTGATTATACAGATACTGTTAAAATGAATATGTCATATAATATTCCTATAGAATTTACATTGGCCGATATAAATTCTATTTCAGAGGTAGAGGTTATACTTCAAAACGTTGATATATTTGCTTATAAAATATAGTATATAAAAAAGGTTTAATGATGTTTTATCCTAATAAAATAAAAGAAGCACCGAAATCTAATATTAATGAATATTAGATAAATACTATAGAACTTTTCCCGATAGATTCAATTGATAATGATTTTATAATTGATAATGATTTTATAAATCGATATTATAAAAACTGCAATAAAGTTATCAGAGTAAATGAATTATTTGATAAATATTTAAAATGTATCGGTGTAAATCAAATTACATCGGAGGAAGAATTTGAATTTTACGAAGAACTGGATAATATACCTTTAACTAAAAAATATTATTATAAATTAAATGCTATTAATAGCATTGATTCTTCATCTAATTATTATAATATCAATCTTGATATAGATATATATGATTTAATTTATAATAATTATTTAAAACATAATCTATATAGTAATGGATATTTAACTAATGATGAGTATTTAAACTCTTTAATATTAAATTCAACCATAAATTTAAATATTATATTTGATAAAAATTTATTTTTCGATTATGCAGAATGTATAGCGTATGTAAACTCTTCCAAATTTGAAACAGATTTTTTAGGTCATATAAATTGTATCCTATTCAATGATACTATTACATATAACATTATCAATGAAAATATTACTTTAAATATTATATCAGATATTTTCTTTGAAAATAAATTTATATTAAATGTTAATGATAATGATTTTTATATAGAGGGTGAAATAGAATCGTTATTATTTGAGCTTACTAATATTATTAGTGATTCGACAATAAATAATATGGAATTAAATATATCCTATACACCTTTTTATAAAAACTTAATGTTTTTAAAACGTTACGATGTTGATAATTTAAGTATTATATTTGATATGATTTTTTTAACTAATTTTATTCCTGTAATCCAAGGAGATGTTGAATATAATAATTTATCTTTAGGTAATGATTATTTTTTAAAATCTTATAAATATTAGAACTCTGCGAAATTATCTAATAAAAAGAATTTTGTGACCGCAAAAAATTATACACAGAATTTGTTTAATAATATTTATTAGGTAGAAACCATTGATAATAATAATGTAGGCGTTATTAATATATATTCTTTAATAAACAATGAACCTATTATAGTTCAACGATATCCATTTTCAAATATAGAAGAAAAATTTAAAATAGCCACTGTGTTAGAACATAATATTTCTATTCATAATGTTAATGAGTATATGGCTAATGAAAATATTTTTATTGAATATGACTATACAGGAGGTGGTAGTTTTGAAGATATCAGTATTGAAGATCAATGGGATTATATTGATATTGATTCTCGTAATTTAAAAATTAATACTAATACTAAATTAAACAGTTTTGAAAATAATGGAAATATAACACATACTGAAAATATTAGTGATGATCATATTCCCTATCATGGTGATAATAATAATATTACAAATACTTACGGGAGTTTTGAAAATAATATTAAATTTATTAATAGTTGTATCAATTCAACTGAAATGCAAGGCGATTTATTAATATGTACTTTCAATGGATATACGTCTGTCTTGGATGAAGAAAGGTCAATGGCTGGGAATGTGCCATGTATAAATAATTCCAATATTTCTCAATCAATTTTAACGAAGTTAAATAATAATTCAAATGAATTCACTTTTGTTTTTCTTACAAATAAGTAGGGATTTAAAAATAATTATTTTAAAATTGGCAATTTTTAGAAAAATGTCTATGGAAAAATAATTATAATGGAAAAAGAATTAGATTCTATTAATGATATGGTATATCATGTAGATATAGATACTTAGGATAATACAGGTTCCTATGATTCTATTTTACATATAATAAAATATAATGATGGTAATTTAAATTATACTGCTTACAATGACAGTACATTATACGCATCATTAGATTTGACATCCGTAGATATATCCAATTGTAATATATCTTCATTTAATATTTATAACCATAAAAAAACAATAAACAATACTTCATATACTGACAGCAGTATAATTGACCCAACTTATGAAGATATAAAATATTATTGTAATACTGTAAATTTAGAAACTCCGATAGAAGGAACAAAGTATAATATAGACATTGATCAATATAGAAAAAATTTATCAATACCTGCTGAATACGGAGTATATTCTAATTTTCCCACTGATAAGCATAGTAATTAGGATAATTTTCCTGTGATGATTTTTGAATTAACTATTCCATCTGATTGCAGTTCATGTAAAATAACATATGACAAATTTCAAGAATCAGTGTTATACTTTTATGAAGGGTCTTTTCCTGATAATGTGGATCTAACTTATAATTTCGGAGACTTTTTTGAGTCTGAAGATTTTTCCAATTAGGAAATAATATCAGGCAGAGGAGGAGAAACGATAACTATTATTATAAAAGATAAATATTATAGAGAATTAGATATAGATGGAAATTTTTATTTAACAATAGAATATAATGGAGTTTCATATACTGCTGAAAAAGTATTACCTTCCCCTTATGGAAAAAATAAATAGATATCAGATAAAGGTTTAGATTTACATAAAACTAAAACTGATGAATTTATGGCTGTAGGAAAATATCATATATATAATCAATGCATTTCCGATTAGAGAATAGATAAAATAAAGCAGTGTTATGTAAATAATAAATTGTATAACACTGCTTTATTTATAGATTAAATCTGAATAGCTGATTTTATTTTATTTGATATATCTCGTTTAAAATCATAATTATTATTTATAATGGCGGTGGAAGCTTTCTTTATATCCGCCATTTCTTTTTTATAATTAACATCATTAAGTAATTTTAATTTATCAGTTTCATTGTTAGTAGCTAATATATTACTTCTGATAACATGATCCATGTCAATCCATATAATAGGCGAATTATATTTTTCTTTAAAAAACAGTACTTCATTTAAAGAATATGCATAGTAATTTATTCGCTTACTATAGTCTTGTATACATTTGTAAGGTTCAATAACAGCGGAAAGATATTCGAACATGTCATATTTATTACTGAAGTCGTATATTTCGCAAATGACTTTATTATAAAATTCCACTGTCATGTTAAATAATAAATTCATATCAGGTGAATGGTTATGATTATATATAACAGTCGCCATATCATAAAAATCTTTTAATTTATTATCATTGATATGATCAAAATTCTTATTCTTTATTTGAAATATATTTTCTAAAACATATTTAATAATATCCTTATTTACTCCCTTATATAACATTATGCTATCTTTAGCGTAATCAAATATATGTTTATTGTAATTATTATTTATAACTTGATAATCTATATAATTTTCATCTATCCAATTATAATTAGTATCAATGGGATTTATATTAAATAAATATAAAAATATTCGAGTGATAAAATCATATTTATTTAAATTCACCGCTATGTCTAAATCTTTTCTTATCAATTTGGCGGAATAAGATTTTCCGCAATAATGATGACCGCAAAATACAATAAATGGATGCTTTAATTTTTTAATAGCTTTTTTAACCATGCAATTTACCTTTAATAATAATAGGTTTCTAAAATTAACAAAAACAGGCCTGTTTTCAATTTTAATTTTAATGTACGCCCTACTATTCAATTTTAATTTAGATTGAAATTTGGCCCCATATAACGATTATTTTAATACTGTCTACTAAATATCTTTATAGAGTATGAATCGAAACTATTAGAGGGTACTATATTTATTCTTCCTCTACTCTAATTCAACTTAGTATTTAAAGATTCATTAGTATAAAGGTGCTCTTCATTCCAAGTACCATCAAGAATATCCATATATTTTATTGAAAATGTTATAGCTGTCGAATCTGATAATAGGTAGACATCACTATCACTTCTTAGGGTTATGTGTTTATCTCCTGTAATATTCTCATATTCAAGGGGTATAGAAATCTGTATATTACCATCATCATCTTTATATAATTTATTGTCATTTATCAGTACAAAGGGTATAGTATTTATATTAGGCTGAACTATATCTATATCATAATAGTTATTTATTACTGTCACTGTATTATCAGTAATATCATATATTTGTATCTCTGAATTATCAATAGAAGTCTTATCTGTCTACTGATAATTTATATCAACCGTATCAGTAACCCCGGTATTTTCAGTATTTATAATATTATTATAACTAAATTTTAGATATTCTACTAAATAAGAATTATTATATTGACTGTTCATTATTATCGCAGATTCATTAGAAAAATTTATTTCCTAAGAATTCTTTGTTTCTAATTTAACAGTATTTTCTATATTTATATCAGTATCAGTATATTCATATTCAATAATAAATGAACCGCCCCCTAAATCTATTGTAGTATCAGTATAATTAACTTCCGCTGTAAATAAATCTTCAGTACAATTTATATTAAATAATTTATTATTTAATAAATCCTTTTTCTAATCTTTAATAAAGAAAGAATCTTTCAATATAAATTCATCAGGATTCAACTTCTAAGGAAAATCTAGTTCTAATTTAGAGTTATTAAGTTTTATATATCCATTTTCATTATTTGTATTGATATCTATATCATCAATTTCTTTAAGTTTATGATAGTGATAGGGTAATTTTCTATAATTATCTATATTAGTTGAATCTTCAAAAACAAAATTATTAACCGTAATTTCTATTATATTTACATTAGTCAAATCACTTAAGGTTGATTCATTATAATCATTATCTAAATATACAGTTAACTCTTTTGTTTCTATATTCCATAATAATGAATCATAGTAAATCATATATACGTAATCATTTAATAAAACATCAACCATCTCTGTTCTTACCGGTATGCTATATGACGAATATTCTGTCAGTTTAGTATATAATGTATCTCCTTCTTCGACATTGTTCAACTGAATGACAATAGAAGGAATTGAAGTGGAATCCTATACAGTGGTAACATCATATGTACTATTTATATCATATTGCTTAAATTCATCTTCTTGTAAATTTATTTCTTCATTAAACGATCCTGTATCAGTCTTATCAAAATTCATAAATTCATCAAAGAAAATTTCAGAAGTCAATAATGATTTTATAACATCTGGATTATGTATATCAAGTAATTGTATTATATCAGTATTACCATCAACTACATTTACAGCGTTCGCTTCCATAAATAAATCAGCATATTCATAATCAGGTAAAGATCTCCTTATAGGGATATTAAGTTTATCCACCGCTGATAATTTATAAATATCAGCTTCATTGGACACTTCCGCATTTGTAAATAATTGATTACCTGTATGTCTCATATTATCATAACCTTCCCTGTTAAATATTCACCAAATGTTATTGTGATAGTGTCAAGCATATTATAATGCGTATTCTCCGGTACTATCTGAGCACCTTCATCATCATAAACAACTATAGAAGGAATAGCATTTTCGTATTCAATAACCAATTCTTCTACATTGGTAAAATCTTCCGTTATCTTTTCTACATTAGAAGTTCCACCGCTGCCGCCTCCTGCTCCTGTATTATAAAGATATATATCCGTAGGAATGAATGTTGTTATATTATTTAATCCGATAATAAATCCATAATATGTTCTTTCTTTTCTTATATTATCCAGTGAATGATTAGATATACTGTCAATCAATAATGCATAATTTGTTTCATTTAATATAGAATCATATAACAGGTCATCATTATCATCAATATATATTCCTAATAAAGAATACCCTACATTTAATTGAGCGGGGTCTATTATTACATTCTGGGAATTTATATATTTTAACTTTGAACCATCCTTATATAATTTGGGTTCTGTTATTATAAGCTTACTTGCACTTTCATCGTATTGTACAAAACTTTGAGCATTAACCCTATATAAATCATTTATAGTCGATGATCTTAAAATAGAGCCATAAGTTTTTAATAATACATTTATCTCTTCATTTTGATATTTATTGTCAAATACCAAAGCATTATTTATTTTATCAAATGAACAAAGAAATTTGTGTACTGCGGGTTCTTCTGTTACATGCACTGAATATATATCATACTCTATGTATTCATCAACATCTAAATATAAAGGCTATGTAATGTTTATATTTACTCCTATTGATTCTGAATATAACTGCACTGTTTTATCATTGTATAATTTGACATTATCATCATATTCAATTTCTTCCACTAAATTATTATTATTATAAACTGCTATTTTATAAAGATCATCCCCTGATATATCAACATTGATAATCTTTATTTTAATTTTATTTTCTGTATTATTATCCAGTGATATAAAATTATTATATACTGTTCTATAATTATTTATAAAGAATAAATGATTTCTACATTTTGCTATTCCTGATATTTCTATATTACTTAAAGAATATGAGATATCAGAAAATGACTTATATTTATATTGAACGTATATATCTGTCGATGTGTTTTTAATAATATCTTCAAGATGTAACACATTCTCAAAAGTAGATTTATTATAATAATAATTCTCCACACTTTCTATTAAGTTTTCATAAAATATTCTCATTTAAAATCCCGAAACGTTTTAAAAATTAATTATTTCTTGTTATTAATAATATGTACAACATCTTCCGGTAAATAATACTTATTATCTTCTGACATTATGTTATAATATTTATCAACTTCGTTTTTATTATAGACATTATTTATTTTAAGTATATCGACATTAGTAATATTATACATATAAGTAATATTATTTTCATCATCGGTATAACTGTTTATGAAATTTTCCCTTTTAGGTTCAAATAACATAACCTTTATAAATCCAGTATCATAATCCTAATAAGTCAAGCTTAAAGTAATATTATCAATAATCAAATCTATTTCATTATTTCCAATGTATCTATATAACTAATTGTACATACTATGCTGTTTATACTTTATATATATTATAGTATTAAATTTATTTATCTTTCTCCAAAATACATTGATGCTTAAAGAATCTGCCAACATATTAAATACCGATGTGATATCAGAAATATTAACCGCTGTTGTATTTATTTTTTTAGAATTAAATATCTTTGAAACTACATATTCAGTATTTAAATTTTGAGAAGTAAAATCTGTTCTTTCGGATGCATACGTATATTGAAAATTATTTATTAATATATCCGTTGATTGGAATGTATTATAGGAAGGGTAATAAGAATTAAAAGATATCAATTGGCTCATTAATGAAAATTTTATATCCTTTGATACATTAAAAGATTTTATATCTTTTATATCTTTTAATGTTATGCTTAATAAATTATCTCTATCATTATATAACTCTAAAGGTATAAAATTATTATCCGTTATATAATTATCGCTTATCAATAATGACCTATCAAAATCAACATCAACATAATTAAATCCTATATTATTTATGTTGAATAATATTTTTTCTCTTTCTTTTGAATAATACGTTTCTAATTCCGAAGAATTGTATTTTAAATAAGATCCTCTGTTTAAATAATATTCTTTATTATCTACAAGGGAATTTATGCTATCTATATTTAATTTAAATATAAATTTACACCCCATATACCAATTAAAATAAAGATTATTATTATATATTTTAATATTATCAGAAGATGACTAATTTTTTATATTAAAAAGAATGTGAATATCTTTATAACCATTTCTCAAATTATCTAATTCTTCTTTAAATCTATCACTGTTTAAAAGAACTGGTAAATTTTTACAAGAATGCTATATATCAGTATTATAATTATCATATTCGGTTGAAGTCATGTCGTAAAAAGTAGAAGAAATTATATTCCCTTGCGAATATTCTAAATCAATAAGATGCATTTTATAATAAAAAATATTATTACTACTATCAGTACATTTTAAAGTATATTCAGGAAAGTATTCAATGTCAACATACCCAGTAAATTCTTCTTTTTCTATCACATCCTATAATAAATCATTATATAAAAATTTACCTTCAGTATTTAATACATAATCATAAATAATATTATTATTAACAATATTTCTATATTTATTTATAAATATAGCTTCATTATTCTATTCAGCATTGACGTAACCTGAAATAATAAAATTAAAGTCGTCTAATTTATATTTATAATCATCATTGCATAAATCATTGCAGTAATGTTTCATACGGTCATCATGTATTACCATACTTATTATAGCTGTAGAATCCGGTAATATTTCTATATTATCAACATTTATAACTGTAGATGTTATATCATATATCGTTGAATCGGATAAAGAAGGCGTATTATTATTGTAATTTAATACATATGAATCCGTTGATGTTGAATCATCTATATTCGTCTGTTTATAATCGTCATTTTTTAAACTAACAAATATGGCCGATAATAGGTCATTATCGGGATAATATGTCATATTTAGCATTTTAATTATACCTAATTTATAACAAAATCAATATTTCTATATGATACATATCGTTTAGTTAATTCTTTATTATAAGGTAACATTATAAAATAGATATTTTTAGGGAAATATATTAATGCTTCTGCGCTATTATGGTCATATGCGATAGTATTTAATTGACCCCTTTCAACTGTAAAGTTTACATTAGAATTTACTTCTGTTATTTTTACAATTTCCACACCTGAAGAACTTTTAACAGTTAAATAGGAATATATATCTAAGTCTATATTAGGAGGGGAAGTAAGTTCTAATATAGTATCACTGATAGTTAAATTACTATTCAATGCTATTGTGTCAGAGTATGTAATATCTACATTATCAGATAATGATACTAATTTATCATCGCCCTATAAATCAACAATTTGATCATACTCATTATTAACCAATGTATATGAATCTTCTTTCCCTAATGAATCGACCATATACTAATTTTTTGTATCAAAGGTATCAATGAATTTAAACTTGAAAGGTGATAAATCATTTATTGTTGAATCAGTGAGAATATTAGAATTTATCTGCAATTCATATTTATCATTTTTAAATAATAATAAATCATTTTTATAATAATCTTGGTCAATGTCCCTATCAAGATGCACAGTATACGTTGTAGGGTTATCATCAACCGTTTGAATAGTATACTCTTCGTTATAATCCTTGAATAAAATAACCTTTCCAGTTTCCAAATATGCTAAATCCTTTTCGGCATTTTCAGAACTCTTATCAAATGTAATAATATCTGTTCCTGTTGATATGTTATAATCCAATAATAATGACGGCCTTTCATATAATTTAAATTCTGGATAATATAAAAAATCATACCCATCATATATTATTTGGAATCTAAATGTAGGAATTTCATCGGTGCATAATATATTTAACTAACAATCTTTATTATAACTTTTTATTTTTTTATATACAGTATCAATGTCTTTATCTTTTATCTATATCTCCGATGGAATATCATTTTGTTCCATCGGAGGTATATTCTTATAAGAAAGTGACATATTTTCTTTACCGCCAGTATTGCAAAAAATTATATCATTAAAAGAATACTATATAGGACTATTTATTGTATTACCTACATTTCCTTGTAAATTTACTAACATATTTCTTTCCTTTATAAAAACTATTATTTAAAAACTGTTGTCCTGCAAGTAAAAGTTGTTGTATTTTTTCCTATGTCCCAATTTACTTTATCGAGTATAAATTCTCTTTCTTTAAAAAAATCTTCCAAATCATCTATTGTAGCAGTTCCTTTAAAATTAATATTCATACTTGCTAAATGATTATTAATCATAGCAAAATTATCTGCTATTAATTGAACATCATTATCGCTATAATATACAGCATTGCTATATCCTACTGTAGAAAATCTATCGTTACCATATCCAGAAGCTTTAATATCAGAATCTGAACCTGATGAAGCTTTTGAAATATACGTAGGTACTGTGTAAGTTTTTAAAGGAACCCCTCCCCCTATAAATTCTTTAGAATCATAATCCTGCGAAATTTCTCCTACCTTTTCAGAATGTAATATTCTATGAGAGTTTGTTTTACCTAATGGAACCATTTTTATAGTTGACCTTTCAAATCTTTCTCTGCTTATGGATATATTGGCGATATTATTTAATATATGAAGAGAGCCGCCTTTAGCTAATATATCTTTTAAAGGTATCATTTCCGTCCCGGATTTGGTATAATAATTTTTTGATGTTTCAAAATCTAACAAAGTTGCATTTTTTATTAATTCTTCTCTATCAATAGTTTCTAATAATTGTATTATACTTGATAATCCTTGCTATGTCGTGGCGCCTTTTATGCATTGGTATAGTATTTTTTTATCATCAATATCAGCAACTAAACAATCTTCCTACCTGGACTTAACTACTGATGTCTGTTTATAAAATGGTACATTGTCTACTATTTCTTTTTGATAATTATTATGAGTTCTTTCTGTATGATTTACAGATTGTATACCATTTCCTTTATTAGCAATAAATACACGTTTAAAATTATTATTATTGCCTACGTGTGCTATTACAATAAAATCATTTAAGTTAATATAATTTTCACCATACATATGAGTATTTGTTGTAATTTTCTTTTGCAAAGGATCGGCTCCGATATGAACATATTCATACTCTGTTTCTGTTTTTAATTTTGTTGAAAATGATTTTTCAGTATAACCACCATCTCCATTATTTTCATAATATAAATTTTGCACAGGGCCGGTATGTTTAGAAGTTATTTCTGATGTAACTTTATATGGTATTATAGATTTATTATAATAGTCTATATCGTAACCTTTTGAATCATAGGATATTCCTTCTATATACGCATCGCTGCTACCCCCATAATATACTTCATGTTCAGATATGACATTTCCAGTTACATAGAATATTCTGTTTTGTTTCGATTTATTAGTTGTAACAGATGCTAATGTACTACATGTGCTATTCAAAATACCTGATTCCTGATCTAATGATTCCGCAATAACTTCATATTTTTTATCATACTATTTATCTTTATAAACTAAACCGAATCGTTGAGCTATAGTATTTTCTGATGTTGACGACTATAGAATACTGACAATATTAGGGGGTGTTCCTAATAAAATATTGTCTTCATTTATACTAAATTCCTTATATTTTACATTTTTATTTAAAATAGAATATATTTGAGACGGAGGAAACTGTTTTTCGTATGAAATATAAGTAATTACTTCAGTTAATAAACTTTTTTCATCTACCTATAATTCACTTACATCGTATGTCAATTCTTCTGATGCTCGTGAAGGATATCGTTTTACCATACCCCCAAATTCTTCTTCTAAAATATCATTTGAATCAATTTCAACTAAAGGTATACCCCGGGGTTCTACGTATATATCAACCTTTTTATTTTTTTGAAGGTCATATATAATTTGTTTAAGGATTTTCATTATTTATTTCCTATGAAATAATTTCATGATATTCATTAGTATTATCAATGATTATTAAATCTAATTTATTAAAAGTTCTATTTAAATATTTTAAATTAAACTCTTCAATACTTAAGATATCATTATTAATAATAATATCCCTTTTGCCTATTAAATTAGTAAATTTTACTTCTGTAAATAATTTACAATCTTCATAATATACTTCATTATTATTTGTTGCAGGTGTAAATATAGACGATAATATAACTTTTATATTATCGTCTATATTTAATTTAGCGATGTCAATAAAATTATAACTAAATATAGAATAAAAATTTATTACATTGCCATAAAAATAAATTTTACTTGTAGTGTTATTAAAATATATCATATTGTATTTTATATAAAAATTAAATATAAATTTTTATACTCTCCTGAATTAATATTATTTATAAAATCTATATCCGAAGGGAAATCGTTGATTATTATCTTGTAATTAAATTTATTATTTAACAAATTAGTTGTATTATTAATTAAATGATTGAACCTATACATAAAATTTAAAGGAAATTTGAGTTCTGTATTTATATCAAACATTATTTTAAATGTTATTTCATATAATGAATTGGTTTCGCTAATGAATTTATTTTTTGATGACTTTGTAACTATTTTACTTAAAATGTTATTATTAAAATTTATTGGAATCTTTATCAAAAAATTATTTAAATTCTAATTATCTTTTATAAATATATCATTATTATTTAAATCTAATGGCAGTTCATTAAAATGATTTAATAAAAATCTTTTTCTATTTTCAGTATCGGAAGATTTTAAAACCTTTTCTGATATTAAATAATTAATAATATTACTATTGTATAAATTATTTATGATGTAGTCTTTTGAATATATCATAGTTTCTTCAAAATTAAATAATTTTAATTTACCATTATGATTTATAGTTTCTTTAATTGTATTATCAAACCCGGAAGGTTTATTGATGAATATTATTATATTATCTTCTTTTATTGCAGAATTAAATGAAATAATTTGTTTTTTTATAAAAGAATTTTTATTATTAACATTACTAGAATTGTAATAATTTGTTTCAATATCCCCTGTATAATCTGGAAACAATGAAGCTTTTTCATCAAAGGTGGATAAATTATTTAATTGGCTGTAAGGTATATTATTATCTGATAATTTATTATGACAATTAAATGATATAGGATTTTCAATATTGATTACTATATTTTGTTGCAATTTAATATCATTATCATTATCCTTTACCTATGATACATTTTCTGAAAAATTTAATAATGAATCATAATTCTCTAATATCTTCAGTGCATAATTTTTCAAAACAATACCTATTAATTTATAATTTATAAATTAATTTATAAATTAAATATACATGGTAATAATGAATGAGTATAGATAAATATAATTTATTTATAAATAAAAGCTTTAATACTTATGATTTTTCAAATAATAAAGATATCAGCATATATAATACTGTAAACGGTAATTTTATAGAAAATACTGTATATATTATTCATAATAATAAACCTACTTCAAGTACTTCATTTATAACAATGAATGTAGACGATGTACTTGAAGTATATTTATTTCCAACAATGAATACGAATATAACGTTTAAAGTAAACGAAATATTACATACTGTTGACAATAATTCAATTTTTATTATAACTAATCATATTGAAGAAAATAGATTTGCAATAAAGTTAGTATAGAGCAAAAATGATACTGATTATAATTTATATAATAATTTTCCATCATTATTATATAACAAATCTATTGAAGATTTATTTTATAAATTAAATATTAATAAAGATGCTATTGCTGAACAAAAATCCAATTATACTTCAATTTTAAATTCAGGAACAGAATTAAGTGAATTTATAAATTCCAAAATTACAATATCTACCGATTATACTGATTCTTATACTTTAAATTTTTCTTTTTCGTCTACAGAAGATTTTTCAAGAATAGCTTCAGTGATAGATAAATTTTATTTAAATATATAGGTATATGATTATAATGAATTTAAATATATTTATTGTAAGGATATTATAGAATCTTCTGGAAACTATACATTATCTAATACTAATCATATTACAGGAATATTAAAAAATTCTTATACAAAAATATTACCTCATGCATATTTTAAATTGCAACAAGGAAAAGATTATGTATATTCTGATAATATATTGAATAAATATACTTCATATAATAAAAATTATACCGGTCAAAAAATATTGATACTATTTCAATTGTCAATTAATGATAAAAGTACAATTTATGATATATCAAATAATATAGAAAGTGATTCAATATACATCATTGCATAAGGTAATATTTTCATGAAGTATAAATTAAAACCAAAGAATAATATTCTTAAATATTTATTAGGTGATATTGATTAGATTGATATTTCATATACACTTAATTCTACATATAATACATTACTATTATGTTTAAATGAACCGCTATTAGATATATTATATAAATATGACCAATATTCTATAAATTATTCCTCTGATTAGACAGATACAGGGCATGATGAATGTCTATCGCTGGAAATGGAAATAGTATCTGATACTATTATGAAATTTAATATTAAACAAAAATTTGTTAGATGTTTTTCATATTATAAAGAATATACTAATACTACTAATACTAATGATATTGGTATATATACTAATACAAAAAACTTTATAAGTTTATATCCTAAATTATTTTTAGATTCCGAAAATTCAGAAATCAATAATTTATTAACTACAGAGGAAAAAATAAATTTACAAAATTCTAAATTAATAAATGCCGAATTTACTGATTCTGATAATTTTTAGATTCCTACTATTAATAATAATGCATCAAAAGGAAAATCCCTTCCTGCTCATATAGAACTCATATCATTCATTGATTCAAATTTAGATTATATAAAAAAAGAATATAATTTAAGTGATTCTATAACTGATGAAAATCATATAATAGATATATAGTATGATGAAAATCCTAATGTAGATAAATATTCCACATATGCGAAGTCATTTAATATTATTAATGATTCTACTATTATATTTGATTTTGAAATTTATATTAATATTAATCAGTATAATTATTTATTAGATATTAATGATATCAATATTGATTATCATATAAATGTCACAGGTGATAATGTAATAACCGGAACTACATTTAACCTTGATATATATGAAAATATCAACAATTATTTTAACATCAATGACATTGTATATATTAAAAATATATACACCGATACAATAGTCAGCATTTGTAAAGTTACAAATATTATAAATAATAAATTAACTTTATCTAAATTATAGGCCGAAATATCAGGAGATATTAATATTGATTATATGGATAAATATATACTTAATAAAATAAAAAATTTAGAAAATTGCAACGATGTTCAAGAAAAAAATAACATTTTAAGAAAATTGCTAATTAATAATTTATTTGTTATAGACGATATTGAGTTTAATGAAAATGATTATTTAGCTATAAATAACTTTGGTTAATATTATATGGCAACTTATAGATCAGTGTCTAATTTTCCTAGTAATATTAAATCAATGACCGATTTAATAGGAGATAATTAGAATTTAAAATCTTATGGATCAAAAACTATAAAGTTTACTGCTGACAATACTATACATTTACAAAATGCAACTTAGACAAAAATGTACAAAAGGTCTATGTTTAATTTATCGGCAAAACTTTCAGGAGTCGAAAAATATTTTTCTTCGTGCTATTCTCCAAATATATTTAATGTTGGAATTACTCTTAATTGTGAAGGTTTATATATGGGAGAAAATGGAGATTTTTAGAAAACGGAATTGTTAGAACCTATACAAAGTTAGTTTACTTCTGCTGTAATTTCAAGAATATTTTCTCCCACAGATTTAATTCAAACATCTAAAACTATTTCTGAAGATGAAGATGGAGAAACTACATTGGTTAATTCAGATGGTACAATTGATAGTTATAAAAAAACATTCTTTAATAAAAGTGAACAATATAAACTGTATTTTCCCGCTGCATCTAAAGGAGGCGTAGGTGATAAATCGATAGAACAAGAAGATGATATAATCGATGTAATTAATTAGAATAAGATATAGTCTTTATCATTAAGTTGTAATGATAAAATTTATACATTAAATGCTACCGCCCTAACATAAACCAAGGATGAACAATGATTGAAAGAGTTGATAATATCAATATGGTACCGGAAGATATTAAAGAGTTATTATTTACCGAAAAAGGTGAATTTATTGCTATAGGAGAAGAAGTTTATCGATTAAAACCTTTTGGTGTAAAAAAATACTTCGAATTATTACATTTTATTTCAATATATTATACATTATATAATGACGTATTTGCAGAAAGTAATAATTTAAAAATTACTTCTTTCTTTGGAAGTTTAGCAAAAAAATTAATTGATAATGAATTAATTGATGATTTTATGAAAACTTTCTTTCCTGAAATTCCAGAAGGTGCCGAAAATATAAACAAACCTCAATTGGATTATTTATTGGGGGTAATATATAAATTAAATTTTTTATTAAAAGATCGCCCGATTCAGGATCAGGCGACTCGACTGTCGATTCACAAAATGCAGGAAATGTTAGGCTTAAATCTAAATCAGACGACAAATTAATAGTCGATGATTCTATAATATAGAATCAATATATTTATTTAAATCTTATAACTTTTATAATATATAAAACTGGTTAGTCAATAGATTACATTTTTGGTGATTATATTAAAAAATGTAACCAAACAAATAATAAATGTAATTGGGGGAGTTGTTTATATTTTCATAATACTATAAAAACAAACTCATCAATAGATTGTGATAATATAAAAAATGAATTAAATGGATTAACAATTAGACAAATAGTTTTAATAGCTATGTTTTTTAGATATTTTGATTATGAATATTTACTTAATTCAAAATATCAGTTAACTGATATTATTAATGTAGTTTTTTCTAAAGAGAATAAATCATTGGATTTTAAAAACATTTATTCTAAATCATTGTTAAGTACAATATTTTCTCAAAAAGAAAATATTGTTATAAATGAAAATGATAAGATGGAAAATTTAATAAATGAAATATTATTAACAAAAAATAAAAATGAAAAATTTATTAAATTTAATAAATTACGATCATATATAAATTCAACATTTTATAATAAAGAAAATAGTTTATATATATTCTTAAGATTTATTAATACAAGTTTTGAAGATTTTTTCCAAGATTATTATATACAAAACTCTATATTGCCAAATGATGAAAGTAAAGATTTTTTCATAAATATATTAATAAATATTTATAAATATATTATGGTTTTTCCTAATCATACTAAAATATATAATGATAAAAATAATTTAAAAATGTTAAGAACTAAAGCTAATGCATTAAAATTAAGTAAACGAGAGCCTGATTATTTAAAAGGTGATTAGGATGATCAAAGATTAATGGATTATACTTCAGATGATAATGTAAAATTATATATTACATCTATAGATTCTTATTATTATATCTATAAAAAATATGACTCTATAGATGATAAAAATTTTTAGTTAATGATAGAAATATTTAATTATTTAGATGATTTGAACAATCTTAAATATAAATCTTTACGAAGCGTTATTATAGAATTAACTAAAATATTAAAGTATAACATAAACCAACAATATGATATTGATATAAATGACATTTTTAATTAAGTCTAATTAATAATTGACCATTGTATATTAACTGTATAAATATTAGCATTAATTTTTAATATTGGAACTATAGAATCTAAATAATTCAGTTCATCATATACTTCATCTTTATATAAAAATGAACTGGTTTTCTAAAAAATATTACTGGTTAATTTCCAATTATTAAATTCGTTCTATAAATTAGAAAATATATCCAGTGGCAATCCATCAGGTGCGATTAATAGTATATCATCAATTTTATTCTGAATTTCTGATATTACATCTGATGATATATCTATTCCTATATCATCATATGCTAAATTAGCTTGCCATGAATACCCTTTTAACTTATACGAAACCGGTTCAATTGTAGGGGTGGCTTTAAATGAAAAAGAATATTTAAAGCCACCCTAATCAGCGTCACAGCCAACTTCGTTACATACACATGCAATTTCCTGATAATCACTTTGAACCTTTCCTACATATTTCAATGATTGGGATTCTACATTAAAATATGGCATTTTATATAACGATGAACTTTCTTTTATCATTTTAAATCCTCATGGCATTAAAATAAACGATTCTTCATTATCAGCAGGTGCTATAGCAGGCGATTTATTTAGTAATCCTTCTAATGCCGCTGCATTACTAACTGCTGCTGCCCCTTCCGCTGTTCTATCTCCTATATCTGTTTGATGTGTATCAATTGTAATAGGCTCTTGTTGAGTGGCAGTTTTACTAACATCACTATCAATCACAGCACTGCTTATTGTAGCAGTGGCAATTTCTGACTGTTTGGATACTGTATCAATTTGATGAGTAGATGCTTGTCTAAAGTTATTAACGGCAGAATCAAATTGTTTAGTATCTACCGTTTGAGAAATTACATTACCTAAATTTTCAACTACTGGAATTGCTGCCGCCCCTCCTTTTATTTCCGCCCCAACTTCATTGCCTATTTCAGTTGATAAATTGGGCTGCATTGCTTGCGCAACACCATCACTACTTACTCTATTTGATGCGTCAATTACAGCTTCTCCCATAAATTTACTATGTTCTTTATTAAAAGTAACATCTTTTCCACCGGCAGAAATAGCACCATATCCTTTCGATTCCATTAAATATCTACTACGTTCTTCAGAACTAGGAAGTTTTGCGTATTCCATTTTTTCAGTGGCACTTAATCCTGCGAGTTCTGGAGTTGTTCTAACATCTCCGCCACTTAATAATGATAACATAACATCGCTATTTGTTTTTGCTACTAATTGATCTACTCTTTTCGATGCAACTCTATCATATGACCCCGTATCTCCACCTGCAAATTGTGCAACTCCCGCCCTAATTTGATAATCATTTAATCCTAATTTTCTTTGAGATGCTATATTAGCATCAATGAAGGTAGAGAATTTTTTTCGATCCTGTGGTGTCTGTGCTCCTTCATAACCTTCAAATGCGGTTTTTAATTCTTCAGCGGATGATTGTCGTAAACGTTGACGTTGTTGCTAATTAGTACCTAGCATAGTACTTGTAACATTCTGAAATTCTTTACTACCTACAGATGAAGCTTGAAAAGCTAATTGTGCTGTTTGTTCAGCACCTTGTAAACTCATAGTCTTAGCTTTTAAAGTATCTTTTTCACCTGCTTCATATTCGCTTCTTAATGTTGAAACCTGACCAAATTGTTCATCTGATAAAGTTCCCATTTGTCGCAATCTATCAATTCCGGTCATTCCTTCATCATCGACTTTAGATAGATCTTCAACACTTTTAATATCAGTTAAACCGAACGCTAATTGTGCCATAGGATCTTTTTTCATTTCTTCAAAACCCTGAGCAGCGGCAAATTGTTTCCCTTTTCCTGTAATATCCATAGTTTGAATAGAATCATTTAATGTATCTATAAATGCCATTGTTGTCTTTGAAAAATCACCGGAAGTGGTTAACCCTTCAGAAAATACGTTTACCGCCTTGCCAGCGTTTTCTAATGAAAAATTAAATTTCTTTTCAACCGATTGACTAGTTGCCTCAAATACTCTACCTAAAGCCAAACTACTTTTTTCAAATTCTTCTGAAGCCATTCTCATTTTACCGAATGTATCTAACTTCTGAACACCTTCATCTTGCATAAGTTCAGTTATCTGTACATCTGATAAATCTTTTAATGCAGTATCTTTGCCAAATTTTTGCTGTGCTATTTCAGTTAATTCATCGCCTCTAATATCACTGACAGATTCTTTTCTACGTTCCATCGCATATTCTAATTCCTGCTTTTTTCCTTTGGAAAGTTTACTTAAATCTGCACCGGTATATATAGATTGTTGTTTAGCTATTTTTTCAAATGTTTTTTCATTATCAGATATAGCACCAACAAATCCTTTGAAGGCACTAATTTGTGTAGTATTATAATCTTTTTCTACTGATTGTACCTTTTTTGATGATTCGCTAGTTTTTTGTAATTCTGCTAACTCTTCTTTATCAAATTTACCAGACTTCTGCGCTACTTCTAAACCTGATCTAAGAACTGGTAATCCTAAAACTGTAGTGGACATTTTTTGATTTAATTGATTAGCACTAGTTATTCCTATTTCTTTTAATTTGTCAGATGTTGATTCCGCAAGGCCGCCCATTTCGTCTTTAGGAAGTTCAATGTCTCTTTTTTTGAAATATTCAGATTTAGTATCGCCAATGGTTTCATAAGGATCTTTTATACCAATTTCCGCTAATTTTCTACCGGTTTCCATTTCAAGAGTAGAATATAAATCCCTTTCTCCTTTAGAAGTAGCTAATGAGCTTCTGACTTGCGAAAACATTTTACTTTGAATTAAACTGCCTTGATTTAATTCTTTAAATAACGCCATTCCTTTTTCATCACCTAAAGGAGCAACTAAAGAATTCAATCTACCTTTTTCAGCTTGTAAAATTGTTTGTGTCTGGTTTTTATCTTCAAAATCAACAACTTGTAAGGTATCAATAAATTTGCCAGTCATTTCTTTATTAATTTTAGCAGAGTTAACAATTACTCTTTTTACTTTACTAAAATCTTTTTCTTCAATACCTTCCTGCATCACTTCATTTAAACCTTGCGATACTTGCGAACTTACCGCAGCCGATCCAAGATATTCAGAAACTGTATTTCTAGGGCGAATATCTTGATCTTGTTTTAAATAATTAATCAATCTATATGAAGCCGAAGACCTTTCATCATCGTAGTTTTCCAAATAGCCTGTATCAGAAGTGCCATAAATATCAGCGACTGTATTAATAGCCTTTAGTTGAACATTTTTATTTCTTTCTGCATCTGTTTTTAATTTCCTAGTTGTTACTAATTTTGTTTCCTCCGCTCCGGTTAGGCCGCCTCCTGCAATTTCTTTATATTCTAATTCTGCCATATCGACATTTAAATCTTCAATTTTTTTATTATAATATTCAGCCCCGCCCATGAATCCAGTAGTTAACCCTTTTAATCCTGTTGCTTCTGTTGTCATTTTACTTTTACCAGAAAAATAATCTGAACCTGCCTAAGTAGTACCCATTCCAGCAGCGGCAAGACCTAATAAAGGTAATAGTGTCCCGCCTGACATTATAGCCGCTGTAGCCCCGCCCCCAATTAATAATGTTTTTAATAATGCATTATCCATCATTGATTTCTTTCCGGCTTGCTTTCTTAATTTTTCATTACCCATTACAGATCCACCGGCTTTCATTAAAGCTGTTCTATCAACCCCTGCAAAATCAATAGACTCCATATCTAACATATAAGATCCTTGTTGTTCGCTTATTTCTCTATCTGATTTTAATTTTGATCTGTATAATTCTAAACCTGTAGTTAAAACTGCAAGGCCTCCGCCTAATCCTCCTACTTTACCCAATGAAGCGGTAAATGCTCCTACTCCCATTAATGACCTTGCACCTAAAAGGCCCCCGCCTAAAAGGCCAGTGGCTCCTATACCTGCTCCCATTGCTTGGCCTTTCGACATACCGAGTTCTTTAGCAATGTCATGACTTTGCATACCTACAAGTAAAGGGTCTATGAATGATGCCAACCCGCCTGCAACTCTCCCTATATTTCGCATTGTACCAGAACGTCTTATTAATGAACTTAATCTATTAACATTTCTTAATGCGCCTAATCTTTTTCCGCCTGTTTCCATTGTCCCTGTAACTTGCCTAAGTAATGAGGGGTCACTTTCTAACGCCTGTAATGCAACATTTCCGGCTAATGCTCGTTGTTGCTGCGAAGGTGACATTTGCATTAATGAACTTACGCCCCCGGCTCTATATCTTGTAAATTGTTCACTGCCAACAGCTTCCATTAAATTTAATTGCCGCCTTCCTCCTAATGCGGCTCTTACATTACTAGGAACATCAACAGAAATATTTGCCAACGCTTCTTTATTTCTAGTTAATAACCTTGTCATTTTATCAGCAATTTTTGGGCTTGTTAATGTACTAAAATCATATGAACCTATACCTTTTAAAGTATCTCTTGTTTTTGCGGTTGATATCATTTTATCTATTCCGGGCATTACCCGCGAAACTCGTTGTTCCATTGTTGTAACGGCTTTGAATCTATTATTTCTAAATCCATCTAATAAACCTCGTGTATGATCAGAAGATTCTCTTAACTATCTTCCATTCTGTTTCAATAACCTCAATTGATCTGTTGATATATTGCCTGTTGATATGTCAGCTATATTTACATTTAAATCTTTTGCAAACCTCGTTAAAGCTCCTGTATCAGTAACTCTTGATAAATCCCTCACAGATGAAATATTCGCTATTTTAGTATAATCTTTTGCGGCTCCTTGAAGTTTTGAAACCATACCGGACGTTATTTCATCGCCTATTTTAAAAGTATCACCGTATGAACTTTTCCCACCTGTATACCTAATGGCTCTTTCGGTAGAACGAGCCATGTCATAACCATAGGAAACTCCCGATAACTCTCTTCTTAATGAAGAAACGTCTGTTCGTTTGGCAGCCCTAACGCCTTTATTCATATATGTTTGATTTTCTAATGATTCAACGCTTCCCATTTTTAATGTATCAGATAATTTATTTATATCCGATTCCTTAAACCCTACACTCTTTAATCTATCAAAATAGTTAGTAAATGCCTTTTGATTACTTCTTGACATTGTAGATAAATCCATTGATCTATCTAATGCGCCTCCAATGACATTCATTCTTGTACTGGCTCCTGCTCCTGCCCGTCTTGTTGAAATGTCACCGCTTACTGATTCAATTTGTTTAGTTGCTCTTGTAATATCACTTGTAAGAATATTGTCCAATTGAGTTCGTTGAGTTTCTAATAAACTGCCAATATTTCCCCTTGTTATTTTTCTAGGCAAAACTTGTCCCGCACCAACACTATCAGCGAGATTATCTATAGCTGTTATACTACCGCCAGTACGTGCTCTAAATGCCTCTGTAGTGGACGATGGAGTACCCTACATACCTCCGCCTGCCTTTCTACTCATTCGATTAAATAGGCCTTGTTCAAACCCTTTTTCAAGCAAGGCAGGTATCAATCTTAATCCACCTACAGCACCAAGAGCCGGTAGCGCTAAATTTGCCATGGAACCCATTGTGCCCATGGGACTTTCCATAATAGCACTACCGATTCCAGATATGATACCAGATGCCATATTAGAAAAAGTTTTAGTCGCGACCGCAGCAATATCACCTCCTATTAATCCTAAAACGTCACCAAATTTACCAGATATGACTCCGTCTATTTTTAATGTGGTATCTTTCTATATTCCTCCCATATCATCAATGAGAGTTTCAAATCGTTGACCTATCTCATCCATTGACAAGCCTTCAAAGTTTTTTTCCATAGCATCCATAACTTGAGTCATTGGCATAGATTTATATGTACCAACTCCAACACCCATAAATTTAGAAACCGCCTGATCCATTCCGCCTTGAAATGGTTTAAACATACTGCTGGCGTAATTTAAAAATTCTTTATTGGAACTTAATGTAGAAAATCCCGTTTGAAATGCAGTAGCCGCACCGGTTACAGTTTTATATAACCCTGTTCTTTCCATAACTTCTTTTGTTACCATTTGTAATGAATCTCCGAAGTTATCTACTTGTTTACTAAATGTATATTTTTGTTTTTCTAATACATCTAGTCCAACAGCTTTACCAATAAATCTATGCAAACCTTCTACTAATTTTGTAGGATCTGAAGACATTTCTGCTTTTGTCATACCACTCAATGACTCAATGACTTCGGGCGAAACGTTAAATCTCATTTGCATTGATCGCCATGAACCCGACATAGCTTCGACCATTGAAAACATTGCACCTTGCATGCCTTGTTCAGGTGCAATTAAAGATAACCCTGATACTGTTTCCATTAATTGATTTTGAAATTTTTCCGATGTTAAATGAGGTTTAACTTCGGGATATACTGCCATTTTAGTTAATGCACCTAACGCTTCTTCTGTTTTAATAGGGTAATCTCTTGCCATTTTTAAAGCACTTTTCAACGCTTTATCAGCTTGTTTTTCGCCTCCTAATGCAGAACCTAACATTGCCTGACTTTGATATAAACCTTCGTACATATCAAAAGGGGAAGTTAATTGTGATTTGAAACCTTCGACAGCAGAACCAATCCCAGTAAATCCCTTTGCGAAACTTTTTACAGGAGTAAGAGCTTCATTCATTCCAGTTATAGGCTCTATAACAGTTTCGGCCATTTTCATTTGAGCAGGAAAAACAGCACCAAACATCATCGCATCTTGTACAAATGCCGCAGGGTTTAATGTATCTTTTGCCCTGCTTATTGCCGATGGTGCTTGAAAATTACCCATTCCTTTATTTATTCCCGACCCTATAGCAGATGATACATTTCTTGAAATATTATTACTAAAAGATGGGTGCTGAAATCCAGACTGAAATAAATCGCCTATATCGGGAACTCTTGGTCTTGATATATCATAACTTGGCGCACGGCCTCCTTGTTGTTGTCTAACATTTCTAGTACCCTGAGATATCTCACTTAAGCCAGAAATCAACCCGGTTGTATTTTTACCTAAAGAGGTATCTATTTTTCTTACAGAATTTACTAGTCCTCCTAAATGTGATACAAAATCATTAAACCCATTATTTGCGTTACCTAAATGTCCACTAAAATCATCTAAGTTATTTAATAAAGTATCATTAGGTAATATATTTCTATTATCGGCCATATATTTTTACCAAATTTTTTTATATTTAATTAATTATTTTTTCAAAATATCCTCTGATAGACTATTCTGGCATTATTTCCGTTAAAATATTTGGAATTTGTAAATAATCTTTAACGGAATTTATATTATAATTATTCAATTCTTCCTAATTCTATGAAGGTTCTTGTAATTTATTATCCTAAGAATAATCTTCTTTTAATAAATTTATTAAATTATCAGTATTTTTACAAAAAATATTCTATACTGAAGTATATCTTAGCTATAACATAGCCATTGAATTTGAATAATATCCTTTTATAAATCCGGCATTTAAATGTAATGGTTGTAAATAATTTCCAAAAAAAGGAGCAAATATATCATAACCCTTTCCGGATTTTAAATTACTATTTATATGAGTTAACTTGCCTAAATTATGTTTACTATTCGATGAAGGATTTAAAATTGTATCAATATTATTTATTTTATCATCGTAGTATTGATATTTATCATTCAATGCAAAACTACTTTTTATTGTACATTCTGATTTTTTTACATCTGACATATATTCATTATATAAATTAAATATATATTCAGCAGTGTTAATAATATTATCATATAATGAAACAGTATTTTCGTTATATAAATCATTATTAATATTAATATCTAACAAATCTTGTTGGTCTCGTTTTTTAACTTCTACTAATATTTCAATAATATTATCAAAACTTATTTTATTTACTTCAATTTCATTTAATTCATTTATTGTAGTAGTATCAAATATATAATCATTAAACACTTCACCACTACTAGCTCTTATTTTTTTTGAAAATTGATATACTGTATCATAATTAGAAAATTGTGAATGAAATAAATATCTATATGTTAATGCTATATAATTATTAAACGTAGAATCTTTTCTAAATAACGGCATCGCATTCCTGAATAATATATTATGCACATTATAATCTATAGATTTTATAGGAAAAGTATAAAATTTGATATTAGTATACTGGCCCCTTTCTAGTAAACATCTAGGCAAACCTAAAGATAATAAATAATTACACATATATAAACTCCTAGATATATTATAATCCATTGGGTAACATAGATTTTCTGTAAAAGCAAAACTGGTTATATTATATGCCACTTTAAATAATTCAAAATATTCAATATCAGTTATTTCTTTTTTCATCTTATCAAATAAATATAACGATCCTAAAAAAATAGGTATAGAATTAAATAACTATTTTTTTATTACATATTTCCTACTATATTCTTCAGGATCAGCTAAATTGATTTTTCTAAAATAATAATCATAAGGGTTATCATATGGAAAATCAATACTTGTATATAAATCCGAATCGGTTTTTATTATAGCACGATGAAACGAATTCAAATTAGACCTATATGTCACGCTCCTACTTTCTATATTTAATATAGACATGCATGTCATTACGCTTAAAAAAGATGGAGCAGGATTAGATATATTGGACATTAGTCCATATAATGTACCAGTGGAAGAAAGTACTGCATTTGTCAATGCTGTACCCAATTTAGAATTTAATGAAGTTGTCAAATATCCATAATCAACCGTACTCTATCTTTCGGAAAGATAGTTATAATACATATAAATATTATCTTCTGTAGTAGAAAAATATGACTCTTCGTAATGGTGTGCATACAAAAATGTATCATCCATTTTTAAACCATTCTAAATCAGGAAAAGATAAATCGCAGCCCGCTGTTCCTTTATATACATCTGTTAATATATTAAGCGATTTGCCGTTTACAGAATCTCCCATATCTTCCTCTCTAATATTTCCAAAACTATCGGTTTTTTTATACGTAGGATTTTTAACATAATCTAACCGCTTTACTTCAGCTATTAAATATTCATTATCAAGAACATCAATCAATTCTACTTTATATCTAATATCCTTTGTTATTGTATAATTTTCACCATTAAATGTATAGTAAATTATTAACGTTGTATAATATTCGCCTGTTTGATTCGGTACATTAAATCCTCTTATTAATATTTTTAAATTATTTTTATCATATTTATAATAAGTTTTATTTATTATTTTTTCATTATTAGATTTAATATTATAAATTTCATTAGTATCTCCGAATATAATACAATAATCTGTATCATTAATAAAATTATCCGCTATTCTTATTTTATCTATAACTAAATACGATTGAGTCGCTTTAAATATTTGAACCGGCATTTCAAATATCATTTTATAATTTGAATCTGATACAATGGTTATAGGATTTTCATTATAATCTACCGTTTTAATTATCAAAGGATTTTCTAATACTTTTCTTTGCATAGCACTATGCAATTTATATGGCGAATTTGGCAAATTATATTTAGTATTATCTATAACTAATTGTAATGTATTCTATTTTAAATTTTCAAAAATTATAGATAAATAATTATCTTCAGTATTAAATTTTATAGTATTATCACCCTTAAAATAAAATTCATATCCATTATTATCTACTAATGAACTGTTAATAGAAGCGGATATAATATTATCATAATGACCATCGCAAGATAATGAGATATAATGAGATATTTTTAAACCATTATTTAATTTCATTTTTATATTTGTCTTAAAGTACCCACTACTATTAAAAGTATTAGATAAAAAGTTTGTATTTGTCAAGATATCATTGACATCATCAAATAGCCAATTTTCCTAATTTATAGTATCTTCTATAGGAATATTACCTGTTTCATTAAATAACTTTAAATGAAATTTTAAAGCTTCATCCTACATACTATGATTAGATTCATTTTCTTTAATAGACGGAAATATAAAACTATTAGTATATGTACCACTTAAATCATTATTATAAATTTCCAGTGTTCCAGTATCCATTAATTTTGAAACTTTTTCATAAGATATTTCTGGCAATATATATTTATGAGATTTCCCAACTAAACTTAAATTTTTTGTTAATGATTTTGATTTTGGTGAATTTTCAATAGCTAATTCATCTACTAAATTTGATAATATTTCAATAGTATTGCTAGGTATATTTTTATCTTTTCCTACAAAACTATTAGCTATACTTATGGCTAAATTTTCGCCATAATCTCTAAAAAATAAACTTAAAATAGTTACAGGGTCAACTATTTTAAAATTCAATAAAATTCCAAATGTTTTAAAATCTTCTAAATCAAAATCATTATTTAAAATATATGATAGCAGCGTTTCATTTTTTACAGAAATAATACCATTTAATGAAAAAGAGAATTGATCAATGTTAGTTTGTTTACCTATTAAATATAAATAATTTTGGTCTGTATCGATCATATTATTAACTTCTGTAAGTGCTGTCTCATCAGATGGTGAATTTACAAAATTACTAATATCATCTATAATATATTTCGATGATGATGGATGTATTAGAGGTATCTTTATATAAATAACATCACCAAATTGAGTAGTCTAATTTATTATATCTGTTAAATTTGATCTATCTATTACAACTTTATATGTTTCATTTACGTAAAATAAATAATCAATATCAACTAATGCATTATTATTTTCAACTTGCAAAATTGAAGAATTTATAAAAGATATTTTACTTGATGAAAATGTCTTTTCTATTTTATATTTATCGTTTTGATTTGATTCGTCTATATAAAATTGATTTTGTTCAAAATCAATTTGTACAATTTTAGCTGTCTTATCTATAAAGTTCATTACAGCCCTCAAATAATCATCTAATGAAGGTATAGGCAATTCAACTGTATCAATTATCGATGTCACATCAGTTTCTAAATCATGTTCAATTAAATCATATATAGCTATTCCACTTTCATAACTATCACTATAATCGGTCGCATCTATATCTTCTGTTAAAGATAATATTTTAAATTCTAAAGGAGCAATATTATATTCTTTATAATCATTAATAATTGTCTTTGGTGTATTATTTTCTTTTAATGAAAATGCTATTTTTTTATTATTGAATGATGAATTAAATAATAATAATGTTGATTTTGATTTTGTGGGTTTGTCAATATAATTAACTAAATCCTTCTTATTATTACTACCAGAAAATAAATCATAATAATTTGAAGTATGGCTATCTTGACTATCCTAAAAAGCATTCTTTGCTAATGATGACAGCTCTTCCTTAGTTTTTTCTACCGAAACTTTTTTATCTATAACAAAAACAGTATTTGCCGATTCTTTATAAAACATATATGGAACAAACTATTCCAATTTTATATTATGAGAATAACAACCTAATAGCAATGAAGCTATATTAAACCCAAAATATTTTGGTTTATTTTTTATATTTAAATTTAAAGTAGTTGTAATACAATTATTACATTTATATCTTATTAAATAATTAAAATAATCCAATACTTCATATTTTGAATTAGACTAAATTACATTATTTAATTCATCTTCTGGATTTTCTAAATCTTCATAATCCAATGGAATAGCAACGTATAAATCATCTGTACAGTTAAATATATCAAAATATAATTCTGATACTTTTACGGCTGTTGAATCTATTGTTGATAATTTTATTTCTAATTCTATATTATGTACTATTTCTTTTTGCTATGAATATTCTGGATAAATGTCATAATATTCAATATAATCTAATAATTTAGGTGAATAAGTTGTTGCTGATTCTATATACTCTCCTCTATTTTTTACGTTCATTAAAATGGAGCTTTCTTTTGATGAACTAAAATCAGGGTTATAACCAATATAATTATTATAATTATTATATAATTCATAAGTTAAATCAACATCTATAGGTATAACAATATTATTATTAACATTATTTGATATAATAAAATTCATATTTATTTTGTATTCTTTTAAAATATCATCAATAGTTGTATGATCCGCAATATCAGTTATTTTACCATCTAATAATAATGCACCTTTACTTTCATCATAATATTCAATGTTATATAAATTTGTATATTCAAAATCTTCTACTAAATCTGATAATTCATTTAATGAAAAACTTGCATATATTCGTATATATTTATTTTGATTATCATTTACTATATAAGGTAATACATTATTTTGATTATCAAATTTATTATATATAGTGCTATTTTTATCGATAACGCTTATATCATCAATATCATAAATTGTAGAATCTGTTAATTCATAAAACCCTGTATCAGTATTGCCTATATAATTATTAAAAAATAAGCATTTCTTATTATCTGGTACATAATTCTATATATCATCATCTATATCAAATAACGAAAGTGATATATTTTTAGAATATATAACTTGAGGTAATATATTATCCAATTCTGTATTATAAACTCCTACATTTACATCTCTGATGACTTCATTTATAATATCACTATAAAATATTCCTATTAAAATTACAGCAGTCGTAGATATAAAATTATCAAAATTGGAATAAAATTTTATTGATAAATTATTAAAATATGTAAATGTATTATATTCCATATTTACATATAATTTCTATTCTAATTGATCTACTATATGTTCATTGGATGTAATAAGATTTTCTATATTGTAAATTAAATCATTTCCGGAGGTAGTGAAGTCCTCCATTAATATTTCAAATTGTACATTATAAATATTATATGTATCAATATTATATACTTTACAATATAAAACCATTTTTGAAATATCGCCATGAATATTGCCGCCATTTTTTATTTCTAATTCTTTATAATATATAGGCTTATGTGTGATATCATAACCGGAGATTAAATTCATTGCTCCGTTGATATATGTTATTTTATCAACGGGGTTACTGTCATAAAATCTTACATAATTTCTTATATATTTATTACTATTATGTAATTCTAATTTATTAACATGATAATCTATATTTTCTAAATCGTAAATATTTACAATATCATAACTTTCAGAATATGTATCATAAATCATATAAATATATTCCATACGATTCTTATTTATTAGCGTAAAATCATTAAAATTCCACTGGAAAGTATTAGAATTATATGCATTATAAACAACTTTATCATATTCTGTAAGTTCATTATCGCCATTGACATAATTATTTATAATATCTTTATATTGAGTGATATTATAATCCGTAGAATCGCTAGTTATAGAATGATTTATTATTTCTAATCCTATATAATTATTAATATCATTAATAGAATTATATGAACATATGTTCATATTATTGGAATTTAATAACATAGGAACCGGAAAAGGTAATAATTTTATTTTTCCAGAATTAACATTATTAATAAAAGTTGTATAGTTTGTACTATTTAAATAATTAGAATTGCTATTATCTATATCTATTGCTAATCCGTAAATTTTAAATCTATCATTGTCTACAAAGTTATTCGTTATTAGAATATTATTTATATTATCCGTAGCGTGTAATTTATATTCAAAATCATTTAAATTATCATAGTCTGATACAAAATTTATTTCCTCCTTTGACATTATATCAGTATAAGGAGTTAAAGCTACTGAAGAATCTAATAACTCTTTTCCTAATATTTCACCATAATGATAATTGTCTGCATTAGTATAATCAGATTTACTATAAGTGTAAATTTCTTGATATCTTTTTTTATAATACGGATAGGATAATATTACATTATCATTCTCTATTAAATCATTATCTATTTCTGAAAGCCTTATAATAAAATTATTATTTATATCTGACCTAAAAAAAACATTATTGTCTAATAATCTAAACCCACTGACATTCAATAAATTAGCTGTTGTTACATCTATATATAATTCTTTAATTGAGCTTTCTGAATTTTCTATTTCATTTTTTAAATTTAGGGCGTTTAATTTTGTAGTAATATCTATTAATTCTAAATATTCCCCTATATTTAGAATTATATCATCATTTATAATACCAGTTTCAGTTATTTCGATATTAGAATCTATTAATTTAAATATAAACTCCAACCCATAATAGATATCATCACCTAAAACAATTTTGTAATTTTCTAAAGTATATTCATCAAATACAATATCTTTGCCATACTGAGTTGAATGTATTTGATTTGTAGAATCATTATTTATTTCATCAGGTTCATAACTATAATTATAATTCATATAATAAATATCATTAAATGTGCCGCTATATTTTTTTAATTCACCGGCTATTATGGAGTATTCATTATTAATAGTAATGATATCATATTGAACTTCATCAATATCATTATTATTATAGTAATTATAAATGTTTTCTATGCCTAAATATAAATGATGAGTAGATAAACTATTAGGAATACTATAATTATATATTAATTTATCGAAAGAATAATAAATTTTATCTATTTCAGTAATATTATTTTCTAAAAAAGAAGGTGTGTCAATATTATATTTATCTATTTTCAATATATGAGTATCATTATTATATAAATTATAATTATCAATGTCAGTATATTGTTCATCGAAGTGTCTTTCAATTGATAATAATGATAATGGTAAAATTTCATTACCAAATTTTTCATAATATATTGAATCATTATAATCTGATGTATTATAATATTTGTATTCATTTAATGTATATACAGTATCGTAATATAAATCTAACTATATAGGATTGAACCCCGGTGGGTTTCCGTTTATATAATTAGAACCTTTCATTAATTGTTGTCCAAATATATAAATACCGCTGATAAAGGGTTTATCTATTCCGTAATTGTCCCCATATAATATATTATATTCGAACTGTTTTAAAAATACCGTTAAATATTTTTCATATTTTGGCGACTAATAAAATATGGCAGTATATTTATTTTCTTTATCATTTGCAATATTATTACAAATGAATTGAACTTTATCATTAATTAGTCCATAATAAAAATTATTATCCATTAATGTATTGCTAGTTAAAAATAACTGTTTAATATATTTATCTAAATATAAACTTTCATAGTTAGTCAAATAATTATAATAAATATCTTCCAATTTGTAAAAACTTTCCATAATGAAACCAATTATATTATATTGTTTTTTGAAATTAATTATACAATTACAATATTAAATATTTTTTATGGTATCAAAATATGCTTTTTAAAACTAATTTATATAATAGAAATTATTACCCTATAAAGATTTTTTCTATTAATGAAAATATTCTCAATGATGATAAATCTACTATTTCAAATGATTAGATTATAACCAGTTCTACTTTCAATAATGATGAAGGAAAATTAATTAAACCTTTTCAAACCACATCATAGATAACATCTGTGTCATTAAATGAAAATGTAAATAATTTTAAAGGATATATATATTTAGATTCTACTATATACACAGATTCTATTGATTATGGTACATTTGGAATATTATCAGGTTAGGAAGCAAATATAAAACATCACTTTGTTACTTTAAAAACTGGTAAGATTTTCAATAATAAAACAGGGGGTGTATTTACAAAAGATGACGCTGATAGTTTATCGGAAGAATCTAATATCTCTTTAAAATTTAGTATGAAAGATATATCAGATTAGAATGAGATATTAAATCATTTAGAAATGTCAGGATTTAGTGGATATGATATAGAAGATTATGATTTTTTTGGAGATGGAATAAATTCATTAACTATCAACTCTCCGCCTGATGACAACTGCACTAATCAATTTGTTAGAGGAAGTGTAATAAATGATTAGGACACATTAACTGAATTTATTGAAAATAATAATGGCACATTGAAATTATATAAAGAAAATGACAATATATAGTTTGACATGGAGCTACCCGGAAGATTATTATCTGATATATTTACTTCACTAGATACAAGTTATAAAAACATGATAACTTCAGAAGATTATGAAAAAAGTTCTAACTCTTCTATTGATTTGCCTATGTTACAATGGTCTATAGGCATGACAGTTATTTTGCAGTTAAAAAATAAAAATAATAATACTCCTTATAAAATAAATTTAAAAATTGTTACGCCTTTAATATTCCTTTTATTATTACCTGAAAATGATATAATTGAAGCAAATAAAAGTGATATTAAACCATTGCTTAATTTAATTAATAATCCTTCTGATCTTGATAAAAATACATTATTAGTTATACCAACAAAAACAAAATTATTAACTAATCCTTCCAGTTATTATTCATCTAATATAAAAGTATCACCCTTATCATTAAATACTTTATCGTTTGATACTAATGTAAATAAAGATACTTTTTTTACTATTAATAATGTTCAATAGAAAGCATCAGATTATTATACTGATAATGACTTAATAACTTTTTCGTCCGAATCGTTTCCGATAAAAAGAATTATACCATCCAGTGCAAATAAATTGATAAATAATAATTTTGACATATTTATAGATACTACTGGAATAACAGAAAGTTATATCAATACTCTAATTATTAATTATTCTTATGATGGTACAACTTATGATATTGAAACTGATATTGAAATAATTCCTACTCTAAATGAAAATGAACCAGAAATAATATATTTACCAAATTCTATACTTGTTGAAAATTCTCATAAACATAAAGTAATACAAAAAGATTTATATAGTAGCAAATTTATTGACTGTATTCATTTTTCAACATTAGGAGAGGATAAACTTAATTTTCAATTAAAAAATATAGGCGAAGCGAATGCGATAATTGAAAATGTCGAAATAGAAAATGCCTATAAATAGTTAGACGATTTAGCTAATATAGAAAATAAAACATCTAAGGATTTAGAAAATATCGAATTACTTACAGAATGTACTAATCATCACATTAGTGCTATGAAATATGTGAATAATTCTTTAACTGATATAGAATTAGAAAATTTAATTGAAAGATCTTCTATTAAAAAATATATAAATTTTACATTATCAAACATTAATCAATCTTCATATAATGCATATGGGACATCTAATTTTAAAATATTTTTTAATATAAATAGATTTAAAACGGATATAAATTATTTAAATGGTATACCTTTAATATTTAAAATAATTTATAGAAAAAAAGATTCACCAATTAAATATACTAAATATATATTCAATAAATCTGCTTTTAATTTAAAATTTGTAGTCGGTAAAATGGAATTATTGTATAATAATGAAGTGGAAGATATAAAATATATTAGACCTTCATCAAGAAATACTTTATTTGTTGATTTATATAGAAATATTAAATTTGACAATATTTAGAATTCTATGAGTAAATTATTATCGACCGGAGTTTCTATAAAAGATTGTAAAATATTAAATATAAATAATATTAATAATATATCGACTAATGAATATTTTATAGATCGTTCACAATTTCCATTAAGTGTATCTTCATTAAATAATATAAATATTAATACGTTATCATTTGATTTAAATTTACAGAATGAAAAATTTTATAAATTTAAATTAAGAATATATACATCTTATGAATATATTCCTTTCATTGATATCCCTTTAAATGTAATAGCAACAAATGTGGATGTTGAAAGTATAATAAAATTTGATTCTAATGATTTTTATGTAAAAAATAATAAATATTTTTTATCATTAATAAAATTACAAACAAAAAATAGAAAATTATCTATAGTTAATACTTCTAATATAGATATTATGATATTAGATATAGACATTTACACCATTTCTGATCATTTTGGAAATGATAATTTTGATATTACATTAAATAATAGTTTTAATTTTCCGTTCAAAATGACTAATAAGAATTCTTTAAAATTAGATATTGATTTTATTGGTAAAGATTTTGGACACTATAACAACTTTATAATATTAAAAACAAATTTAGGAGATATATATTTAAGCATTTCTTCTTTCGTAAATACAAAGTATAAAGATGTATATGTATTAATGGAAAATAGAAAGGGTACAAAATTTACATCAACATTAACTGGCAGTGATGTAGATTATATTAAGTTAATAAACTTCGGAGATGATAAATGTTTTACTGAAATAACTAAATTAGGAGGATAGAATTTAAATAATTTTAAAATATCCGAAAATGCAAAACTATTACCGAATACTACCAATTATATAGAAAATGTATTTACTCCTACATCAACGGGTAAAAAAATAAGTTAGGCTGATTTTAAATTAAATGATATGCTAGAAACTTATAAATTATTAATAGACGAAGAGACTTACATAGCTAAATTACAAAATAGTCATATAATTGCTGAAATGATAGGAACCGCATTAAGTGAAACGGCAGTGCCAGTATTTAGTAAAAGTATTATAGATTTTGGATATATCTCTACTGATAATAAAAATAGATTAACTAGAGTAGATACCTTTGATATTGAAAATTATGGAATAACTCCTTTTTTAATAACAAAGATATCAAATGTAAATTCTAAATCTCCTTTTAAAATATCTTTACTAAATGAAAGTTATCCTATAAAGGTAAATAAGAAAATATCAATTCCAATATATATTGATAATACTTTATTAGATGACAATAATAAAATATATTATGATATATTTAAATTTGAATTGCAAGATTTAAAAACAAAAAATGTTTTTAGTAATGATATTATTGTTAAATTAGAACTTACTGAAGATGATAAAAAATATATATCATTAAATTCAGAACTAATAGAATTTGGATATTGTGAAATAAATAATTTTAAATCTGATTCCGTATCCATTAAAAATTTTTCAACAGATAAGTTATCATTAGATATATCTTATAGTGGCGATATAGAATTACAAACATTGAAAGAATTCGCTATCAATTTATAGCCTAATCAAACCTTCGATTTGCCTATTTATTTCTATCCTCATGGAATTGATAATTTTGAAGGTATAATACAATTAAAATTTGATGACGATTATATTAAAAATATAAACCTTTTTGGGTATGGTGTAGATTTTCAGTTACCTTTGATAAAAATCGAAAATGAATTATTAAAGTATACTAACAATATTCAACAATATTTAAATAAATAATATTTTACGGAATCGGTTATTTATCGCCTATTCCGTAAAATATTATAATCCAAATTCCTATAATATTTTATATAAGTTCAAAGGTTTCTTAACAGGGTAGTATACATTATCAAAATATACCACTAAACTAGAAATGTTATTCAATATTTGCTCAGACACTTCATCATACTTAACATATACCATTAATGAATATTCTGTTCCTAATTTAGTATCATTTTCTTGCACAAATAACTTATTATAAGTATATATACATTTCATGCTATCTATATGAATATAGTCGTCCTGTGATATTGTAGTCATATCAACTGCGCTGTCATCAAAGGGGTTATTGACATTATTATAATTTGGCAAACATAAATCGCACATCGGATTATCAATCATATTTGCTATTAAGTCAAACGCTTTTGATTGTATTGCCACTTTTAATTTCGAATATTCCATTATTCCACCATAACAACATCGTCTAAGGTAACATTAAATATATAATCACTGTTATATGATATATATGAATATTTTAAATTAATATCATATTCATATATATGATTATACTTTCTATAATTTATTAACATTTGGACATAACCTTCAGATGATATTTGATAAATTGTTGAGTCGCTTAATAAATCTTTATTTAATATAACAGGATTATTATTATTAGTATTAAATGATAATTCATTTACAGATAGATTAATAAATTTATTATCATCAATATTATATAAAGTAATTAAATCATTATAATTATTTATCGAATTTATAAAATAATCAGAAAATGTATAATCATTTTCATCTGAATATAAACTATAATATGCATACTAATCTATTCCTATTACTTTATTAAATATAATAAATTTATTATCTGTATCCATGATATCATCATATTTAAAAAATGTTACAAGAAATGTTCCGGTCGTATCTGTTATATTTACTTTGTAAATATCTTCCCCTATTAATACTGACATCACATCTTCATATTCCGCAACATCTGTATTATCCATATCATAAGATTTAATAATATTAACGTCTGTTAAAATAAAATCTTGTAAATTTTCATAATTAGTTGTATCTATAGTTAAAATATCTTTAACATAAGAAAAGGTATAATCGATTACTATAGGATCTTTATATATTTCAGTTAACTGTAATTGTTTTATTTCATTATATAAATGATAAATCAAATCATAATTCAATTTATCATTTATATAATATTTATTAGATAATAGATAATAGTAATCAAATGAAATTGTTTGAATATAATCGAAATATAAAAATTTATACTTATAAAAGCTTTCATCCAATACCGTATTATTTCTAATAAAATGATTATCTAAAATATCTAATGCATCATTTTCATTATCAATCGCTATAATAGATAGCATATTATGAGGTAATATATTTATATCATCATTTATTAGTATAACATTATCTATTCCATTAGTATGTATATAATAAGATAATGAGTATTCTTCGCTTTTTATAAAGTCGTTATAGATTACATTTGCAGTATCAAATGTTTTATTAAATTTATACAAGTTATCAAAATCCTAAGATAAATTATATATATAATTATGCAATTTATTATAGTCCTACTATTCATCCATATAATCATTTACTACAAAATCAATTTCATAATGATCTACATCCAAAGAATATGAGTAATATAATTCATCATTATTTATAGGTATCAGTCCACCTATAGCAACTTTATATTGTCGTAAATAAAATGTTTCGTAGTTTATATTATCAGACACATATAAAACTATCGGCAAATTTGTAGTAGTGTCAAATCCTTGGATATCTATAAATTCCGCTGTCTCTATACTTCCAATATTTGAATCTACAAAATCACCATGAATATCCTAAAATTCTATTTGCTTTGTTAAATAATTTCTATACTTTTTAATACTATTATAGCTACTTATAAATTCATCATAATCTTCATCTAATATAACTGTAGAATCATTATTGTAAGCTGTTTTTATATAGTTATATAAATAATTATTATATGATTTAAATTCTATATTGACTATCTCTTCTTGTTTATATAACTTTAATTGATTTGATGTTATCGAATTACTTGGTACCTAATCTGATAAAGTGCTTTCCTCAATATCATTAAATGTAAATTTTAAATCCTATCTAACAAATGGATGCGGATAATTATCCACATATTCACTATGTCCATTTTCTGTTACTTTTATACTATAAGGATATTTATCTGCGCTAGTTACAATATATGAATATTGCTCAAAACTAAATATTGCCGATGGAATGTAACTTTTAACATCATTTAAAATATCATATAATGTATTTTTTAATTTATAATTATCTTGGCTTCCGTAAATATATACATACTTTTCATATCCATTAAAATTTATTTTAAAAGTAAATCCATTATAGATAACTTTATATGGTAAATAATTTGAATATATATATAATTCTTTGTATGATAACGAATTTTGCAATTGTTCAAATTCCGATTCATTTAATCCTTCAGTTTTTATTAATACTAAATCAGGATATTCTATATTTGATTTAGGATAATATACTGTTGTAGGTGTCTCTATTTTCTTTTCAACTATATTAAATAAATAATCATCAATGGGATCTATTTCTATTCTATTATACGAAATAGATTTTATCGATGATAAGTAACCGGAGTCCTTTTCATTCTTTATAATATTATCTACAAATATACCCTTAGTATCAATATCATTTGAATAGGTCTAAATAAATTTTATATTATTAGGATACTTTATAGATGTTATTATAAATATTTCACAAGCATTGAATTTTGATAATATCATCTAATGAATAAGCTATAATTTTTCTACATTAGATAAATTGGCATCAATTTTTACATCATCAATTTTATCATATAGCCCATATACATATTTTATTATTGTTGAGCTTTTATTTTCTGAATACTTATGATATAGATATGTTGAAAAAATATAATCCATTTTTTCATTAACGGCATATTGTTGCATACCTATCGTATCGCTGAATATGTATTCTATATTTAGATTATTAGAATTAAATCCTAACATTATATAGACCTCTATAAAAATTTACTTAATTCTAAATTATTTATATCATTAGATATAAATAATTTTATATCACTATCGACTATTTTATTCTTTATTACATTATCTTTAAAAATATAAGCTATTTTATTATTAGATAAATTGTAAATTGTAGGAAATATATATACCAATTCGTTATCAACTGATAATAATATTATAGAAGAAAAGTTATTTATATCATTATCAGAATCTATGGTAAGAATTAACATATTATTAATATAACTAATATTCTTTAATTCAATAATTTGAGTATATGTATTATATAATATAGATGAATAATTTATCCAGTACCTATAAATATCACTGTATTCATCATTACCATCATTGTATGATACAGTTAAATCAATATAATCCTTATTTATAGAATTGCCTATATTAATAATTTTAATATACCCTTTCAAGTTATAAGAAGTGTCCTTTACAATTGTAAAAGGTGTGTTTATATATTCTATATTTAGATTATCCGTTGACGTAATATCGTCAATTTGGAGGTCTGCGGTTCCTTGATTAATAATATCAAATCCGAAATTTTTTAATGTATATAATTCTTTTATACCAAGTTCAACACTGTATTCATTCATATCAATTCCTATTAAATATTTGTAACATTAGAAAAATTCGTTAATAGATTATCTTGATCTTTTGTATCATTTAAATATTCAAAAAAATTATCTAATTCAATATATCTATTAACTGAAACCAAATAATTTAAATCTAATGATAGCATATTAGGAATGATATAGTTTGTATCATCAAATTTTTTTATCTACACTGCTATTAATGTTTTAGTGGATGAAGGTTCATTCTATTTATAAGCACTATCGGTATTGATAGTAATATTATTAATAGGTTTATAATTTAAATTGTACTCTTCTATATTTAATGATTCTGATAAATTAGTAACTATTTGATTAAATATATATACATTATTATTTTCAATAAAATTTGAAATATTTATTTCATTAATAATTAAATCATTCTATAAAGTATTAATATATGCCAAATCTTTTTCTTCGGTATATCTAATGATATATAAATCAAATAACATAAACATCTAAGTAGATAAGCATAATTTAAAATTATCATTCGTGTACTATTTCATAATATTACCCATTCACTAACATTACAGGGATTGTTAAAGTTTCACCTGATTTAGCTATATCAAAAATTAAATCATTAAAATAATTAGCATTGCTACTTAAAAATGAAAGATTATATAAATTATCTATATTTTTTAATGTACTCTATGGAATATTCTTCCTATCTTGTAATATTCTTCCTATTGAATTTGTTTCAATTGCTATCGGCATAGAATTTTTAAATCCATCAGAATATTCTTTATATTTCTTTATCTAATAATATCTGGATGAATATTTCGTTTCAATTAGATTTTTAGGTTTAGCTCCATTATATAAATGAAACAATCCATCATGTTCTAATTGTATTTTATTAAAAATAATATCAAAAAACTTTTTAGTAAATTCAAAAGGTATATATCTATAAATGCCATTATTTTTATTTAAAAAAATTCCAACAGTAAATAGTGACTGAACAATAAAATAATTATCATTCAAATTTTCAATATCTGATTTAATAGTTGTCTAATTAGAATTGTATATAGAATTTAAACTGATATCTATAATACCGCTACTTGTTATTGATGTTAAATATTTATTATTATAATATAATTTAATATTATCTACGTCATCAGTGGTAGTATAAATAAAAAAATGAACAGGATAATAAACACCATTTAAATAAAATAAATAAAAATTGCTATGGTAAACTTTATGAATATTTGATTTTATTATTATGGTAGGATTGAAAATTGTTCTGATGTTATCTTCATCATCGATATAATATTTTCCAACTAATTCTTTTATCGAATGAATATTCCCTGATAATGTTATTAGTTTTTCTACATTTTCTATTTCATAAAAAGGATAATATTCATTAGAATGAATATTATCATTTTTTAATGTATTATATCGTTTATAATAATTATCATTATTAATAATAGAATACTATTCATCTAAAGTTAAATTATCATTATATAATGATAATTTTATTGCTTCATTTGCAGCATCTATTGCAATATTATCTGTTTGAGTAGCGGATTTTATAAATCGATCTTTATAAAAATTTTCCTAAGATTCTGATAAATCTCCTGTATAAGAAAATAAATCTATAGGATTTTTATTATACATTACATTATACAATGGCATATCGGATTCAAGATATATTAAATTACCAGAATTGATATTTTGTAAATTGAATTTATAGCTCTATAATGTTGGATGATTTGATACGGCTTTTATATTATAATTTGATAATATATGCTGCACTTTATCGTAAGAAGAATATAACAATTAATAAACCTATACAACGAATTTAAACATTTTCAAATATACAATCATCAAATTCGTTTTTTAGTATATTAATTTTAATTTTAATACTTTTAATAAATACATTATTGAAATATTTACTATTATCAATTAAATCATATACAATGGCATCTTTTTTATTATCACTTTTTCGTACAATCCGCCCTATTGTTTGAATAAGAGATTTTCTTCCCATTATAGGAGTTGCCAATATTAATCGATTTAAAGCGGCATAATCAAAGGCATGCGAAGCATATTTATAAGTTGCTACAATTACGTTATCATTTATTTTATCAATATCATTTTTTTCAGAAAATAATTTAGCAGAAGTTATATTTTTTTCTTTTAAATAATCATACACAAAATTAAGTTGTTTTTTTGTTAAACAAATAATTATTATTTTATTATTTTGTTCTATTTCTTTTTTTGTGATATTATAAATATTAGATATCCATTCTTTAGATTCATGTAATTTTGAATTATATATCGATCTTGCTTGAATAAAATTTCTATTCCATAAATACGAAATCCTTTTACCGTACTTTTCACCTAACCCACTATCGAATTTTATAAACTTTACAGTAGGTTGATAATCATATGAGCCATAAGTAACTAATATATCATCGAATATAGATTTAACTAAAATATTTTTTTCTTTATCAAGATAAGGCGTAGCAGATAATCCTATTACATTTTTAGTGTTGAATAACAATGAAGCTGATGCATATTTAGTACCCATCTTATGCGCCTCATCCCAAAATATTAGATCGATTCCTATTGATCTAAATAATGGATAAAATTCTTTTATATTATTTTTTACTTTTGAAGCTAATGTCTGAGGTGTTGTGATGATAACTTTTTTATTTTCGACATCAAAAATTTTTCCTTTTATTAATCCAATTTCAGAATCTGTAATATTTGTATGTCGTAAAAATTCTTCTCTCCATTGTTCGACAATTTTTTCAGTATCAATAAGAATTAATGTTTTTTTATTTAAATAATGTGCTAAATATATTGAACAAACAGTCTTACCAAATCCAGGCCTTGCGTGCAATATACCATTTATACATCCAGTAGTAGTATAAACATTCAATAAATTATCAATTATACTTATTTGTTCCTTTCTTAATTTAGAAACAAATTTATATTTTAATATTTCTTCAGCTTTAAATTTTTTATCACTATAAGTTAAAATATCTTTATTATGTGCATATTTTAATATATTTCTAGGAAGGTATATATAATCATCTGTAGAATGTAAAGTATAAGGTTCATACTTTTCAATAAACGGACTATCTTTATTCAATAAACAAAACATAAATTAATACAAACTCACAGTTAAATAAACAACTTTATTATTCTTATCTATTATTACAGCCTTATTTATTCCATCAATTATATTTGATGTTGTACTTTCGTAATTATCAATCGATAAACTTATATTATATGTCAAAAACTCTTCTCTTTCAATTTCATTATCCATTGCCGCCTCTGCTATCATTGACTAAATTTCCGCAATTTCCATATTAACTAAACCTTTAATTATATAATTTTGATATACTATAATCAATAAACGTTGTTGAATCGTTAATATTAATTACATCATTAATAATTCTACTTTTACTATATAATTCTAATGCTATATTTTTCAATTCTCTATTATATTTGTTCTTTAAATATATTATTAATTTATATAATCCTATAGAAAAACTAATAAAATCAAATTTTTTAATTGAGATTAAAAAATAACTATTTATAAAATTATAATCCGTCAATTTCATAGAATTTATTTCTTCAACAAAGAATGTATCAAATATTTTGCCATTTATCATTTGATAATTAGTAAAATATTTAATTATTAAATTTTTTATAATATTATCAAATAGTAATATCGTAATATATTTCGCTTCTTCCAATTTATTTAATTTTATTAATATATATGCCGCTATTAATATATTACTATAACTAAAATAATTAAAAGGGTATATTATTTGAATATCATTTAAATATTCTTTAAATTTTTTACTTTTATAATAAGAATAACTATTTAACATTATAGAAAATAATATTTCCGAATTATAATATATTTTTAAATCTTTTTTTAATTCAATAGTAATATTTTTTAAATCTGTATCTATTTTTGTTATAAGGCTGTTTACATTTGAATCTTTTTTTAATTCACAACCTAACACCCTTTCATTTGTTTTTGTATATTTTATTTTTTTTGGGGTTTTATATTTCGATATCAAAATTTCATAAGGATAATAATATTTATTAAAATCAGGAATAATTGAATTTTCATCTTTTATCATTTCTGGGGCTGGTTTCCCTACAATAAACTTATTCTTATTATAAAAAATATTACAATTTTGCAAACTAACCTTTAATTTACTATCCCTTTTTAATAAAGTATCAACATATATAAATTTATTTTTTCTTTTTAATAAATAAGAATTTATTTTTAAACTATCAAAGATTTTTTCTTTTATAATATTATAATCAATTTCTGATTCATCTAATAATTCTTTTAATAATAATGTTGTTACATAATTTATAACATAATCTTTATTTATTTTTTCCATATAAATTCTTATTATTATATTGTAAATAATTGATATTAATAAAGAAATGGACTCGGTTAAGAGAATCGAACTCCTATACACAGATTTAGAGTCTGTTATCTTGCCATTAGATCAAACCGAGTTTTATCTAACATATTTAATTAATCTATATCATTTTTTATTTTAATATACAATTATGCATATTGCCAAGTTAATTTTAATTTTTTGTCACTAGGATGTTTCCCGGCAGATTCTCTTTTTCCTCTACAACATTCGGAAATGTGTTGATGTCTTGTATTTGCATGATTACCAGCTTTTCTTAATGAAAGAAACATAGAATTTAATTCAGGACAATAGACTTTTTTTCTAGGTTTATTATGTAATCCATTTTCAAAAGCATGATCGCTATTTTCTTGATTAGTCATCCATTCCAAATCTTTCCAATAGTTATTTAACTTATTACCATACTTATGATTTACTTGTGGTTTATTTTTAAAATTATCAACGAAATGAATAGCAACTAATCTATGAATAACATACGACTTCCCTTTTCCATTATTACTAAACCATACATTAGCATATTTATTTCTAAAAGATGTTTTTAAAATAACACCTTCGGGGTATCTATGAAAACTTTTAACATTTCCCCATGATGATATTTGATACAACCCTTCGTATCCTTTTACATCCTTCCACGTTTCAGACTCTCTATTTTTTATTTTTGTATCTGGCATAATTATAGTATTATTTTAATTAAATTATTTATTTAAAATAGCGAAACATTTTGTGATACTTGATTATTAGATTTTGTTTTCTTTTCAAATTGACCTAACATTCCGCCCCCTTCTTCGGCACTACACTTTTCAAATCTTGCAAAATTAGGACGATATCTACAATTTATTATAGTACCATCTTCATGATATCTATGTTTTTCATTATATAATACGACCATATTATATCCTAAATCTTTATAAGTATCTTTTACCTGCATTGTAATAACGATATCGGCATTTTCATATTTTGACCAACCGCCTCCAATGTCCGTACCACTTGGCATTTCGTCATCGCTTTTACTTTTTCTTGCGCCTTCTCTATTAAACTGCGATACAGTTAACCCGCAAGTGTCATATTTTTTTGAAACAGCTTTGAAATCATCTACAATATTCCCTACAACTTCATCACTTCTCAATGTTTTTCTATTATCAATAGGTAACATTTTATCTACATAGTCAAGCATAATAGAATATACAATAGAATCTTTAAACTTTAATAGAGTTCTATCAATGCATGCTTCTATAGCTAACATATTATGACGTTTAGGTGGCAATTCAACTACGACTAATATAGTATTTTTATCCTTTTGTTTTAAATATAATTTTATGATTTCTTTTCTTTTCTGATCATCCAATATATCATACTTTAATTTATTAATATCTATATCAGTTATATTTGAGATAATCCGTAAAAAAGTTTCTGTTTTAGAATTTTCAAAAGTAAAATAGAAAACAATATTTTTTTTATTACCAGTTTTTTTAGACCGTAAGTGTTCTGCCGTTGAATGGCACAGAAACATTGATTTCCCGGCCCCGGAAGCCCCGATTAATATACCTATTCGTTTCTTCTCTATAAATCGAATTTCGCTTAATATTGAAACTTCTCGACACTCTTCTTGAACTACAGCCGATTCTTGTAAAGCTTCATCAATATCATCGATATCATTTTCTAAAACAAAATCGTCATTTATTAAAGAATCATCATATGTCAAAAATATTTTTGATAATCTTTGTTCGTATTCTATTGTTGGGTCTTCTATTGTATAAAATTTATTATATAAATCATATAAATCAATAATAGATTTATGAAGAGATAAAAATTTAATAACTTTATCAAATTCTATATTTATTGAACTATTATTAAATCTATTTGAATCTTTATTATTAACAATGTAATTTATAAATTTTTGTACTTTATTAAATGTATTATTATCTATTGTGTTTTCTATTTTATTTATAATACTTTGTTTTATAGAAACAATATCAGCATTTATACTTATTGTTTTTGATTCTATAATTAAAGATAATATTTTTATGAAGGCAGGATTATCCGTTTCATATACTAATGATAGTGATTTATAGGACTGTTGTTTTGTAGTAAAAAAATAATTTAAGAAACTATTTATATTTAATAATGATGCGTCTTTAAAATTAGTAATGTCATATCTTAATAAACCTATACATAATAAAGATATATACTCAGGTGTTAAATATTTTTTATCTATAATCATTTTTATTTTAATAAAGGAGAGAATTTTGTCATTATGTTAGCTACAAATAAATATTTAATATTATTTGTAATTAAATCTGTCGGATCTAAACTATTGCTTAATTTATCATGTTCATATCTAAAAAAATCTGTCGGATCAGCATATTCTACATAATCATATAAAATTTCATTTAATTCTTTTAAACTATTAATATTTCCTATTATAAAATTAACAACATAATTTAAAATTTTACGATACGCTGGAATATTTACCCAACCGCCTGTATATTTTATATTGACTATTTTATTATCATTTAAATAATATACTCCATTTTTTTTATTTAATACAATGACATGGTCGTACTTTTTATACTTTGTTATCTTTAAAAATCTATCACTCACATACATTTCGGCAGAAACATTAGTATCTAATGTAGAAAATTCAATATCATCATAATTCATTCTTTTTATTATCAATGATTTTGTTGACATTTTATGTAATTTAAAAAAATTCAAAAAAAATACATTTCTTATAGCTACCATATATCTATTTAGTTTTATATTATTACATAATAATCTTTTATAAAATAATCCAAACTCTACAACTCTTTTTTGTTTAGACATAGAATTACAAATTGAAATATATTCATCGATAATGTTACTTTTAATAATGTTATTACAAGCTATTAAAAAATTTACATTAAATGAAATGATATCAATAGAGTTAATATCATTTAATACCGACTCTTCTTCATAGAAAAAATCAGAATTTTTAGGATATATATTATAATATTTTTTTAATAAATTTAAACATGATATATTATTTATAAATTCTTTTGCGCTTGCCTCTCTAATATCATTTATTACGCTCATAAGTTTTTATTATTTCAGTTATAGGTAATAATTTATAATTATTATTATCGTAGCCTACGTCAATAGCTCTATCATTATATTTAATTTTTCCATGAGCATGTCCGTGTAAATGAATAGAATTTTTATAATAATCAGGCTATTCGTATAACGGATAATGAAATAAATTAAATATATAATTATTATAATTTAATGTACAAATAGTATTATTTAAAATAATTATTTTATTACTAATAGTTATATTATACTTTTTGAATTTATCATGATTACCAATCAATAAATAAATTTTTCCATTTAATTTATTCATTAGATTTATAGTATCTTTAACTTTCGCAGAACTAAAATCGCCAATATAATAAATTTCATCTGATACATTTATTTGATTGTTCTATTGAGAAATTAAAGATTTATTTACTGTTTTTACATCTTTCCCTAATTGATATCTATTATTATGATATAAATAATTACTATCAAAGAAATGATGATCTGCGCTTACATATATCATACTGTTATTCCTTAGTAAATATATAAATTCCATCCTTATATTTATCAGAAAACGAAAAAGGAAAATAACTTCTGCTAATTTTCCGATAAATATATGACGTGTAAAGTATTATAGATTGTTCAGGTCTTGGCATAACTTGTACAACTATCATAAAATTTTTATCTAAATTAGCAGGAAATCCATGTTCGTGTATACAATCTTCTAATTTTAAGTCTTTCATAGTTTAAAATTATTTCTTATCCTCTAAAATTGAATATTCATAAATAGCATCTTCGCTAAAAATTGAATAGTTATTAGGGAGGTTATTGTTTTTTTTCTTTAATAGATTATCACAAAATTCAGGATCAAAAGGATTATACATTAACTTAACCTTTTTCAATAATAATTCTGTATAATAATCATAATTTATTTCCAATACCTGAAATAAATCCTTAATGGATGAAGTTTCTTTCTGCAAAACTTCATCTGGTATAGTTATATCTTTTATAATATCATCTATTTTTTTATTTTCAGTTTTAATATGGTCATACTTAGCAAAGCGTTGTAGTATATCAGGTACATATGACTCATCTTTTAATTTAACACATAACCATTTACCTTTCCCTGTCCGGTTTTCCCAAAAATTTTCACCTGTTATAGCATCGTATATAACTGTCCCTTTATAATAACCTGCAACATTCTTTAATTCGTCAAGTTTTTTGTTAACGTTGACAGGTAACGAAAAGTATGATAAAATATCATAAATATTATCAGCATCTATTTTATAAAAATCAGAAATATACTTCTTGATTATCTTATACAAAATATCAAATCTATCATAAACATTACTATCAGCATCTATGTTTTTTATATAAGATATTAAATCTTCTACAAGTATTTTTACAAATTTATTTGTTACCCGTTTTCCTTCTACACCTTTAAGATCAATATCATAATAGGACGTACCATCATCTTTATATTTTATGATAACAGATATGTATCTTTTTTTTGCATATAATATCATAGACTTAATAAGATATTCATTTTTAAAGTCTACTTTCAGTAATGGCTTTTCTTCTTTTTCTCTTATTTGAATATTATGTTTATGTAAGAAATCTAATAAATAATTATCATTAATTTCATCTTGTAAAATATTTACATATTCTAATGCTTTTGTATTATTAGATTCTATGTCAAACGGCAGTTTTAAAAATAAACTATCCGTATCAATATAAATCAAATTCTTTAAATTTGTATTTGAATCTATATTTAATAAATCGTCTACTTCTTTAAAATATATCATAATGATTATTATTAAAATTTATTTTTAATTTAAAATATAAATAGCTATTTCAATATTAACACATTTTATCATCAAATTCATTAACTATTTTTCAAAGCTAATCAGTAATTTAAATAATAATTTCGCTAGAATTAAAACTATTAATTAAAAAACTTATTATATTAATATTTCTTGTTTTGGAATATTCTACTTTATTATCATAAATATCTGATATGATTAGTTTATTATTTCTAATATAATAAACTAATCTGTATATTATATTTTCTTTTTTATAATTAGTGCAATGTATAAAATTTTTTACAATTTCATGATTATATACTAATTGATTTATCGCGCCCTGATATTCTGATTTTATAAAATTCTTATGACTCTTTAACTCTAACTATATAGCTTGATTACTCTTTTGAGCAAATATATCTATGCCAGCTGTGGAACTCCCTTTAGAGTAAATAAAATATCCTTGGGATCTTAAAGCTTTACGTATATCGCCTTCAAATCTTGCACCTGTCCTTTTATTATTAATAGCTTGTTTTCTACTCATCATAAATCCTTCAATTGTAATATAATTTTTAACAAGTTGTCAAATTCTTTTTGTTTATCTTTGGTCTAATTTTCTTCAAAAATGTGTAGTAATCTATACCCTTTCTCATTACACATATCAGTTTTCATTTGATGATATTCTTCAGCGTTCATCTTTACTTTAGTTCTTTTCAAAATCATGTCATTAGAATGTCAGTACTTACCGTTAAATTCAATTGCGAGCATTAAGGAAGGTATCAATATGTCTAGTTCATAAGGCTTGATTATAGAACGATCTGACTGTATATAATCAATACTTTTAGAATCAAGAAAAGTGTATATTTCTAGTTCTGCTTTTGAAATGTTATGAGAACATTTTGGACAACCTTGTTTTGAATTTAAATGATTCATCGGAGCCTGCTCAAATTCTCCATGAATAGGGCAAATAATTTTAACCTTAGTGTTTGTATTAATATAATTTACTAATGAATAATTATAAAAATGATTATGAACTTTATCTTCTCGTTTACTGAACTTTCTTTACTTTTTCAATATTTATAGCCATTAATATAATCCTTTATTTTTACAATTTATTAAAACGGCTGTAATGGCCGCTGTATTCAATTGTAATTCTTTTGGGGGCATCGCTATATATAATCCTTTTCCGTTCAAAATAGAACGGCCTGACAGCCTGCATTAACAAATAGTTTATCAGTTCTTAAAAGAGTCTATTGATATTTTTTTAAATTTATTTGAAGTAGATGAAAAACTTTTTAGTAAATTTCTAACTTTTAATGCATTTGATGAATTACTTTTATCTCCAAATACTTGTATACGATATTCCAATTCTCTTACTGAAGATAATACTTCATTTGTTATCTCTTCTAAGTTTGAATAATTCCTCATTATTTATCCTTATCTTTTTCAAATTGATTATTTTTATTTTCGGCAACCTTTCTAATTTCATCAGCAATTTCAATATCATTAACTAATGCAATACAATACTCATCAATAAAAAGATTTAACCATCCTTCACATCCTTTAGTATTAATATTTACATAATTAAAATCCATATCATTACTCACCATTTAATGATATATTCATTTCTATTATTAGAAAATACTTTATCTTTAAAATCGTGATAGTGATATGTGCAATCATTTTTAATTATAGATACAGCATTTAATGCATCGATATCATTTTTATCATTTGGAATATAAACTAAATTATTATCTTTACAAAGATCTTCGAGATATTTATTACATTGAAAATTTGAGTTTGATATAATATATTTTGAATGAATTTTATATAAATCTTCTTGTTTTTTTCCATTATCAGATAATTTAATTATATAATAATTACTTTCGCCTATATATTTATATATAAGACCTTGAAATATTTCATTATTATAATTAACTAATACAATTTTATCATCCCCGTAATCATATTCAGGATCACGTACTATCTCAGTATCTACATTAACAAAATGCGGCATAGTTGCATACGAATCTTGTATAATATTTTCAATTCCTTCCATCAACTTATCAGTCAGTATAGTTTTTTGAAAATAGCTATAAAAGTGTTTTTTTTGAATATCGATAATTCCTTTGTCATTATCTATATTAATATTAATGGCACCTTCCTCGTTATCAATTTTTGTACCATCATCTATTCTCATATATACTGTAAATTTCATATAATAAATTTCCTCTATTCTCAATTTTATAATTGTTTTATTTCTTCGATCAATTTAGTAGTTGAATATTGTTTATAATGATTTATTGTCATAGTTACTTTTGCAATATCTGAACCAATTATTTTATTATGGTCATAATCAGCACCTTTAACAATTATATCCGGCTTAATTTTTTTTATCAATTCATAAGGTGTATCTTCTTCAAATATATAAACTTCGTCAATATAAATTATACTATATAACATTTCCAATCTATCAATATCATCCATTACAGCACTTCTATTTTTTAATCTATAAATTGAATCATTGGAATTTATACCAACTATCAATTTATCATTTGGAAATATATTTTTTATTTCTTTAAATAATGCGATATGTCCTGGATGAAAAAAAAAAAAAACATCCATTAGTGAATATTTTCATTACTTTACCTTTTTAATAAACTTTTTATTTTATCTAATTGTTTTTGTTTATCTTTAATCTAATATTTCTCAAAGATATGTAATAACTTATACCCTTTTTCTTTACATATATCAGTTTTCATTTGATGATATTCATCAGCGGTATAATTTTTCTTATATTTCTTTTTTATCATCTCATCAGAATGCCAATAACTGCCATTAAATTCAATCGCAAAACTCTTTGAGGGTATTACTATATCCAGTTCATAAGGCTTGATTATAGACCTATTGGACTGTTCATAATCAATATTTAAAGAGTCAAGAAAAGAACATATTTCTTTTTCCGGTTTTGAAACTTGATTTGAGCATTTTGGACAACTTCTTCCGCTTAAATGACTATTTGGTGTTTGTTTAAATATACCATGCTTAGGGCAAATTATTTTTATTTTAACCAGACTACCTTTATATTTTATTAATGAGTAGTCGTATTTATTATTATGTAATTTATTTGATTTATTAATAAAAGTATCATCTGTTATAGTTCGTCTATTACATTTTGGACAACCTGAGCCATATAAATGAGAATTTGCTTCTTGCTAAAATATACCATGAACTTTACAAATAATTTTAATCTTTTTATGAATGGTTATATAATTAACTAACTTATAATTATATTTCTAACAATGTACTTTAATTGCTTTTTCAATAAATTCTTCTGTAGTTAATTTTTGAAAACCTGAACACTTTAGACAACCTTGTCCGCGTAAGTGTTTATTAGGAGTTTGATTAAATTCTCCATGAATAGGGCAAAGTATTTTAACTTTTACATGAGCATTTACATACTTAACTAATTTATAATTATATTTCTAACCATGAACATTTATAGCTCGTTCTATAAATTTTTCAGTCGTTAATCTCTTCATTATTAATTATTCTCCGCAACTTGCACTTAAATTAACAGGTTCGGTATTTCCGGTGATTTTTTCTAATATTATATCCACTGTCATAATTCTAGCAGTTAATTGAATAGAAAGACTTCCTCCGTCCTTTTTACATTCCAAATTAAAACTTTCTAAAAATTGCTGATTATCATATAATGGTAAAGAATCAAATTGAAATAATTCCTATTTTCTTAATTTTTTATACGTCATTACTCCGCTGTTAATATCCATTGTTTGATATAATTTATCATTATAAATAACTGAAAGATTAGACATTACACCTATAGCAATATTATAAATAGTATCAACTATAGGGTTCATGTCTTCTGTTAATGTCGCAGCTAATAAAATTTCATCCAATATATAATCAAAGTGTATAAGTTCTTCCATGCAATCTATATATGAAAAAGTTTCATTCAATGAAATTTTATTAATAAATGCTCTTATGCACTTTTCATCTACATTTCCATCTTGATCCGCTATCTAATTTAAATTATGGTATGCTTTCATTTGAGCTTGATAACTCGAAGGTAAACTAGTTACATTTAATATAGTATCATCGTCATCATAACAACCTTCTAATTTAAATGATACTTCGCATACAATTGTATCATTAATATGCTATATATCAAACATATTATATTTTAATGCTCTTGTCATATACGCAGGAGTTTTATTAGTATTGACATCATCTGATATTACAACTATATCCATATACCTTACCTTTATACAATTTTCTTAATTAATACATCTGTCAATTTATAATTATTATTAATATATTGATCATTTAAATCTATAAAATTTTTACTAGGGATAATGGCATACACATTATTATATAATTTATATTTATATATTTTTTTATTATTAGATAATGTATTGATAATATTGGTAATAAACTTTAACTTATTAATATCATTATCAATAATTAAATATATATTATCATAAAAAAACTTTCCTGTATTCAATAAAAAATGAAATAATTTTTTATAATTCTTGCTACATAAAGCTAAATAATTTGAACTGGTTCCGTTTTGTAAAATGTCAGATACATTAATAGTTATTAAATCAAACAAGCTTTCAGATATATATAAGTTCGAAAATCTATAATCATTTATCAAATAATAATAATCCAATTTATCATTATTTAATATTGAATAATTTATTTCTTTTATCTTTTTATAAGAATTCTTAGATTTAATATCATATTTATATAAAAATTTTGAATAAAAACTTTTATATATTAAAGTATTTTCAATGCAATCAATATTATAATTCTTTAATATATTATATGTCCTATTATCATTGCATCCTAATCGATACTTTACAAAATGATAGGCAATGCAATCAGTATTTATAGTATTTTCATTGTTAAATATATTTACAATATCATATTTATAATCAACATTTATTTTTATTTTATTTCCTTTTTTAGAGAAATCGTAAGTATAAAAATTAAAATACTGATCTAATAAAGTATTTATGTATTCTTTATTATTACCACTTTTTAATTCTTTTAATAGATTATAAACTATTCCACCTTCATTACATTTATAACAATAAAAAAATCCATTATTATAATCTATTCTCATATGAGGTTTATTGTTTTTACTTCTACCACATAGAACGCAATTATATTGATTTACATTATCGCTGATTTCCTTTTTATTATCTAAATATTGTTCTATAAAGGAAATTACCTGATATATATATTCATTCATATTAAATATTTTTTAACAACGGATATTACATTTTCTACATCTATAGTAGACGTATTTCTATTTTCAAACATGACCATTAATAATGTCATTAATACTTCCATCTTTTCGCTATTATTTGTATCAATAAATTCATCTAACGTTATATCAAATTTTTCACATATATCATCAATTGATAAAGTTGAATCCATATCATTATTATTTTTTGCCAATTTTAATAATGAATTCAGTTCATATTCTATTTGTATTTCGCCTATAGAATAATCTTTATATAGCTCTTCTTTAAAAGTATTATCTATAACTACTGAAGGATCATGAATAATAAATTTTACATATGAATGGTTATTAATATTCAATTTTGCAATATTATGATAGACATCACTATCTTTCCAAATATGAAAAGTATAATACTTTATAGAGTACTTATTTTGTAATATTTTAATATTATTCTTTTCTATTAATAAAAAATTATTGTTATCATAAGAATCATTATAATTCGAATTTATAGCACTGCCTATATTTAATATATTAAAATTATTCCTATTTTTAAAAAAAGGAACATGATTATGTCCATTTATTAAATAGACAATTTTATCAACCTTTTCAAATATAGGAATTATATTAAAAAAAGTTGATCGGAATTTATATATTTCAGAAAAATCATTATGAGAATACAAATAATAATTCTTATATGATGTATCATTTATATATTCTTTAACATTATTAAATAAGATAGAATAATCTATACTGTTAAAAATATAAGGAATATAGATATTATTATTTTCAAAAGTTAATTCATTATATATTTTTATGTTATCATTTAATAATAATAATTCATAAATACTTTCTGTTTTAGTTATTAAATCATGATTACCAACTAAGATATTAATATCTTTAATATCTTTGTATATCAATATCAACTCTTTAAATAATTTTAAAGAGGCATTATCTATTGTAGACGATGTAAAAATATCCCCTAAAAAAACAACTGAATCAATATCATATAACCGATTCATTTGTTTAAGAAAAGGATATAGTAATTTTGAATAAAAACTAACATTATTTTTATTTAAATGAACATCGCCTATAATTAATTTACTCATATTTTTAATATTTTATTTTATATTATAATTTCTACTAATGTAGCAATATTCATACCATCAATCTTAATATGATACAGCGGTTTATACTTTTTGTCAACTATGAATATGTTTTTAATTCCTAATAGTATGTAATTAAAAAAATTAAATAATTGTTGTTTATTGATCATTCTATTATTGATAAACTTATTATATTCCACTTGTTTCCATTCTGTTAATATATGCTCTAAAAAAATATAAATATCATCAATATTTGACATATCGTTATAAATATTAATAATTATATAAATATCATTATCATATAAACTTATAGTGTTATCAGAAACATTCATTTATATCTTTACCTTTTTTTAGCACCTTCATCTATCTTATCGATAATAGTTTCTATATCTTGTGATTCTGATGCATTTTCTGAAATTTTCATTGCGGTTGAAATTGATGTAAACCTATCTAATTGAATCTTATCATTTTCAAAATAATAATTAAAAATTCTTTCTTTTGATTCTTCTACAAATTTTTTATCATCATCGGGGTAAAACTCATTGAAGATGCTATTAATAGCATACTTCCATTTATTGACACATTTATCGGTTAATAAATATTGATAAAAATCTTTTAATCGATGTTTATTATCTTTATCATCTGCAAAGAAATACCAACCTGACCTTGATCCTATATCCTTTTTTGATTTCAAATAATTAATAAGTGTCAACGGGGAGTCGTATCCTGAAGTATTTGTAACTTCGAATTCTATTTTTCTATGCGGTGATATTATTTTACTTTTTTTAGTTTGTATAGTTGACACAAATCCAAATTCAGGATTAATCAATTTTGACTTCTTTCTTGTTGCATATAATGTCAAAAATGATTTATGTTTTACAGCATTACAAGAAGGTGGTTCAACGGGCATATATTGACCTTGCATACTTTCCCTATGCTGATTCAAAGCAAACATAGTTAAATTATTATCATAAAATTTTGTAATTCTAAATAATTTAGTAAATGCTCTTGCTTGCATCCCTATCTTTTCATATCCATCCAACTCTTCATTGGCGGGAGTTTGTTGTAATGTATCCCATATAATAAATAAATCTACTCCGGGATTATTTTCTTTAACCTCGAAAATAATTTGTCCCGCTCTTTCAATTGATTCGGGATTAAGAATTATAACATTATCTAGGTTTTCTATTCCTAATGATTTTAATCTCATACCTGTTACTGATTCTTCTGTATCAAAATACAAAGCGATATATTCTTTTGATTGTTTTATATATGATGATAATATTTGTATTGCCAATGTCGATTTTCCAACTGATGAAGTTGCCCAAATATATTCCAATTGATATTTTGGCATACCACCTGAACCAATAAAAGCATCAAATATAGGATTTCCTGTTAAAAAGAAATCATAATTATCATCTATTTTTATAATGTCCTTTTTTAATGTTTTGCGCAAAGCATCTAAATTTACCATTTCATATCCTTTTTATTTAATATTATAGCGTATCAGGAGAAAGCATATTATCAATATCATCAATATCCTCACCTGATGATAAGTCCATTTTTATTCTATCATTATCTAATTTTTGTAATTTTAATAAATTATTGGTTATATCATTTAAAATTGTTCTTCGGTCTGATATAACTTGTCTAATTAAATCTAACATCTTTACAATATTTTCTTCATTAGTCATTTCATTATGACTATCAATATATTTTTTAAATAATAGTTTTTGATACTTATATTCCTTAATAGCCAATTTAAGCATTAGAATTATTGATCTGAATGTTATATTTTTAGACATTGAATCAGTGAGACTTGTTATATTATCTATATCAGAAATTACATCATCTGCATAAATATTTAATTCATCATTCTCTTTTAATAAATCAAAAAAGAGTTTAACGCTAGATGTATTATTATAACTGTTACTGTTAACATTTTGTTCGGGCCTTAAATTTTGAATATTATTTTTTATATTTTCAAAATTCGTTAGTGGTATATTTTTTTGTTCCATGTTTATTTACCTATAATAAAATTATATATAATTAATTTCATAATCTAATACATAAAAAGGATTATTATAATGCTTCGGATACCTAATATATTTATAGAAAATATTACCCATATATCAGCTAAACCTTTCTTTGATATAAAATTTGATTCCATAAAAGGAGTTAATATAAATAATGATTTTTTAGACATCATTTTTTACAGGTCATTAATAGGAAAAGTATCTTCTAAAAAAAATGGAATCAAAATAAGATACTTTGATGAAAATAATAATATATTACATAATTCTAATATTTCAAAATTTAAAAAAACTATTTATGAAAACAAAAAAATAGTATCAAATAAAAATAGTATCAAAATTAAAAAAAGTAATAATTGTAAATACCTAACTCGATTAGAAATTATTTTTACATATAATAGTATAGACACTATTATATTTGATACTAAAATTCCACAGAATACAATATTTTCTGAAAACACTAATGGAACTATTAAAAGTGGCATAGCTATTCCTTTAAATGAAACTAATATTGAATTGTATAATAAATTTCAAATAATATATAAATAATATGAAAAAGTGTATAAAAAATTATTCTATAAACATATCATCATCTAATTATAATAAATTAACCAATTATTTATTATACTATAATAAGTGTAAAAATTTATTTTATAATAAATATTAGAATGATATCGGTACAATATATTTACCATATAAATATGAACTACGAGATACATTAGTTTCAAATATAAAAAATAATGATTTGAATATTAATGAATTGGATTTATTAAAAAGCGTTCCCGCTAAATTATAGAAAAACGCATTAACTGAATCTATAACTAATTTAAAATCTAATTAGTCTAATACAAAAAATAGAATTAGACAAAAAATAAAAAAGAACAAAAATTTTTCTGAAAAAGATACTCATTATTTATATTATGTACTTAAATCAAATAACATATTACATAATATAAATAATGGAGATTTGAATATAACCTTAGAAAAATTTGATGTAAATTATAAAAAACTTAATTCATATTTATATCGACAAATAAAAAAAGAAAAAAGAAAACCTTATTCTAAAAGTAATAGTTATATTATAGATAGTAGCTCGCAAATATTATACAAACAAATAGATAATAATTTAATTTGTTTCCTATCAACATTAAAAAAACGAGAAAGGATTTTAATCCGTTTATCAAATAGTATAAAATATAAAGGCGATATTCGTATAGTATTAAAAAATAATAAAATGGAACTACATAAAGTTATTAATATTAAACCTCAATTAAATAACAACAATTCTATTACTGGAATTTATATTGATTTTAATAATTTATTCACAACCCAAAATAATATTTATGGTAAAAATTTCGATAAACTATTAAAAAAATTTGCACATATTATTCACTGTAAATCAAATAAAAGGGAAATCCTTAAATCAATGAATAATATACTAATACAAAAAAATAACTTAGGTACAAAAAAATAGCACAGTAAAAAAAGAAAATTTATTAATGAATTAAATTCCTTTATAAATTTGAATTTGAATTTATTAATTAAAGAAGAGCGGCCTAAAACTATTATTATAAAAAAAATAAATAAATATTTATTATATAATAATAGAGATAATTTATTTAATATTCCAAACCATCATTTATAGATCTTAAATAATTATATAATAAATTACATTTATAAACGATTAGAATACAAAACACAATTAAATCAAATTAATATAATATTAGATAGTTCAAATTATACAATCAAAGTATGTAATAATTGTAAAAGTAGAAATACTATTATTACAAAAGGGTACTTTAAATGTAATAATTGCATGGTTAGTATAACTAAAACATCTAATACAATAAACAATATGATTGAGCATCACGGTGTTAATTAATGTTGTTTACCTAACTGGTTTTTGGAAAATGTATATTTATATACATTACTGGTTTAACCTAACTTCACGGAAAGAGAAATTTAAATTCAGTTAATAGTAAATTCCCTTATACCGGAGAAGATTTTCTTCTCCGGTTTTTTTATAGATACTTTTCAATTTTTTTATTAGTACTTTCATGTAAAATCATATCACTTTTATTTTTATTAAAATATGATTTTGGTGTGCCTTCAAATTTTCTCGACATTCCCCTCTAATCGGCAATCATTTGAAGTATGTATTTTTTTGGCATTTCAATAGGAATTATTTCATTTTTCCTTGTTACAGATACCTAGTAATTCTAATGATGTTTATTTCTTTTTTGATGTTTATTCTACCCTTGTTGAAATAATTTATCGTTTCCATCAGATTTACAATAATTATTTAAGCTATCTTTCTTTTCAAAAAAGATAGCAGATGGTATAAATTCGGATGGTAAAAATTTTGATAAGTCATGAGTAATTGCATGATAATATAGTCCCATGTTGATACATTCTATTCCTACATTCTTTTTATGCTCAATAATATATTTAAAATATTTCTAATATTTATTCATTTTTTAACCTTTAATTAAATAATTTATTATTTAACTTAATAATTTTTGATTTCATATTAGCAATAGAAAAGTTTATACTTTTACTTATATCTTTTTCAACGAATATATAATAATACATTACCATTGACATAAATATATCTCCGCATCCTGAAGTAGTATTTATATTATTTATAATAGTATGACTTATATCTATTTTAAATTCTTTTATTTCTTTTTCATTACTATTATCAAAATAAATAATATCTTTAATGCCTCTAGTTATAATAAGGTACTTATAATCATACGCATATATTAAATCTTTTACCGGTTCATATTCTTTTTCATTTAGTTGTATTATAGTTTCGGTATTATATACGCTCTTTAATTTAGAAATCAATTCTTTAAAATATAATATCTTATGAGGTTTTGTATTTAAAAATAATGTATCTATTTTCCATTCATTATAAATAATATCATTTAATAAATTTTTTATAGATTCTTCAGTAAAGTACCCCTTATCATAATCTATAAGTATTAAAGAATTATTTTTTTCTTTAAACGCATAATTACAATTGATATGTTTCATTTTTATATCATTATCAATATCAAACCGATAAAAAATTTTGTTTTGTTTTTTTGAATAGAATCTAAATTTTACTGTCGGTTTAATAGTATCATTAAGATAATATATCGGCCTCATTTTAATTATATCAAAATGGCGATAGTTCTTATTGCTTAGATATTTTATACTTCTATCAAATATCTCTTGTAAATTAAATCCATGCAATTTATCGTCATAGTTCACGTAATTAAAATTTGGTAATAAGTATTTAACATTATAGTCAAAATTTAAATCGTTGTTGATAATATCTAATAAATTTTCTAATATAAATCCACAACCACCGGGGTATACCGATAATGAATTATAATAACCTTTATATGATTCACTATTTACAATTTCTTGATTTTGTGATATATTTACATTATCAATATAAACATCTGCAATATAGTCACCTAAAATTACACTATTATTCATTTAATTCTCTTTCTTCTTTTAATAAATTATCATGTCGCTGAGAAATATTCTTTTCACATTCTTTAAAATTGGTGATTAATAGTTTCAATATTTCTTTTTTTTTATTTACATTATCTATTACATCATATTCTTGTATTAACTTAATAATGACATCAATGTCTATCATAATATATTTATATCATTTTTTATCTTAATAAATAAAAAAGGCTGCGCTAAAAGCACAACCTTTTCATCTTTAATTATTTTTCTGTCTTAGTTCAGAATGTTTTACAATCAGCAACTGATTGACTTCTAAAATCTTTAAACAACTTTGCCAATTCTAAAGTTTGTTTTCTAGCTCGCTTCGCTGCCACCTTTTTCTTTTTTATCGCATAATCGTCCAGTTCAGCAACTAATTCTTCAATAAGACCTTTAATACCACTTACGATTTCGACAGATTTTAATTCTTCCATAAATATATCACCTTCCTTTCTATTTTAATAAGTTAATTTAATCACATCTTGAATATCCACAGGATATACATTTTATACAGCCGCCTTCATCTAATAATATTTCCTTACAATTGGGACAGTTATTACTATTATTAGAATATACATTTTCATTTATATATACCTTTAATACCCTTGAAACTACAGCTACAAAATCACTAACAAAATTACTAGATTTTTTAAGTTGTTTTATAATGAATTCATGATATACTCCATGTCTCAATGATAATGAAATCATCCTTGTTAATGCTTTATATTCATCATTCATGAATAATTCAGTTATTTCATTATATTCAATATATGAGTTTCTAAATGGAATTTTTAAAGTATAATTCCCATGATTTTTTATTATTATTCCTTTTTTAACATTTTGCGAAATATTAAAAAATTCATTTTTCTTCCCGGCAAATATTTCATATGGAGCATCGTTTAATATTCCTATAAGAACTATCCACTTTTCTCCAGCCACTGAACAGTGATGTATTTTACAACTTAATTCCTTTGGCCTCTTCGGTGCGCATTGATAAGTGATACTATCAGGTCTATATAATTTATCAATGCAACTTTTTACTTTTTTCTTATCATATTTTAATTTATGCTCTATTGGATTTTCAAAAATCAAGATACCTTCTCTTGAACCTTCACGATACACTGACAACGCTTTTAAGCCTTTATTAAAGGCATCGGAGTATATATCCCCTATTTTTTGAAAATCAAAATCAAAGGGCAAATTATACGTTACAGAGATGGCGGCATCAACCCATCTTTGAACCTTGCTCATTAATTCTACCTTTTTAAAGGGGTCAATTTCATGAGCAGGTGATAATAAATCAGTATCGATATATTTATTTACAATATTAATTATTTTTTCACCAATTTTACCATCTGTATCTAACTCTGATCCGCTAAAATTATTAATTAAATTATAATCAAATACATCACATTTCCCTATTTCTTTCATTTTGCTTAATACTATTTTTTTAATAACACTTGGTAAAACAAAATAGTAATCATATTCATTTTTAGAAACTGCTCTTGTTTTTCTCCAATAAGCAAACCCTATAGTTGGTTCTATGCCAGATGATAGGCAATCATTCGGAAATGTCATTGAAATTGAACCAGTGGGGGCTACTGATAATAAAGCTCCATTTCTAATTCCAGTATTGTAAAATAAATCTTTTAAATCACTAAACTCGTTAAATAAATTTTTTAAAAATTTAGTTTCTTTTAATGTTCCTGTTTCTTTTCCACGTATCCAAGCAGAACATGGCCCTCTTTCGATGGCTAATTCGCAAGAAGCTTTAAATGCATAATATTGATAATATTTAAAAAATAAATCAACTGCCATAATAGCTTCATCTGAATCATATTTAATATTATTATTATAAAACCACATATGAAGGTTTGTTACACCTAATCCAATTTCTCTTAAATCTTTAACAATTTTTAATTGTTCTGGTAATGGAGATTTATAATCATTGTCAATTTCAAATTGAATTACATTATCCATAAACCTAACCAATGAATAAGTTTTCTCTTTCATAAAATCATGAAAATTATTAGTATCAATAAAAGGCACTTCTTCCATATTTAAAGATGCCAATGCACATACTCCATAATTAGGTAAAGGTTTTTCAGAACAAGCATTTGTTCCTATAATTTCATAACCTAACGCTTCTTGAATAGAGCCGTCTTTCATCCTATCAATGAATTGTATACCCGGTTCAGCATGATCATACGATTGCTTACATAATAAATTAAATATATAAGATGCATCTACAAATTTTGAAATCTTATGATCTTTTAAATCGAAATATAATTCCCATTTTTCATTATTATGAACTGCCTTCATAAAATTATCTGATATTTGCACAGATATATTCATATTTTTTAAAGTATCTAAATCACTTTTAGCTGTAATAAAATCAATTACATCAGGATGAGAATCTTTAATAGCACTAAGAATGGCCGGTCTTCTACCTTTCTGACCGACCTCATCCGCAATAGAATCAAAAGATTTCATCCAATTAATAACACCTTCTGATACTTCAGAACTATTATTAACCGCAGTTCCTTTAGGTCTTAATTTTGAAAATTCTATACCAAGGCCTTGTCTATATGCCGCCATTTTAGCACATTCATATCTAGCTTTATAAATAGCTTCTAAAGTATCATCACCTATAACTACACTAGTACAATTAAATAAACTGATTTTTTTAGATTTATTATTAATACCGGATATAATAGAACCACCGGGCCGCCAAATGCCTTTTAATAAATCCTCTTTCCAGTTATTTTTCCATGAAGTTTCTTCAGTTTCAATTGAAACTGAAGAAACTTCAGTCGCAATATTATCAAAACATTGTCTAACTGTTTGGGTTTTATTTTTTAAATACTTAGATTTAAAAATATCTATTCTCATTTGATCATTATTAAAATAATCATTTATAGCTGTATTATCTTTCATAAATTAAATACCAAAAAATTTATCAACATCTTCATATAACTGCAATAACCCATTATTCTTATTAATAAATTTATATTTAAATCTTATTTTATCCAATTCAATTTCTGATACATGTTCGTCCCATTTTTTTGTTGTAGGATTTTCTATCTTGGCGCATGTAGATTCTTTTTGATTATTAACGTAAGTAAATTCATTAATAAATCTTATATCATCTACTATATAAGATTTGTCTAAATGATAAGCGTTTCTAAAACAAGTAACCCAATGATAAGAGTTTCTAACTCTAAAAATATCTGTTCCTATATATTGTAATAAATATCTATAAATATCGCAAATTTTACAATATTCTATAGCTTTAATGCTGTCTATATTTTCAATTGTTAATTTATCATACTTAAATTTTTTTAATTCCCTTTTTAAAGGGTCAAGATTTAATACCTTCCCAGTATAAAAATTGTTATTAGTTTTATCAATATCGGTTAATCCTGAGATATTATATACTAGCCTTTTCAATGGTGTAGCAAAAGAATAAATTGGTATATTTAATCGTCTTGATAAATATTTTGATATCTCAGTTTTTCCTGATCTCTTTTTTCCCGCTAATCCTATAATCATACTTTATCCTATAATTATATTTAATTTTTCTTTTTTCAATAATATTATTTTAAACCAGTACTGCCTATACCACCACCTCTATCGTTTCCTAATTCTTTTAATTGTTTAACAGAATGAGCAACAATATATTTAACTGGTATTACTCTGTCAATAATTGCTTGTGCTACTCTATCGCCCTTTTTAAAACTAACAACTTCACCGCCAAGATTATACCACATGACAAAGATTTCTCGACCCCTATAATCGGAGTCAATTATACCTGTTGTATTTTTAAAAATTAGCTCAGTTTTAGCCGAAAGGCCTGATCTAGGATATATCTTCATACAATAACCATCAGGTATTGATATAAATAATCCCGTTTTAATCATTTTATTTTCAAATGGAGTTATTGTAAAATCTTCCGAACACCTAATATCTACAGCGGCAGAATTAATAGTTGCGTAATTCATGTCTTGTATATCATCGCCATTGTCATTTTTTTCTGACCAAAAATGTACTTCTACAGTTTCTTGCATAATATTTTTTTGTTAATATTTATAGTAAATTTCTAATAATATATTGGTAAGTGTCCCAATCAATAATATTATTTAAAGTTAATTTAATTAGTATTTTTTCTGACACCTTCATTTTTCTACCTTTTCAAATAAAAAGCATTTGACATTATCGTAATCATTTTTATAAATACCATAATATTGTACAATGTTATTAACTTTTTCAGTATATAAATCTTGTATAATATAATCTCTTATTTGTTTTATAGATTTAGGTATAGCAGAAGGCTTTCTTTTCTTAAAATCTATATCATTTTTTATTCGATATTCTATATCTTTTAATGAGATGTCATCGATATGATATAAATAATTTCCTATTTTCACTGTTTCGTAAACTTTACTTTTTATTTTATGACCTAAAGCTGATACAACTTTATATTTACAACATCTTAATTTAGCATTATCGTAATCATAAGGAACGGATACTACATCAGCAGGATTTATTTTAACTTGTATTAAAATTCCTTCATCTGATCCATAAAAATTTTTAGCATATGAATATGACGCTGCATGAAGTCCAACAGAACAAGTAACTTTTCTATCCGAACAAACTTCAGCTCTGTCCATTTCGACAATTGAACCGACCGAATTATTAAAAGTGTTTGTTGCAAAATCTTTAAAATTAGAAGTAACTTTTTTATAAGCTATAAAATGTCCATCGACTGTTAAGGGATATTTATTATGTTCTAAAAATAAATATAATTCGGAAATAGAATCTTCTGATTTATTATTTATTAAATTATTCCAAAAATTTAATAAATTATCAAAGGGTAATCCGTTATTATGAAAATCTACAATTTTATTAGAAATATAATCGCTTACTTTCCGACCATATGAATATACTGAACCATTTAATATACAAAATTTATCATTACTTTCGGCTTCAATAAAATCCTTTACATCTACAAGCTTTCTAATCTTTTTAAAATCGCCATCTTTTATTAATTTTAAAATCTTATCATATAATGCAGTTTTTTTATTTACATCAAAAACTTCGTCTTCGTATGATATTACAATGCCATTTTTTAATATATGGTAATTAAACATTTTCTTTTTTCGCCTCATTATAGATATTAATATAATCAACAAAATTATATATTTCATCATCGCTATTAGTATAATACTTTATATAATCTAATAAAGGATATTTTATGAAAAATATATCAATTCCTTTACTAAACTTTTTTATTTTTCTTTTTATAAAATTTTGTTTGATCTCTACTTCGTTTATTTTTTTTCTACTAATTCGTCTAAATAATCTAAAAAAATTATACATATGAGCGTTATAATCTAAAATATTTTTATCATTTATTTTAAGATAATAAGAATCATAATCTAAAATAAATTTTTTAAATTTATTATCTTCTATCAATTCAAAATATTCTTTTAGATTATATATTTTTTTCAATCTATTAACATAATCGATATCATTAGACCTACATCCTACATTATTATTACAATAATAATAAAAATTTATTTGATTAATATTATCAATCAAATGCTGTTGAAATAAATTAGTTAAATCTTCTAATGAAAGTATCTCTTTTCCATCTAAAATTTCCGGTTGATATTTATTATACTTTAAAATAATTATAGTATCTTCTGTTAAATAGTTATATATATTTGTTAATTCTACATAATTACCTATATCATCTTTCCTGCCTTTATATAAAATATAATGAGTGTAATTATTTTGTAAATCTATTTGATTACAATACTTTAATTCTACCTTTTTAGAATAGCTTTGATACTCATAATAATAGTTACTACGATTTGATACCGTTGTAGTTTTCGCAAACATGTCAGAGTAACTATAAACATTTTCTAAAGTACTCAGGGATTTAAATAATTGTAATATTTCTTTAGTTTTTCTACGTTTTGTATCTATTGATGCCGTAATAATAGTAACATTTTCTATATTATTACTATTGCAAAATTGTTTTATCTTTGATTTATTTATTATTTTGGTAAATTTATCATTAATGATTATAACATCTACCATCAGTGGTTTAGATATATACATGCTATTGGAATAATTAATAGCATTCAAACGATTATGTATTCTATTAATTTTATATTGCGTTAAAATATATCCATAATCTCTTAAATCGATATAAAAATTAGTATTAGAATAGTAAATAGAAAAGAAATTATTTGAAATTTGGAATTTAGTTAAAAAATAAAAAAGTTCTAAATCTTTTTCTTTAATTATATTATATAAATCTTTAATATATTCTACATCTGAAATGTCAATACTTTTTGAAATTTTTTTACATATAATATCTATTTTGGAATTTAAAACATCATGCGTATTATTATCATTAAATATAGCTTCTCTATTAATAACTGGAAATAATTCCCCGGTATTAAAAAATAAATATACCGCCATTCTATATTTTGTATTTATTTTATTATGAGGTATATAGTTATTAACACTATCATATATTATACCATCTATAACTATAATAACATCATTATTATCTTCTTTTAAATAACCCTCATATCTTGAAGTATCTACAATAGCGGCAGACTTATTTTGAATATACTTAATTGTATAATCTTCAAATGAAAATGTATTATTATTATCAATAATATTAGGTCTTACTTTCCAAAAGAAAGAAGTTCTAAAAACACATTTAGCAGCTTTTGATAAATCTTTAGAATTGATATTAACTTTTATTATAGTACCATTACATTTATCAACTTCTTTCTTTGATAACAAATCCAATTTACCTATATTATTATCAAGATATGCAATATATTTATATTCTATTTTATTATATACAGTCGTTATATTAAAAGAATCGGTATAACTCCATGCAGTTTTAGCACCTATACCAAATCCTCCGGTTTCATTATTATTAGTTGATTTAGTGCTATTGCCAAGTTTAACAAATACTTTAGCAATTCTGTCAGAAGAAAGACCTATGCCATAATCTATAAACCGAATATATGGATCAATAGGTGTAGGTAATATGACATCTATAGGAATTTCCGATTTTAATGCTTCTCTATGGGAATCCCTTGCATTGCTCATATACTCTTGTATTAGTATTTTTAATGGGTTCTTATAAAGTTTAGTGGAAAGTATATCAAATATAATTGCTTCATTTTCAATACCAAATTTCATAGTATCAACACAATCGGATTTTTTTACTTTGAACGAATCGTAATCAATCTTCATAATTTTTTATTATTAGTTTAATTTTATTTAAAAAAGTATAAGTTATATAAATTATAACACATTATGAAGATAAAATCAACACAAATATTATGTCAATGTTTCAAGAATATAATTTTTAAAATTATCAACAATTTGTTTTTTAACTGTAATATTCCATTCATTACAACAGCACGGAGCATAATCTTTATATCTCATATCATAGTCTTCAGATTCATGTAACGATTTTTGAAAATCGCAAATATCGTCCGCCTTCTTTACATGAATAAAACAAGGAGAAGTTGGACAATCGGATTTTATGTTTAAAGATTTTGTATATTTATAATATTTAGTTCTGCATTCATATGGAAATGGGCCGTATAACCCAATAGCAGGCTTTTCAATACCTTCACGAAAATGAAATAGTGCAGTATCAACACTAATACAAAGAGTAGCATCATATGCATCAAGAAAAAATTCATCAAGATTTTTAGCTGCTATAATTTTAATTCTGTCATCTTTTAAATTATTAATATAATTTATATCTTCGATTCTTAAATTCAATTCATGGATATATATATTTACATCCTTATTATTAATACATTCAATTACGGATTCATAAATATCCTGAAATCTCATAGACCTAATTATAGCAGTAGATCTAGGATTAATTAAAATACTAGGTTTATCAGAATCTATATTAGATTTATTATTATTTATTCTTGCTGTTTTTAATTGAGGTCTTCCCCATTCAAAGTCAAACTCATCAATCCCGATAGTTTTATATTGTAATTCATACCAATTATCTTTACTATTTTCAATAACACCTTCATAATAAATAGTCTTATACCTACTATTTACTCGTTTTTTTTCTAAAGAGTTATTACTTTTATATCTTACAATTGGCGAAAAATAAGATATAAATGTCACTGGTTCTCGATACCATTTAAACACGCTTCTATATTTTTCTTGAGAAATGAATTTTAAATTTTTAGATTTCTTATTTAAAAATTGTACTATATTCATTGAAATAGAAGATAAAGCGATTAAATCGCCTATGCCTCCGGTTCTTAATATAATAGGAAATACCATTTTATTTTCTTTTGTAAAATCTAATTTATCTATAACATCGTCAATATTTTTTTCATATTTAACAATTTTATTATAAATATTTTTTACTTGAGATGCTATCATATGTCTATCAGAAGTTCTAATAACTTCTATTAACCTTTCTTTAAATGTTAACCATATAGTATCAGCGAATAAATACATATGTTTAGGTTGTATTTTTATATCATTATCATTAATATTGATAGAAATACTTTTTTTAAATTCAACAATTTTCATTAATATTACACCTTATATTATTTATTTTTTTTAATAGATAATTATAATTATCTATTATATTTTTTTCATTAACAATATTTAATGATATATTATCATCAAAATTATTAATATATAACTTCATTATTTTTAATAGTTCTGTTATATTAAATTGCTTACAATTATAACAAGCATCTTCTATACAGTTTATATCATCAAAATTTATATTGAAGTATTTTATAAAATACTTCAATAAATTATTATACAAATGACATTCAGTACCAGTTTTATATTTAATGATATACTTTTTCATATTATCTATATCATCAAAATTAATAAAATTATTTAATGATTTTGACATTTTTTCTTTTTCATTGCTTCCATAAATAACATTATTAGAAATATTAATTTTTATATTTTTTATATTTAATTTTTTATAAATATCTTTCATAATGTTAATATTTGATTTTTGATCATTTGCTAAAAAAACAGTTGTTATTTCATTATCATTATGATATAATAATACATCAAAAGTTTGTAAAACTGGATATAATAAAAATCCCAAAGATTTATTCTTACTATTTTTAAATGTAGGATTTTTTAATAATTTTGATGTATTTATTAACGGAAGATATTTATATGTTAAAGAAGTATGATAATTATTAATGTTTTTATTATTTTGAAATATAAATAATAATTTATTAATATTATTATCAATGTTTTTATTATTATATATTAAATATGTTTTATATAATGAATAAATCTTTTTTGCTAGTAAAATAGAATTATTATTTATTTTATTAGCTGAAATATTAGATAATTCTGAATGAGTTTCAGCTAGTAAAATAAATATTTTATTAACATTTTTAAACATTATATTATCAAACATATTTAAAATTGTCATAACATGTCCAATATGTAAATTATTTCCCGTTGATCTAATTCCAAAATATATATTCATAAATTATTCCCTTTTAAAATATATTTATATATATCATATTTTTTTAAAAAAATATGATATATATAAATAAATATAAGAAATAGAATTAATATTAACCAATAAAAAAATTTATGAATTTCATTAATTATTTTGATAATATATCAGAATTTAAATATAAAAAAGATATTATAAAAGAAATCAATATGATATATCATATTGATTTATCAGATAAAGATTATAAAAATAATATTAATAATTTATTAAAGAAGGAAATTATTGATAAATCTTCTAAAAAAGGAAAATGTGGCTACATATCTGTTTCATTTTTAAAAAGTAAAAATTTTTCGGATGGAGCATTGTATTTTAATTCATTAAAAAACAAAAAACACAATGCTCAGGATTTTAATAAAAAACATGATATAGAAGTTATAATACCTTTTAATAAAAACGATTGTATTATAGAATTAAATTTAATGGATGAATTATAAATGTGTAAATTTATTACTAATTTAAATTATAAAAAAAATTTTAATAATAAGAAGTATGATTATATTCTTATTGATATAAACAGTTTGACTTTAGTGCCTTATCTTAATAGTGAAAAATATTTTTCAAAAGATAACATTAACATTACTCCTTTTATTGAAACTATAAAGTTATATGCTAATTATAAAAAATATTTTCCGAAAGCAAAATTTATATTTGCTATTGACGGGGGTATATCTCCTACAATTTTAAAAGTTTACCCTGATTATAAAAAAAATAGAAATTCAAAAAAATATACATCAAAACATTATAATTCAACAATTTGTAAAAATATATATGATTACAATGTAGGATTATTAATAGCTTTATTTGATAAATTGCAAGAGTTTTTTATTTATGATATTAGAAGAAATGAAGCTGATTTTATTATTGGCTATATAGCCAATAAATTATCAAAAAATAATAAATGTTTGATATTATCTCATGATAAAGATTTATTATTTGCATATAATAAAAACAATAATATTGATATAATTTATAAATATATCAATATGAAATATAATAAAGTTTTATATTATTATGTTGATTCATTTGAATGTTTATTACATATAATAGATTTCAGATATTTAAAAAATGAAATAGAATTGCTCTATTACCGGTCTTTAGTTGGCGATACAAGTGATAGTATTAAAAAACCTTTCGGTTTAAAATCAAAAAAAATTGTTAATAATATGTTTGAAAATTGTTATTTAGAAAATATCAATGTTACTTATGAATATATTATTGGATATTTTTCAGAAAAATTTAATAATAAAAAAGTATTAGATAATTTTATTGTTGATTTTCGAAGAAATTTATTGATAATGAATATTTTCAATGAAAATATTATATTGCAAAATGATAAAATAAAATTGAATGCATATATTGATGATGTAAAATATAAAAACAATGAAAAAATTGAAATTAATTCAATACATAGTTTATTTTCTAAATATGGATTGTATTTAGAAAAAGATAATATTAATAAAATGTTTAAATATTTAAAAGGTTAATAGCTACAATGAAAAATAAAACTTACATTAAAACCCCAAAAAAAGAAAATACTACAACATCATTATCAAATTCTAAATTTGATGAATCTCTATCATTAAATAATATTTAGTTTGGTGGCAATTCGAAAGTATCAAATACTTCTGAAGAAATAGAAGAAACATCGAATACAGAAGAAACGGCAGATTCCCCGGAAAATTTTTTCTTTGATATGGGAAATGTTTCATTAAAAGATAATTTCACTATATATTTTGACTCGCCAGTATATTCTAATTCTGTAAATATGGCAATGGATTTATTAAAACAGGTTAATAGAAATATTGCAATGACAGAATTAGAATATCCTGAATTGAAAGGTTTATTAAATGTAAAATTTATTATCAATTCAGGTGGCGGTGAAATTATTCAAGGTTTGAGATTATTCGATTCTATAAGAAATAATGCGTTTCCTGTAAATACTATTGCATCTGGAATGGCCGCAAGTATGGGAATAATTTTATTAGTAGCAGGACATAAAGTTCAAGCGGTAGAAAATAGCGTATTAATGATTCATCAGTTATCTGCTGGAATGGGTGGAAAATTTTTTGAATTAAGAGATCATATGAAATTTTATACAGAATTGCAGAATAAATTGTCTGCAATTTTAATAGAAAATTCAAAAGCGAAAAAAGAAGACGTACTTAATTTTATGAAAGGTGAATCGTTTATATTAACTAAAGACGCTTTAAAATTAGGTATCATAGACGAAATAGTAAAATCTATATAATCGGAGTTATAATGAAAAAAAATGTAAGTGCATCATCATTACTGAAAAATATAATTGGCGATAATGATTTTAAAAAGTATATTGACGAACATTCAATTGATTTAAATCAATTAGTTGAATTATTATCAATTGATTTAAATTATATTTATAGAAATATAATTGATTCTTTTGATATAGATATGGAGTATAATAAATCAAAAGAATTGAGCATTTCTATAAATTTTATTCAAAGTTCATCTATACTAAATGATGACCTTTTTGATAAAGCCATATATTATTATGATAAATATGAACAATACTTAATTGATAATGAGTTATATGATATATCAGTAGATTTTAATGTTACTACTGAAAATGAAAACGTTAAAATAATAACAGTATATTCTACTTAATTATCGGTGATGTAATGGCTAAAAGAACAAATAATTATAAAAGAACATCAGAAAGAAGAGATTATAAAAAATCTAAAAATGTATAGAAAACTCTAGATTTTTTACAAACTAATGGCAGATTGCCACTTAAAAGTAATTTATCACATTCAGAAGTAAATAGTAGATGTTTATTCTATTATAATAGAATTCAAGAAATAAACATTTTTTTTATTGAAAATAAATATGATAAAACTTTATTGAAAAAAAGGAAATCAGAGTATCAGGATTATATAATAAATTTGGTTAGTATTGTTATTAGTTCTGTTATAAAACGATTTAAAACTTTATATCCAGCTTATTACGATGATGTATTTACAGACTGCGTTGTAGATATTCTTATTAAAATAGAAAAAAATAAATATGATAATAAGAAGTCATCATAGCATAGTTATTGTTATGAGACTTCTTATTAGGCATGTATAAAATATATACATGCTAAAGCTCAATATGAAAATAATACTGTACAGTTAATTCAATAATTATAATGAAAAAATTTATAACTTCATATAGTAATAAAAAAATAAAACCATAGAAGGATGATATTTGTAATTTAAAAGAGAATGGACTACTTCTTCCTTATTACAATAAAAGATATAAAAACTTTATGTATAATATTGATAATACTTTAATACATAAAGTTTTTTATTATAATAAAGATAGGAAAATTTCTGGTTTTTATTTTGATAAATATAAAAAAATATCATTTGATATGTTAGACAATTTACCATTTGATACTGATCATTTTATTACCTATGAAATTATAGGATATTCCATTTTTGTAATTAGTAATAATAAAACTATTTATTCATTTAATAAGTATAAAAAATGTGACAATGAATTAAATAATTATATTGATAATAATTATAAATTAAAATATTTAATAAATAAATATGATAAATATATTTTTGAATTTAAATTATTCGACAATGAATTATTTTTAATAAGTATTTTTAATAATATTGAAATTAAGAATTATACATTTATTAAAAATGTTTCAAATATGTATGATATAAAAATTCCGAAGTTGGTTAATTCTAATTTATATAAATTCGGAAATGGTATGATGGATGTATTTTATAATGATTACTATTGGAATAATTCAATTTTTTTAAAGAATAGAAACTATTATTTAACTTTTATGTTTCAAAATAATAAATATCTATTATATAAGTTATAATTTCATGTAACTTATATAATAGATATTATACTATTAAGATACCGCTTCTATACCATATTTGGTAGCCGTGACTCGTTTCATAGGTACATCGCCTTGTCTGAAATTTATTTCAACTTCTACAGTTGAAACATCAGGGTTAAATGGATCGGTGACATCAAAATAAGTATCAATGTCAACAAGATAAGCATTTCTTGTAGTTCCATCTGGATAATTTACTTTTTTACGGTATGTGATAGTTCTTGAACCAAAATCATCCGTTGGCTGATCTACAGATTTAGAAGTTACAATCTAATTACCTTCTGCCGGTATAGCTATTTCATTAGATATAGTATATAGACCATCAGCAGTAGTTACAGCCAATAAATTAGCAGGGGTAGGGGTAACATCCAAATCTTTCCAAGTGGCGTTTATTTCCACCGTACAGCTTTTAATTTTAAGGGGTGTACATGCTAAGGTAGTGACTGCTGTACCATCGATAGCCAAGCCAGCTAAAAATGATGCATCTTGACCTTTAGCTAATTCGGTCGGTTTATATTTTGGCATAGCTTCTTCTGTTAATTTAACAGAAACGTTTTCATAACATAAGTTAGGATCGGATAATACACCTATAGAACAAATAGAAAATTCATCTTCAAAAGAATAAGATTTTTCTATATTTTTTATAAACATATGAACGGTATCACCACAATCTAATTCACCTTCAGAAATTCTGAAGTCTGTTTTAGTTTTATAACCGGAGGTTGTCCCGAAACGTATTGACATAATTTTTACCTTTATTAAAAATATAATATAATTATTTTCATTTATGAAATTAATTTAAATTTTTATAATTATAGAATAAAAATAATAAATGTCACATTTTCATTAAAAACTGTAATTAATATATATAATTAAATAGGATAAGATATATGAACAATGGATATATTGTACAAGGTGTAGGTGAATCTACAGGGTGTAGAATGATGACAGAAATTTTAATTCAGTCAGGATGTATTGGTAAATTTGGACATGAACAGGAATTTCAAAAATATATTCATAATAAGAAACAATTTATAACATGGTTAAAAAGTAAACAATATAATAATTTTGTTGTAAGATTTAGTTTTCCACACGGACAATATTTACCAGATTTACATGATTGGTATTTAAAATTAAAAACAGTATATGATAATGTATATATAATACTTACGACACGTTCTTGGATATGTCAAGAAATTGGGACAATAGGCGGAAACCATTTAAAAAATAATCCTAATATACTAATACCTACGTTAAATGATAGAATTACAAAGAGTTATAAAAAGATATTTTCAGATTTAGATAAAATAGAAAATGGCAATTATACTAAATTTACCGTTATGAATATGGGCGATTTGATCAAATATCCAAAAGAGCATATAGAATATTTATTTAATAGATTAAATTTAACTATTCCATTAGATTTTAATTATAATTTTATCAGAAAAGACTCAGATGAAAAAAGAATATTACAATATATAAAACAAAGATAAAATGAATAAATGTAAAAATTGCGGTAATGAATTAAGTAAAGGTATATACAAAAATAATTTAATTAATTTTTGTAAAGCATGCGGATATGGATTGAATAATGAAAATGATAATATAATAAATCTTACAAATTGTAATTTTTGCAATTTGTGGTTTTTTAAAAAAACAGAAACATTGTGTAAATGTAGACAATTAACTGAGTGATTAAATATGAATAATAGTATAATTTAGTTTAAAAAAGAAAATAATATTTGTAAAGTTATAAAATATGAATCGGAATTAAATTTAGATCACATTGTCAAATTAAATGATATTGTTTTTGAAAAATATTCTATATTATCAAAAATGGTACAAAAAAATAAAGTATATAAGTAGATAGGTATTTTAGAAAAAAAAAGAGTAAGAATATATGCAATAAAAACAAAATCGATAATTGGTATTTCATGATGGTATATATTAATGAGCAATGATAATATAACGATAATATTTGATAAAAAATTTTTATTTTATACAGATAAAATGTTTGGGGATTTAGATTTTTTTAATGATAAATTTTAGATGATATTTAAGTCTTTTTCTTTCATTAAAACAAATATAAATAGAAACTTTAAGTATAGTGATAAAATGGGAGTAATGTCACTGGCAAATAAAGTATTTAAAGAAGTATCAAGAGATTTAAAATTATTTAATAATTATATATATAATCCAGAAGATAATATACAGGTTAGTATATCGTATTTTAAATCTCTTTATGATGCTTTTAATATATATGATATTGATTTCGTTAATAGAATTAAATTAATGATATTGGCATATGAATAGAATATTATTTCGGTAAATTCATTATTGAAATCTAATACTTATAAACATTATTTAAATAAAGAACATGATATACTTGAAATAATAAAAAATAATACTACTGATAAAAATTTATTAGAACATATTCGGACAATAAATGAAGTAATGAAAATATATAAAGAATTGTCCGAATATAACTTAAAAGATGATATAGATAATTCGAGAACCATTTACCGAAATAATATTATTTCTATGGTAAAAGATTATAATGATAAATATCAAGAAGATATTATATTATAGAATATTGATAAATAAAAGGAAAATCATGAGCGAAAGTTTTGAAAATGTAATTGATAAATATCTTGGATATAGAGTAAAAGATCGTGTAACAGGTATAGAAGGGGTTGTAACTTCTGTTTGTTTTGATTTATATGGTTGCATCCAATGTATACTACATCCGGGATTAAACGAAAGCGGAGAAATCAGAGATACTAATTGGTTTGATCTTAATAGAATGATTATAATATCCGATGACCCTGTAATGGAGTCGCCTCACCATTCATTAAAAAGAGATGCTAAAAAAAATCGCATATACGACAAAGGGCCGACTAATAAACCAATGCAAAAAATCTAATTAAAATAATTATGAATTTACCTATATCATATTCCAAATTCAATACATTTTGCTTTTGTCCATTGAAATATTGTCATCAATATGTAATAAAAACTCCATCAGAGTTTAAAATACAATATCCTTTAGTATTAGGCCAATTGACTCATTTATTTATACAATTATTCAATGATGAAAAATTTGATAAAGGAGATATTTTAAATTTAAAAAACGATTTAGATCAATTATACGATTTAATAGATTTAAAATATCCCGCTTTTTACAATGATCAATATAAAATAAAACAAATTGATATATCGAAAAATGTAAGTAATTTAATAAATTTCATAAATGAAAGCCCGGCAGTATTTTTTCATGCGGTGAAATTATTTAATGTATATAATTCTACATTTTTTCCGAAAATAAATATGTCATCTGGTATATTATCAGAAATGACATTTCATAATATTATACCAGTATCAGATGAATTTACGGTATGTTTATATGGAAGTATAGATATATTTTTCTATAATTTAATTGATGGGATATTAAATTATATTTATATTAGTGATATAAAAAGTGGTAAGAGATTATATGATCATTACTTTGATCAATTATTTTTTTATTTATTTAATATACGTGATTATAATATTGAACTAGGTAAAAAAATAATTGATAATACTGATAATATTAAAGTTATTAGTACTTTAAAAGATAAAATAACCGATGAAAATAGTAAGTTAGTACTTTTTTCACTGCAAGAAAATTTACATGTTAAGAAAGATTTTAAAGTAATTAAAAATGAATATGAAGATTTTATAAGTAAGTTGTATAGAATATTACAAAATGATATTTATTTTTTACATAAAGATAAAGATTTTATAGTATTAAGTGAAATTTTTAATAAATATAAAGAAGAATATAATTTGAAGAGTATGACTGAATGCCAAAAGAAAGATGTTAGTTATCTTTGTAACTTTTGTGATTTTATAGAAGTTTGTGAGTATAGAAAATTGAAATAATTGGAGATAGTTTTTAATGGTTAATATAACAGTTGAAAAAAAATCATATGAATCATTATATGGAATGATAAGTAGATTTAATAAAAAGGTAGAGGATGAAGGTATTTTAAAAGATTATAAATTATCCCAAATGAGAAAACAAGATAGACTGACTTTTAAAAAATTTACTGCGGAAAGAAGAAGAGAAAAGCAACAAAAAAGAATTCAGTTAGCTATGAATTCATCTCGATCATGAAAACTACATACAAAATATCAAAGAATTTTTTAAAAAATAAAGATTATAAAATTTGTATATTTGATGTTAATTCTTTATTTTTATTTAATGGCAAAAATAGTATAAGGTTAATGTACGATTTTATAGCTAATTTAAGAAAAACATTCCCTGACTTATTAATAATAAACGTAATAGATAATGGTATTAGTAATATTTTATTAAATAAATATCCATATTATAAAGCGAACAGAAATCATTCAATAAAAAGTAATAATATTATTATTAATAAATTTGGAACAATAAATAGTTTTAAGGCAAAAATCGGCAGAATACATAAGTTAGATGAATCATTCAATAAAAATTTAACGTTTTATTATCCAGGTGAAAGTGATTTTAAAATAGGATAGATTTTAAAATATATAAATAAATATACATCGTTATCTAGCGATAATATATTGACGGTTTCATTAGATAAAGATTTTTTATTAACAACGATATTAAGTGATTTTTTATTAAAAAGAAGAATAAATAAGAAGACACATTATTGTTTGATAGACAGTAATGTTAATATTGAACAAGTGAAAAGTGTTTTTGGAATAGAAAAATTGAATATTAAAAATCCATATGATTATTTTTATTTCTTAATATTAAATGGCGATAGAATAGATAATATAAAAAAATTATTTACAAAAGGTCAATCGATAAAAATTTTGAATAATATATTAGATGATTTTGACGATATTAATTTAAACTTATTATTAAAATATTCAAAAAAAATATCAAATGAGATTGATACGAAATCTATTTATGACAATGGTTATTTAGTCGATTTATTTAATGATGATATTTTTACAATAACGGAAAAAAATATAATGAAATGGATTATGAATTATTTTTTTCAAAACAATAATATAAATATTTTATTATGAGAACATTAAAATATATAAATTTAACTGATACAGATATAGATTCTACATTAGAATCTTTTAATGCAATTTATCAATCGATAGATGATGATAAATTTATTGATTATATTAATAATTATTATAAAAATGATCAAAAAATTTATCCTTATAACATTGAGGAATTGCAACATTTTTGTAATAGTATTATAAAATTTATTACTTTAAAAAGAAATAAATTAAGAATTAAAACAAATTTGAAACTTAATAAAGTTGATTTATTTTCTAATATTTTTGAAGATGGATACACAATTTCTATTAATGTATATTTTTGGATAAATATATTATTTGAATATAATTTTTCAAAGTATGAAATATATGATAATATTGATGACATGGAAGACGCATATAGAGGAATGTACACTGATTATTTGATGGAACATGACAGAAATAAAGCAAATAGTTGATTAATTAATAAACTTCGTGGTTAATTTTATATGAAATTAAAAAGTAATAATATTAAATTAAATTTAGCAAATAGAAATAGTATAAAAAAAAATACATCAACTCCTAGTAAAAATTAGGATAGTATTACTGATAATCCTGCCATTAGAGATAAAATATTATCAAATACTAAATATGATATTCTTAATGAATCAGGATCAGAAATTAATAACGCTGCAATGAAAGCGTTTACTGATATGGGAATAGCTGTCAGTGATGTAAATGTAAATGATCCGTTATCTCATAAAAATGTTATTAAGAGAGTTAATTTATATTTAAAAAGATTTCCGGAAGTCGAATATATTGTAGATATGATAGCATCATCCGTGATATATTCATCATCCAGTAATACTAAAAAAATACAATGTACGTTAAGAGGAGATTATAAAACGTTAAATGGTTCGGACAGCACAATATCAGACAGTACAGAAAATGTCGATATCAGTGTCGATATCAATGATATAAAAGTTAAAAAAATAGATTCATAGTATGATGATTTAAATTTACAAATTGGTAATTTATTTAAAAAGAATAATATTAAATTAGCTCTATATGATTTTATAAAGTCTATAGTAAATTATGGATGTAGTATATTTTATATCAATGATACTGCAAAATACGAAGATGTTTCATTTTATAGTTTGGATGAATTAGATTTTTCATTTGAAAAAGATGAGGTTCATACTAATGCACTTTTGAATGAATTGAAAAGAGAAGATAGTAAAATATTTGAAATATCAGAATTAAATAATGAAATTAAAAAGTTTAATTCAAATATAGTAACTGCAAAATTAAAAGAAGACGATACAGAGTTGGATATATCAAAAATGTATTTTATTTCCGAAAAAGGTATTTTTGGAAAATCTAAGGTAATGAAAATAATTCATTATTTAAAGACTGTTGAGTTATTGGAGCTATCTTTACTTATTGAAAGATTATCAAAAACGAAAACTACACATGTATAGAAACTGGATTTAGATAAAGTTGAAGAAGAAGATTTATCTTCAACATTATTATTATATAGAAATTTATTAAAATCAAAGGTAGCACTGAATTACGATGAAGAAAATGATAATATGCAATTTGATTTTGTAAAAAATCTAGTTGATAATAATATTTTGGTACCTACAGAAAATGATAACTTAACAATTGATACATTAAAATCTGATTTTAAGCCATTATTAGATGATGTAAGTTATTATTAGGATAAAATATATTTATCAATGGGACTACCTTCGTATTACAGAAACTCCGATTCAAAGACGTATACAAACAATAATATGTTAATAATGCATGATAATGTATATTCTATGAAAATTAGACATTATCAACTTATAATAAATAATTTATTAACATTTTAGATTGAGAATTGGTTAAAAGTTAATTTTTCAAAAATATCAGTTAAATACTTAAATATAAATATACCAGAATTTATTCCTTTAAGTGAGCGGAAAGAAACAGATATCGATAAATCTGGAAAATTTATCAATATGTTTTCGCAATTAGAAAGTACTTTAGGTGTAAAATTAAAAAGAGAATTTGTATTAAATAAATTATTTCCTAATGATATTATATCCGATATGGTAGAAGTGGAAGAAATGGATATTAAAAATGATATAGATTCTAATGAAAATAAAAAAGATGAAATAATGTCAATGTTTGAAGAAGGTGAAAACAAAAAAGAAAGCCTAAAGTTTTTTAGTATCACTAAACAAGATAATATAGATATTATTAGGTATGATTTAAATTTAAGTATAAATTGGTGAAAATGATGGATTTAAAAAAATATAAAAACTGTTATGTTAAGTTGATAAATATCAATAATATGGCGGAAATTTATGGTACATTGGTCGATTTTGATTCTAAGGGAAATATTTGTTTATCAAGGTCAATAATTTCAGTAAATAAATTAATTGCTGATCCCGCATCAACAGTTAATAAAATTATTAAATATAATTATGCAGAACGTGAAGGAAGTACTATATCAAGTATTTTAGGGCCGATGTATAATAACGTTAACAATGATACAATAGTTTGGCTGAATATTAATAATTTTGCATTTATTCCTATCCACGATAATGCTTCAGTTTTAATTGAGGATGCGGAAAATTCGAAAAAGTTAATTTCAGAATGGATAGATAATGTATACAGTAATTACAATGAAATGTATGAATTATTAAATAATTCAGAAGATGAAAACTCAGAATCTTTAAATGATACAGAAAAGGAAAAAGAAAAATGATAAGAGAATTAACAACTAGATACGGGTTAACGTATATTGGCGCATATGAAAAATCAGATGATAAATATCATTATTATAAAGATGTTATGATGGTTTCTATGAAACCTGTAAAAGTTAATGATGAAAAATATAACATGGTACCTGCGGTAGATGTTATAAATATATTTTCAAATGATAGCGACTTTAAGTTTAAAGTCGGAGATGTAATTTATCAAGGGGAAGTTGAATATGAAAATTTTATCAAATTATATCTTGATACTCTTCAAATGTATCAAAGTGCGAAAATTAAACATGGTACATTTAAAGAAGATGATACAAATATAAGCATTCAAAAAAAGTAATGGTTTATCAAAATTAGAAAGAAATAAAATCCGATGATATTATAGAATTAATAACCGTAAATTTTCTTAGATTAATAGGATTAGTTAAGTATAATAAAAAAAACCACATATTACTAATTGATCCTTGTATTGTTGATGTAAAAAAAGTAGAAAATATTGAAAATAATACCGTACATTTTATTACAAATATGTTACCGTTTAGATTAACAGGAGATAATAATGAGGCATTATTTAATTATAAAAAATTAAGTAGTATATCTATAGTATCATCAGATAAATTTATAAATATGTAGGATATGAATGTAACCGAATTTGCAAAACTTTATTTACATTCTAAATAAAAAATAAGGAAATTGAAAAATGTATAATTATTTAAATGAGTTAGCTTTTTACAAAGGCAAATCGGTCATGATCATTGAAACTTCTATCGGAGTTTCTTATGGTAAATCCAGTCCATTTTTAAAGTTTAAATTTGCTCCAAGAAATGATTATAAATCGCCCGGTCAATGGAATGATGAAAACGTATTTTGGGTAACTTCGTATGTCGATCTGTGTTTGTTTGTAAAAGGAATTAAGGATGTCGCAAGTGGAAATGAGCAAAAATATGAATTGAAAAATCCTTCAAAAGGTGTAACTGTAAGTATATATTCTTCTAAGAATGATAAGGACGGGACAGAGTATATAAATTTTGCTTTTTATAAAGGTGAAACTAAAATTCATGTATCACTTATTAAATCAACTGAGTTTTTTGCTTTGTATACATATTATAAAAACTTACTTGATAATTATAATATAGTTTCGCAAACTGCGTTATTGAAATATGACGTTTGGTACGAATATGTTGGTAAGAAAGCACAAGGAAATGGTTCATATAATAATAACAAAAAAACATCATATACTAACGATAATAATAACAAAAATCAGTCATATACTAACGATAATAATAATTATAAACCATCAAAAAATAATTCAACAATGAATACTGCTATGAATTCGATGGAAAATGATATAAAATCTTCTCAAAATAATTTTGATTTTAGTGATAATGATGTACCCTTTTAACAAAAAGTCGGCAGGTATATAATTGATAAATTAATATAATAAATTCTGTTAGGAAATTGTATGCCAAAAACAAAAAAATTAATAGTTACCCGCCCTACTAAAGGGGGCGGGTTATCGACATATTCGCAATCGTATAATGTCAATAACACTCCAAGTAAAGAATCTGATAATATAATAAATTCTATAAAAATACAACATGCTATAAATGAAAGATATTTATTAAAAGATTATCTTAGAAGTTTAAAACTTTCCAATTTTGCAACATTTGATATAAAATTAATAATATCAAAAGTAAAAAACTTAAATGATATAGAAGAGTTATCAAAATTCATTATTGATAATATTGATCATTTAAATTTAATGGTAATATGTGGAATTTTTAATAATATACCTAATAAATATGAATACTATGAAATAATATTTAGGCATATTATTGATAATTTGAATATCTCAGATGATAAATTATATTCTTTGATATATTCTTTGAATGATCATGATATGGTCTTAGGTTTATTACGGAAATCAAATAAATTAAAAACAGAAATATCAAATATTATTAATCCTTGTAATATTATACGCTTGTATTATAGTAATATAAATCCCGAATGCATATACTCAGCTATTAACAGTTTTAATAATAATGATAATATATTAAAATATTTATCTAATAATATAAAATTATCAACAGTAGAAAATAGAATTCTAGGTAGTTTTATTAAATATAATAATAATACTACAAAAGATACTAACTTATATTTAACATCTTTTGTAAATATATCACCTTATATAGCTGCCGATATTTATAAAAGAGACATTGATATTGATATAGGATTATATTCTAGTGGAGTATATGAATTAAGTAATAAGAAAAAGGATATTGATAAATTTTATTATAAAATAAAAGATATAAATGTTAATAACAATTCCAATTTTATAATTAATAATATTGGTTATTATTTAGATAATAATAATAAATGTTATTTAATAATGTTATTAGAAATAAATAGTTCAAATATGCACAATTTTAATTTCATCGCCTTGCCATCAAAATTTACAGATATTAAAATAATTAATAAAATTATGAAAACTAATGGTGTAAAAAATAAAACGCAGATGATAAATTATAATTATAAAAAATATTTAGTGTGCAATAAATGAATAATATAATACCTTTTATTATACCAAAAGATATAAATTTTTATTTAAATAAAAATAAATATTATTTAATTATTGATTCTGATTATTTTGGTAAAGTTATCCGTTTCGGTGATTTTGTAATGTTGTCAAATTTATTATTTATTATTAAAATAAATTTAATAGAGCAATATGAAAATTTAAATATTGATAATTTTTATTTTTATTTAAATAATAAAAATAATATTACTTTAAATAATCTTAATAGATTATTTAAATTATTTAAAAATTTATATGACCATAAAGTTAATATAAATAAAACTCAATATCATATTTATAATTTTAATCAAATATTACCAAAAGGCAATTTATGGTTTTATAAATGTTATTTAGATAATTGTAATTATAAATTATCAAATAAATATAAAATGATATTACTTGATATTATCCCAGAAGATATAAATAAGAATACAGTATATATACTTCCTGTTATAAATAAAACTTATAACATTGAGCGAAATTGGAATATGCCTATGTTAAAGAATATTATAAAAATTATAGATAAGCGGGATAATATAAAGATTATTTCAGTTGATAATTATCAACTGAGCGAAACAAATGAAAGATTACTAAAACAAGTTAGAAGTGATATAATTTTCTTGAAAAACGTTAATTGGTATGATATAATTAATGGAATATCATTAACATGTAAAGAATTTATTGGAGGTGATTGCGGTATGATGCATTTTGTTTCGGCTCTATCTGAACCTTATTCGCCTAATAAAATAACATGTTATTATAATACCCGAAATTGTAAAGAAGGAATAAAAGTATTTTATAAATATTTAACTAATCATGATAATATATCAAGTGCAGTGGATTTTAAACCATTAGCACTATACAAAACTACTAATATAATTATAAAGAAATTTTAAATGAAAAAGAAAAAAATCATAAGTCCTTTAGAAGAAAGTATAATTAAATATTTAAAACAAAATAGAAAATTTAGTAGAACGGTCAAAATAGAAAATCAAGAAAATTATTATAATTTTATTTTGAATAAATTAGACAATTTATCAAATATTAATTATATTATTTTTCAAGATAGAATATATGAAAAAAGGCTGGAACGATTTTTATATACTGAAGACACTTATGTTTTTATCATAAATGATAATGAGTTATTGAATAAATTAAAAGAAGTGAATTTTAATATATATAGTTATACCAATATATTATGTATTGAAAATGACGAAGTTATATATTTAATGAACAGGAGTTAAATATAGAAAATATTAACAAAACTAATTAAATAAAATATTAAATATTTATTGGAGTATAAAATAACTATGTACAATATAGCACAATTTGAAAAAGTTTTAGATTCATTATTAAGCGGTGATATAATACTTTGCGGAGGAAATGGCGGATCAATTTGTGATTCGATGCACTTTGTAGCCGAGCTAACGGGAAGGTTTGATGGTAATACCAAAGAATATCCTGCTATTGCACTGGGTAGTAATCAAGCTGAAATAACGGCTTTTGGGAATGATTATGGATATGAAAATATATTTATTCCATATATTAATGCATTTAAAAAAATTAATCCGTCATATTTATTTATTTCAACTTCAGGTACTTCAAAAAATATATTAACGGCAATAAAATATATTAAAGATACATATAGTAATTATCACATTTCGTTATTAACAGGAGATGTTAATATTTCCGATACTGTTTATGATAATGTAAATTCCATACAAGTAAAATCAAAAAATACACAAATTATTCAAGAAAATCATATTGCAATTTTACATAAATTAGCTAAAAAAATAAAAGAGATATAAAGAATGTTTAATAAGGCGGCATATAAACATTCTGATCCTGTAAAATATAAAGTGGTCGATTATTTAAATAAAAAGGGAACGTATACTATTTGTATCGAAGATAAATCGACTGAAGATATTAAAGCTTTGGTTCCTTTTAATATTGAAGTGGAACATAGGACAGTGTGGAAAGGGGAACGATTTCCATATCAATCAATCAGTGTCCCTTATAGAAAGTATAGACATAAAAAGAAAAATACCTTTTTTTATGTAGTAAATAATGAAATGACTTATGCTTATATTATTAATAGTATTTTATTATCGCAAGATTATTTAGTTATAAAAAATACTACTCGTGTTAAAAAAGAAAAGTTTTTTCATATACCTATAAATAAATGTAAAAAGATAAAATTATAAAAAGGTTAATGGTATGATGTAGTATTTTTATGATATAAGTAATGAAAGACATCAGGATATATTGGAGTATTCAATACAAAATTTTGATAATGATAATAAAATACATTTACAAAATACATTAACTGAAAATGAATTTGTAAATAATTATAAAAATATTGGAATAGATGTTTTAGTATTAAATTATAATAAAAAATTCCTTACAAGAATAAGAAATGAAAGTATAAATTTAATAATTATTTGTAATGAGTATTTAGAAATAGAAAGATGTATTGATATTTTTGAAAAATCAAAACCAGCTAATTATCAAATTATATTAACACCTAAAATGACTTCAACGGAAGTCATTATGAACTTAACAAATATACTTAACAATGAAAATTAATTATGCCTATATATGAATATGAATGTCCAGAGTGTAATACAGTCTGTGAAAAATTATTAACAATTTCTAATACTACTAACCCGAAAATGTTACACTGTGATACTTGTAAAAAAGACCAACTTATGAATAAGTGTATATCGCTATCAACATTTAAGTTAGTTGGTAGAGGGTGGGGTAAAGATGGTTACGTAGATACTTATGAACAAACAAAGGATTTAATATAATGTCAGTAGAAATAATAACGCCAATAGTGAACGTTGTAGATTTTGATAAAATAATAAGCGAAAAAACTACTGAAACGCCCTCGGCTTATGTAATGGAATATGTTTGTAGAGTTTGTTATAATTCATATGATAAAATTAAAGCAGATTCTTATATTAAATTATTATCTGATGCCGCTAAACGAGGGCATAGGTCTATATTTGATTTTTCAAATGTACAATTTGTTTTTCATATAAATGATCATCAAACATTTATAAGTTTAGATCATTTTTTTGAAAGTGAAAAATATTTAAATCATGAAGCATATACACTTAATAGTAACAGTAATGCTATAATGGTAACAGGTTCAATAAGATCATTTATTGAACTATTAGAAAGATATACTTATTTAAGTTTTGAATATACCTTTGTTTTTTCACAGATATTTTCCGCACTATATGATAATTACGAATATATTATAACTAATTGGCCTTCATGTCCAGAGCTTCTAAATTTTTATAACAAAATTGTAGGCGAGTGTGATTATAATGAAAGAATACTTTTTACTGATATTATAGATAAAGTAAATGTAAAGCAAGACAAAATCCACCGAAAAATTTTAGTCGAATTAACAACTGATAGAGGATTACATAATGAACTGGTTAGACATAGACCTGCTGAACATATGGCAGAGTCACAAAGGTATGTTCGATATGGTACAGATAAAAATCCGCTAAAAATTTGCATTGATTCTAAACGGTTTTCAGATGAAGATTATGTTACGATATTAAAAGAATCTAGTGAGGTTTGTTATGGTGCTTATAAAAAGCTTTTAGACGGCAAATACGCCCCGCAAGTTGCAAGGGCGACCTTGCCTATGGGCACCGCTTTAAAGTCGTTTATATATTGCAATATGGAAGAATGGGAGCATGTCGTGAGACTTCGCTATGCGAAAGATGCTTTACCCATGGCACAGGAAGTTACTGGAGAAATATTTAAACAAATGGTAAATAAAAAATTATTTTGATATGATTTTTAAATTTAAAGAAGATCAACAATATAGCAATGAAATTAATATTGATTTTGATGACATATCATCAAAATCAATATATTGTTTATATTATAAACAATACAATGTTGCAGTAAATTGTATTCTGATTGAAAAATTAGATAGCATGATAGCATACGGTGATAATGAAAAAGAAGTAATTGATTATAGAAATGAACTGGTAGAAAATAAAAAATATATACCAGTTCATTTATATATTAAAAATATTCCAAATATTGTAAGTTATAAATGTCAATAAAATCAATAAAAATAGATAAAATAAAATTATCAAATTTTATGACCTTTAATAATTATCAAATTGATAATTTATCAAAATATAAAATAATTTTTATATGCGGTCATAATGCACAAGGTAAATCGACAATTACAAGCGAAGCCCCTTATTTTACGTTCTTTAATAAACCATTAAGATATAGCAAAATAGAAGAATTATTAGCATGGGGTTATGATCATAATTCTAAAGATAAAGCCTTTGCAGAATTATCTTTAAATATTATAGATGATAATAATAATTCTTCAGATTTAATAATTAAAAGAAATATTATTGGTAGTCGTTATAAGTTCGATGTAAGTAATAATGATAATCATTTATATGATGATTTATATTCCGCTAAAAATATTACATCCTTTAATAATTCGTTAAAAGATTTATTAGATATTAATGAATCTATATTTTCTATACTATATTTAAAAAGTCCCTTCAGTCAAGTTATCTTTGATAGTAATAGCGAACTACTATCAAAGATAACTAAATCGGAATATATAAATGAATTACGAAATGATTTTAGAAAAACGTGCAATGAATTAAAAATAAATATTGACAATTTAAAAGGGACTATTGAAAAGCAAAATCAACTTACATCTTCAATAAAAAAACAACTAAATAAAATTCTTGATAACTCGGAATATCAAGAAAATAAATCAGATATAAAAAGAATAGTTTCTAGTATTGAAAAAATAGAAAATGAATTAAATCTTTTAACAGAAAAAACTAAGAAAAATAAATTAGAACATAATAAATATTCTAATAAAAAGAATGAATTAAAAGATTTAATAAATAAAATAAATTTGTTCATTAGACAATTGGAAGAGGAAAGAAAAAAAATGCTAGACCTTATAAACAAAGGTCAGTGCTATACATGCAAGCAACCAATAGAACAAAATTTATACAATAATCAAATAGATATTATTGAAAAGAAGATAAAAGAATACAGAGATTATTTATTAAAAAATTCATCTAGTATGAAGTCTATTAGTGATATCGTTAATAGAATTTCTAATAATGTTAATACATTTCAAAACGATAAAGATTCTCTTTATCAAAATATAAGAAAATTATCTAATTTAAAAGCTTCATTAAATCAATCAATTATTAATCATGATCAAAATAAAAAAAATAATCACGATATTTTAAAGAAAATACGAGAGACTATTATTAATTTGAATGATGAGTTATCAATAATAAGTGCTGATTATAAAATAATCAGCGGCATTTCAAAATTATTACTGGCAAAAAATTCTGAATATATTAATGAATTTTATAATAAAAAAATTTATAATTTTAATTTGGTTTTTAAATCTATATTAACTAAGTTGACAAATAATAAATTTAATGACGTTAAGATATTATTGAATAATAAACCTATTTTAAATGACGGCATACAATATAAAGCATTATCAACGAGCGAGAGAAAATTTATAGATATATCATTTGTTATTGCATACATTGTATATTTATCAACAAATTTAAAATTTAAAACATTTATTTTGGATGAATTTTTTGATAATTATGATAAGAAAAATATTATTCATATTTATAATACAATGTATGAAATTGCAAAAGAGTATGATTTACAACTACTCATAACAACAAATAAATCGGATTATTTATTTAATGAAATTGAAAAACGAGAAGATATAAAAATTATTACTTTATAATAAAAAATTAATATAATAGCAGGATTGTTGGAATATCTAACTTGACATCATATAGTAAATATGATAAGGTATAAAAAAACTTATATAAACTTTTAAATTAAACTTAATGAATTATATATGAAGAAAAAAACTTTTAGTAAAAAAATTATTTATTTAAATATTTTTATTATTATTGTATATATTTGCGAATATATGGCACCTGAAAGTATTATGAATTATATAAATAACCCATATACAAATGAAAGGTTATTGTTATTATTTAATAATAGTGAAAATTTTTCACTTAAACCATTATTGAATATAGAATTTGATACATTGTATGGTTTTGTATTTTTATGCGTTGATGTTATAATAGTGAGTATTTATAAATATAGAATTGAAAAATAATTAAAATACTATGAAAAATAATAAAGGAATTTCATTAATAGAAATATTAATAGTTTTAGCTATTTTAGGAATCTTCTCAGCGATATCATATCCTCATTTTAATAAGAAACGGTATATTATTAAATCAGATGCAATGAATTTATGGACTATATGCAGTAGAGCAAAGAGCGAAGCTGTAAAACGAAATAGAATTTTATACGTAGGCATTGATGGAAAGGATGTCGATTTTTATACAGATAATCAACTAGTTAATTCGTATTATTTAAATTATTTTAATATTCATACGGATAGCGTAACAGGGGGAGAATTAGGAGGAAAAGAAGTTCCTAAAATAATACCCGATGAAGTTATACAACAATGCGGAGGGATTCTTCCGGGTTGTCAATCTATTGAAGATTGGTATAAGTCATTTGAAGGCAAATATTATGAATATATTTTTTCATTTAATCAAATGGGAATAACTAATGCAGAAATATTATTAAAATTAGAAGTCGATAATGAGTTATTAGATACTTTAAATATTAACTTTATAGGAACAATTAAAACGGTATTATATACTAATGAAATCTAAAAAAGAAATGTCACCTTGCCCTCTTTGCGGATGTGTTAAATTTGAAATGTTGGATGATAATGATAATGACAATAATCAAGTGGCAGCTATTTATTGCACTAAATGCCCTTATGGGGTAGAAGATAGCAGTAAAACCTTATCAAAATTAATAGATATTCATAATCATAGACTAACGATTTGTCCAGTTTGCGAAGGTGATTCAATAACCGCTGATATAGCTAAACGAATGGGTCACAGACCCGATATAGCATTTTTAAAAATACTTAAATTAGAAAATCGTTTAATTGAATTAGGGGAATTGAATAATTCTCCTTGTTTTATCTGCGGGTATAAAGGTGAAAATTATTTTAATCCTTTATTTCATAACTGCATGTCTCGAAGAAAAGATAGTAATTATATGAAAAATGACTCTTTAACCTGCGATGATGTATATGAAATGTATGAATAATGGCGATATAAAAATTTTTATTTCAGGATCAATTTCAATTAAAAAATTAGATGCCAATATAATCAAAAGATTAAATAATATTATTGAAAAAAGATATCATATTATTATAGGTGACGCTGGCGGAATAGATTATTTGGTTCAAGAATTTTTATTTAAAAGAAAGTATGAAAATGTTACAGTTTATTCAACCGGTAATCCAAGAAATAATATAGGGTTATGGGAAAATGTTTGTGTATATTCAAATAAAGTTTTTGGAACAAGAGAATATTTTACAGAAAAAGATAAAGTATTAACAAATGATTGCACTTATGGTTTTGTTATTTGGGATTATAAGAGCAAAGGAACATTAAATAATATAAATAGATTACAACGATTGAAAAAGAGAGTGTTAGTTTATTTTAATAATAAATTTATTATTAAATAATTATGGAATCATTTTTAATTGCTATCCAAGGTATGCTCCAGTTTTTATTTTTATTAGGTATAATAAAATACATTTTACTTAGTAACAAATATAATATATTGAATATTAAATACATTAATATTGTTACTAAGTGGAATAATTTAGTATTACGTGTTAATGAGAGTAATAAGTCAAATAATACTAATATACCTTTTACGAGCAAAGAATTAAAGCTAATAATGAAAAGGTGTCATCCTGATAAAAATAGTAATGACTTAGATAATAAAAAATTAATACAAGATAGTAATAATGACACTTTGGAAGAAGTGGCAAATAATTTAAAGCATAAAAGTGATAAAGAAAATATATTGCCAGATGAAGGCATTGGGGTTGTAGCAGAAATATAGTCTATATCATGTATAGGCAAATCTAACTGGTATGAAGTTGTATATAGGCTAAATGATGAATGGCATTCTTATATAGGTAGTAAAACCTTTGAAGATGGAGAAAAGGTTATAAGGTGGAAATATCCCGAAAGTTGTTTTTAATAGACACTTTAGAAATGTTATGCCCTAATTGACATTCTCAAATGAAAACTTCCATGGAGAGGACAAAAGAGATAAATGTACTTCTTTACAAGCGATGAACATCTAGGCCATGCGAATATTATTAAGTACTGCAATAGGCCATTTAATTCAGTTCAAGAAATGGATGCTCATTTAATTCAGTGTCATAATAGAGTGGTATCTAAAGGGGATACCGTAGTTCACGCTGGCGATTTTACGTTAATAAAAGATTTTAGAAAAATAAAAAGAAATTACATTGATAAATTGAATGGTAATCATATTTTTTTAAAAGGAAGTCATGATTATTGGTTAGAAAATGACCATCTTGTTATTTTTCAAAAAACTATAAAATCGCAATTTTTAGTTGTTTGTCATTATGCTATGAAGACTTGGCATAGATCGCATTATAATAGTTGGCAATTGCACGGGCATTCTCATGGTACATTAAAATCAGAGGGAAAGCAATTAGATATTGGAGTGGATAATAATAATTATTATCCCTTTTCTTTTGATGATATTTTAATAATTATGAATACGTTAAAAAATAATTTTAATTATACTGATAGAAGTAAAGGTTGATAATAAAAAATGATAGAATGTCACCAATGCGGTAATGAAATTCCTGAACATATAAATGATACATGGAATGAATTTTCAAAATTAACAAAAGATGAAGTATGTCAGTTAATTAAATATAAAAGATAAAAAATTATGTCAGAAAAAAATAAAAAAATAGATAAATATCATTATCATGAATTTTTAGATAGATGCGCAGTGATTCAAGATAATATAGAATATTTTTTAAGAGAGCATCCTGTTGCGAATAAAACTGTAATAAAAAAAATTATAAGGAAAAATGAATATGGTCATTGATTATTATGATTGTGATGTCTGTAATAAAAACGGAGTTTATGAAGAATATATAAGTTAGTGTAATAATTGCTAGAAAAATATATGCAGTAGTTGTACATTAAAAGAAAGCAAAGATGTTCCTTATATAGGATCTGATATTAGAGAAGATGTTGCTGGTTATATAAAAAGTGAATTTTGTCCATTTTGTAACGGTGATAAAATATCAGACAATCAAAGGCTAATTTTTTTATTAGATATTGTAAATATGCCAATAGAAGATCTTGATAAAAGCATTTTAGAAAAAACAAAACATAAATAATTAATCAATGAAATATATGGGTAGTAAAAATCGGATATCAAAATTTATTTTACCAATTATATTAAAAGATAATTTACCTAATCAGTGTTACGTAGAACCTTTTGTCGGAGGCGGTAATATGATTGATAAAGTTACAGGTAATAGAATCGGTTCAGATATAAATAAGTATGTTATAGATGCATTAATTTCGATTAGAGATGAAGTGGATAATTTTCCGAAAACTAATAAAGATTTTACAGAAGCTGACTATATTAGTTTAAAGAAAAGTGATAACTATAAATATAAAGGATATGCAGGGTTTTCGTTTAGTTACGGAGGTAAATGGTTAGGAGGATGGAGAAGAGATAGAGAAAAAAAGAGAGATTATATAAATGAATCATATAGGAATGCAAAAAAACAAAGTAAATTTCTTCAGGATATCGTATTTATAAATATTAGTTATGAAAATTTAGAAATACCAAAAAATAGTATAATTTATTGCGATCCACCTTATATAAATACTACTACTTATAAAAATAAATTTAATCATGATATATTTTGGCAATGGTGTAGAAATAAAAGTATTGAGGGACATAATGTTTTTATAAGTGAATATGTTGCGCCTATTGATTTTGAATGTATTTGGGAAAAAGAAATAACTTCTAGTTTAACAAAAAATACTGGCAGTAAAAAAGGAGTAGAGAAATTATTTAAATATAAATATTAATTTTTAATATACATGGATTCAATTTATTAGTCAAATAAATAAGATACGTGAGCATTTAAATGAAAGTGATTAAAGGTGATTTAATTAAGTTAGCGAAAGAAAGGAAATTTGATGTCATAACGCACGGCTCGAACTGTTATAATTGTATGGGTGCCGGAATTGCTAAACAAATTAAACAAGAATTTCCTGAAGCATATAAAGCTGATTTGAAAACAAAAAAAGGCGATAGATTAAAATTAGGTTCATATTCAGAAGCTTATGTTAAAAAATATAATTTAATAATTATTAATGCGTATACTCAATATGGTTATTGGGGAAAAGGCGGAAAACCGAACGCGGATTATATGGCAATTGAAAAAGTATTTAAAAAAATAAAAGAAAATTATAATGCTAAACAGATTGGCATTCCTTTGATTGGTACTGGATTAGCAGGCGGTGATTGGAATAAAATTTCTAATATTATTGATAGTATGAATTTTAATAATATAACATTAGTTGAATATGAATAAAGAATCTGAAATCTAAAATATATAAAATAAAAGCTATGAGTTATGATATAGATTTAAATTGTCCGGTTACAAATAAAGTAATAGGATTTGAGTTTAAACACGATATAAAAGGTGGCACATATGCTATAGGTGGCAGCGATGAAGCTTCATTGAATATTACTTATAATTATGCGCCTATTTTTTATAAACTCTTTCCTAAGAACGGTATACGTACTTTATATAATATGTCAGGTGCCGAAAGCATTCCATTGATTACAGGTGCAATAGATAAATTATCCGATAATACTTCAGCTAATTATTGGGAATGCACAGAAGGTAATGTTAAAAAATCATTATATCAATTATTATCATTTGCAAAATTAAGACCAGATGGAGTATGGAATGGAGATTGAGTTTAGTGTAAATGAACAGGATATTATATTAGCTGCAATGGAAAATTATAAGTACGCAAGAACATCAGTTGTCGCTTACATTGAACAGGGCGGAAAAAAATCAATAGGTACTGGTTTTTCGATAGATGATTATAGATGTGCAAAAAAAAGATCAATAGCAGTTAATAATTTATTGCTAAAATTGCAAAATATTATTATGGAAATAAAACCTTGTCCATTTTGCAAAGATGTACCTGAACCGGAATCATTTTGCCATAATTCTATAAAAGAGGATTCATGGTATATAATATGCGATTGCGGTAAAGCTCAGGTTAAAGATCATACTACTAGATTGCAAGCTATATTTGAATGGAATGATCAATATATGTTAAAAGGAAATTAAACTAATGAAATGTACCATTATACCATATGATAAAAGATTAAAGCAATTAATTGCAGAATATGGAACAATTTGGTATAACGTTTCTGGTATACAAACGCCCTTATGCTTTCTTGGCGAAAAGGGCGTATTAGTAGAATCTTTATGTCGTAATCATAAAAGATGGGTAAAGTATCCTTCTCAAATAAAAATGAATTAACTATGTTGCTACAAATAAAAATACCTTATGTAAATGGAAAGAAAGTACTTATAGAAGAAATATATTTTGAATATTTTCCTACTAAACAAGAAGTAATTACTATTATGCAAAAAAAGCATAATAGGTGCAAAGATAATGAACTTTATAGTAAATTATATTTCGATTCATGGTTAAAGTGTATTAATACATTAACTAATACTTTAAAATGGTATGATATAGATTTAATGATGGAATTTCAAGACTATTCTATTTTAGTTAATTATTTTGCATTCAAACATTTAATACAATTTAGAATTTTATATATTCATAAAGATGAGGACAAACAATAATAATATGTTAAATGTTCAGCGTTATTTATCAGAATATTCGGTAAGTCAACTTAAATCAGAATATTTTATTAAGGTTGCAGAATATTCAGATCTAATGTCATTAAATTATTCTCAAATAGAATCTCCTAAAAATAATCCTATAACAAATGAATGCAGAGGGTTAATTTTAGAAAAAAATCCACCGTATAAAATAATATGTAGATCATTTGATAGATTTTATAATTATGGCGAAAATGACAGTTTTCCTGATAACTTTCAAGATTATAAATGTTTTGAAAAGAGAGATGGGTCATTAATAAATGTTTATAATTATAATAGTAATTGGGTTGCTGCTACAAGGAAAATGATTTATGCAGAAGGTATAAATTTACAAGGTTATAATTTTAGCGATTTATTTTTTTCTTGTTTTAATAAATCGTCATTAAATTTTGTTGATCCAAATTTTACTTTAATATTTGAATTGACTAGCCCAAATAATAGAATAGTTACTAACTATAAAAAAACAGATTATAGATTGCTAACTGTAAGAAATAGATTTACGGGAAAGGAATTAAATTATGATCAATTAGTAAAATTTTCTAAAGAATACAATTTTCCACTAGCAAATGAATATTATTTTAAAAATTATGATGATGTTGTAAATAGTTATAATACTTTAAATGAATTAGAAGAAGGTTATGTTTTTATAAATTATGATACAATGCATAGATTTAAAATGAAAAATCCTTCTTATTTGGCTGCTGCTCATATTAGATGCAACGGTTCTATTTCTCCAAAGAATATTATTAATTTGATATTTTTAAATGATTATGAAGAATATTTATTAATGTTTCCTGAAGATATAATTCATTTTGAAAAATATATCGAAGCATATAATAAAATGATAATCGATGTAATGGAATTATATAATAAATATAAATTCATTGAAAATCGAAAAGAATTTGCTTTAACAATAAAGAACGAGAAATGTAAAAATTTATTATTTGGATTACGAAATAATAAAGTATTAACTGATTTATTTTCTAACTTAACAAACAATTCAAAAGTATCATTAATTAATAATTATTTATAATATGATAAATTTAATATTTGGAGATTGTTTAGTTGAAATGAAATCAATAGCTGATAATAGCATTGATTTCATTTGCTGCGATTTACCTTATGGCGTTACGGCTTCTAACTGGGATAGTATTATTGATTTTAATAAACTATGGTTAGAATATAATAGATTGATAAAGAGCACGGGAACTATTGCACTATTTTCAAGCCAGCCATTTACTACTAAGTTAATTAATAGCAATATAAAAAATTTTAGATACTGTTGGTATTGGTTAAAAAATCAAGGCACAAATTTTTTTCATGCAAAAATAATGCCCATACGAAAAATAGAAGAGATTTGTATTTTTAATAAAGGGAAATACTATCCACAAATAACTGATGGACATATACCTACTAATTCAGCTAAGGGAATTAGTAAAGGTAAAGTTTATCATGGAAAAAATGAAAGAAATTCCAAAGGAAAAAAAACCACAAGGTATCCTGTAAATGTATTAGAATTTAAATGTGTTGATAACTATTCACGGTTGCACCCTAATCAAAAACCTATAGATCTAATAAGTTATTTAATAAATACATATACAGATGAAAATGACGTTGTGTTAGATAATACAATGGGGGTAGGTACCGTTGGTATAGCCTGTAAAAAATTAAATAGAAAATTTATAGGTATTGAAAATAATAAAAAATATTTTAAAATTGCTGAAGATATTATTATTCATTAATTAATTAAATAATTATAATTAATTTATAAATATTTAATTATAGGTTAATTTTTATGAGTACTTTAGAAAAATATGTTTCGGGTATCTTGCAATAGGCTTTAATTATAGGCGTTGTTATCGCAGGTTCGTATTACTATACAAAGATTCCCGCAGATTTAGAATGGATAAAGATGGTGGCTTATGGTGCTATTGGTACTATGATTTCTACAACTTTACCACTGTATTTAATTAGACGGAGGCGGTCAAAAACAAGACCGTTTATGAATAGCGAAAATACATTTGATGTATCATATCATACTAATCCATCTTCTGGCGGCAAAAAATTACAAGTATATATTGATAGAAAAGTGCCTTCGTTAATATACGAACCAATAAATCATTATTTCTTACCTTGGTAGTTAGAAATTTGCGATGTCGATCTTATCAGAGGGTTATTTGAATTTGGTGACATTACAATGAATTCAAACGTTAATGATGGTAATAATTTAAAGAAAGTACCAAGAGGTTTAGAAGTCAGAGGCGGCCCTGCGAGAAATATTCTTGGCGAAAAGCAAAAAATTGAAAATAGAAAAAAATTATCTTCTTGTGATAAAAAACATTTAGATGTATTTTATGCAATTAAAGATGCTGGAGTTTTAGTAAAGGAATAATAATTATTTCTTTTAAAGTAATGTGGTACAAAAACCCGTTGTTGTTTGGCAACGGGTTTTTTATTTTGAGAATATAACAGTTAATTTTTCTTGACAGAATAAAAATTAACTGTTATATTCTTATTTATTCAATGAGGGTCTAATTATTAGACCCTTTTTATTAACTCATTTATTGAGGATATTTTTTATGAACCGGAAATATATTTTGATTGGTTCGGTAGCTTTTGCGTTAATGTCAACTAGTGTATATGCAAGGACTTTCGATAGTAATGTTACTGAAACAGGTAATGTAATGGGAGCGGCTGATAAACAAAATAAATGCTTTCTTTACAAGATGTCGGTTAAAGGTTCGAATAGTTTTTTTGGCGGAAACAAAAAATCTATTGAAGCTACTTGTCAAGATGCAGGCGGAGAAGATTTTAAATTTTCCGCCAATGGTAAGTTTCATAAAGATCTTGTAAATTATGCTGCTCAAGAAGTTATTATTATTACTGCACCTAATAAAGGGGATAATAAAGTCGATGGCGCAAAAACAAATAATATTTTGATTTCAATTAAACCTGTTCGTGATAACGAAGTTAATGAACATAAAGTTTGTGGGCCGGATAATCCAACCAATATTGATTATGGCGTAAATACCTCTAAGATTTATTCTTCTGGTTATCGGGTTACTCGGCCTGTTTCATTTAATAAGAATAAAAAGCAGTGGCATATGAACTCATATGTAGGTATTGTAGATGATAGTGAGTGGAAGGTAGGTAAAAAAGATCACTCTAATGTGACATTTACAAGAGGTTGCGCTATGGCGGTTAATTCAATGTTGATCACTGATACTCCTTTGATTTTTGATTATATGCAAATGAAAGAAGGTGGTACATATACTATTGGTCGGGCCGCAGTGATTGAATAATAGTACATTACTGTATTAGTTTTATTAAAGTCGGCCTTTTGGTCGGCTTTTTTTTATTCAAAAGCTATTGACAATTATTATCAATAATGGTATAATATTGATTATATAATTTATAAATACCAACTTAAAAAAAAAGGAATATGAAGATTTTAATATGCGGTGACACTCACATGGAATTCGGTAAACTTAATCAATTACTTTCCAAAAAGCAACCAGATATGGTTATAGTTGTAGGGGACTTTGGTTACTGGCCGTCTTTAATGGAAGTGAGACTTAATTATGGGTGGGGGGGAAGTACTACTAATTATATAAAAAAAGAAACAAATTGTTTATCAAAAATAAAACCCGGTAAAACTAAAATATATTGGGTAGATGGTAATCATGAGCAACATTCGGAGTTGAATAAATATCAGAATGGTAAGATTCATGAACTGGAAAAAAATATATTCTTTTGTTCAAGGGGTAGTAGTTTAACTTTGTCAGATGGTAGAAATGTTTTATTTATAGGCGGTGCATATTCTATAGATAAAAATCAAAGAACAGAAAGAGTTGATTGGTTTCATGAAGAAACTATTTCAAATAAAGACTATGATAAAGCTATATCGCATGAAAAAATTGATATAGTTATATCACATACCGCCCCTGAATATTTTGCGCCTGATTTAATGAATGGTAATATGGCTAAAATATATGATCCTTCGTGCAAAGCATTGAATGGTATATTTGATAAATATAAACCTCCGCTTTGGTATTTTGGACATTGGCACTTTTATAAAGAAGCGGTGTTTAAAGGATGTTATTGGACTTGTTTAAATTATGTCGGTAATCAAGTAGGTGGCCGACAATGGGATTGGTTAAAGTAATAATTACTAAAAAAGGAAACTTATGAAAGAAATAAAATTAAAATTGCATAGCATTGTTGATCTGATTACTAATTCATCTACAGTCATTTATACTTATTCTCATGGCTGCGATGTCGTTTTAGAAAAGTTATTTAATGAACTAAGAGATGTTTTTAATATCAAAGAAAGTATAAATGACATGTTTTATATTTCAACACTTTGCGATGATGACGGATATTATAGTTATTTATCAGAAAAATTAGATAACGATGATTGGGAAAATAAAGAATTAGAAATTTCCGAAGAGTTATTATTAATTTTAAAAGATGAAAATGCAGATTGGAAAGCGTTAAGTAATGCCGTTAACGAAGCGAAAGAAGATGTAAAATATAATAGAACAGAGAAACCAAAATGGATGCATGAAGCGGAAAAAGATTCTGGTTGGGACGGTTTCGCATCATCTACATATATTAATATTATTCCGAAAGAAGAGAAGTACGAAAAGGTGGCAACTTTATTTTATAATTTAATTTATAGCACTGACCATGAAGCTACAAGAGATGGTTGATTAGCGGTAAATATAAAAAATAGTATATAGGAGACTAATAATCTCCTATTTTTTTTAATAAAATTATGAAAGAATATAAAAAAATAGTTGAATATATTAATACTGATATAAAAGAAATAGTACTTAATGACAATTAGAAAAAAGTTATTAAATATATTGAAAGAAATAATAATAATAATATTATTATATTTAAAGATAGACAAGTAGGATTTACTACTTTGACAAATTTATATATATATTGTATAAATTTTTATATGAAAAAGAAAGTAGCGTGATAGCTTGTCATAGTCAAAGAATGGTAAATTGTTGCAAAGATGACATTATAAAAATTATTAGTAGACAAAAAACTTTACAAGATATTCTGATTACTAATAATAAAATTTCATATCATGATCGCAATGATGAAATTACTATAAGATTTATTACTAATTCATATGAGTATAAAAGTTGCAGTATTAATAATTTAATAATAAACGATTCTGATTATATAGAAAATTTTAGATACACATTTACAACTTATTATACATCTATAATGTACAATAAGTTGTAAAATTATACTATCTATAGATAGTATACATTGTGAATTTATAAAAGATTTACTAATGAAATACGGAGCTATATTTTTATTAAACACTTCAGTATAATAATAATTAATAAGGAAAAAAATAATATGAAAGAAATAAAATTAAAATTGCATAGCATTGTTGATCTGATTACTAATTCATCTACAGTTTTATATACTGACAGTAGAAAATCCGAAGAAGCTTTGATAAATGTTATGGGAGAAATTTTTAAATTACATAATATTGATAAAAAAGTAAAAGACGTATTTGATATTTCAGTAACCGTTGAAGATCTCGATGAACATATTTATAGTTATATTTATGATAATCCTGATGAGTTTGAACTTGAATATGATGATGATCTAGGTTCAAAAGTAAATGATTTGACTATTCAATATATGGAAGATTTTAAATCTGGTAAGATTAAAATGCCTGATTGGATGGATGGTTTAGGCGAAGATTCTGCAAGTAATTGGATTTCTATTGTATCAAAAGAAAAAGAGTACGAATATTTAGCAGGATTATTAGAAAAATTAATTTATAGTATTGATGTAGAAGAAGGAATTGAATAATTGAATATGATAGTTATCTTAAGTTGTCTATATAAGATTTAAGCTACTTTTTATAGTTTTATATAGACAACTACCTAAATTATGTCATCGGTTTAAATTAGAGGCTATTCTGTTACGCTATTAAAGAACTATTGTCTATTATTCAATTAAGAAATAGGGGCAATTATTAATGTTACCGAGTCCCTATTTTTTATATAGCTACAAGCTTTCTGCCGCTATTTTCATCTATAAATATCTTAACAGTTGGTACATATGTTAATGCTTCTGCAACAGCGTAGGTATTATTAGAATTTTTATGTTGCGTAGTGACTTGCACGATACATCCACCATGTACTTGACATGCTTTAGTACTTTTCATCTATCCTTCATTTTCACTTGATGCTTTGTATAGTAGTTGAAACATATCACCATTTCCTTATTATTTCAACATCTTTTACATTTTTTCTTGTACCGTTTACATTGGAATTATTAAGTGTCTTCATTGTTATATTAACCCATTTGTAATGTTTTAATATTACTTCAGAATTAATGAGTATTTTTCTATATCATAAGCAATATAAATTAAGTGGTATAGAAAAAGGTTATAAATTATTACACATCTTTGAGGAAAATTAGATTAAAGATAAATGAAAACAATTAGATAGAATTTACTCTTTTTGTTAAACAATAAAAAACCGGGAAATTACTCCCGGTTATATCATTATTTATTTTCCATTTTATATTTTAAAAAATCAAATAATTCCCCTGCATCAAGAAGGGAGAACTTTTTATTATTATATTCGACCCATGCATATTCTTTATTAATACCATCTGCCGCTGACGGACTGTCATATAGCCACCAATCGAGCATTGTATAATTATCTTCTGGTTCATCTTCAAACTCTTTAGATAATGATTCAATAATTCTATCAACAAACTTATGAGTTATATTAAATAATACCGGTTCCTCAAAACAAACAGATATTGATTTCGATAATTTATTTTCTAATTCTAATTGATTAATAGTTTCATTAATTAAAGTTACGAAAGTTTCCCTTTTCATATAATTTACCCTTTAAATTTAGTTAATACTTTTGATAGCAACGTTTGATATTCATTTAAAATATTATTAGTATATTCATTTGTGCAGCATATACCTGTTTCGGTGTATGCCATATAGTTACTTCCTATGTAACTATATGGACTTGTACAATTTTTATTATATGCAACTATTTTAACAATATCGCCATTATTTGTTAAATACTCTTTATTATACTTTAAACTAATCATTTTTTATTTGTAAGGCTTTTAGATTGCTCATATCTTGCTTTAGCCCATCAATACATTGTTGGAAATATTTATCAAGTTCATTGACATGATTATTTATAAGCTCATTCCATTTTTCAGTGCAATCTTTTTTATTATCAAAAATATATAATTCATTTCCACAATACCCCCTCCAACCAGTATTATCAACTGGAGACAAGACTTTTTTTGACGGTTGATCATTCTTTTTTAAAACAAGAAAATGAGATGTAGAATAATGTATTGTTTTATTTGATGGTAATTTTTCATTAGAAATAATAATACATTTACTAGGTGTTACTTTTCTTAATGGTTTTTTATGAAAGTCCGGTTGATTATAATCACAAATCCACACAATTTTATTATCATGTTTACCTTCTCTCATTTCTTTTGTTGATATTTGCATAACTATTTAATTCCTTTTATTCATTTGATTAATTGCAAAGCCGATAGCTCCTCCAATCGATTCCCCTCCGTTATAATATTGAACAAGGAACTCAATATCGCCATTGGGTAATTTGTTTGCTTGATAAATATTCTCATATGTCACATCTTCTTCTTTTTTTATTTCATATATTTTATCACCCGCTAAAATATATAATTCATCGTATTTTTCGTAAAAATTATCCAATAAATCATCTTCATCTTCAATTTTATGACCTTTTAAATACATAAATTCTTTTAAAGAATTAGCCACTAAAGTTATAACACCCTTTCGAGTTTCTGTTTCGCTCATAATAAATATTTCCCTTTTTTGTTTTATGATATAATATATTATAATATTGTTTAATGTTCATACATTCCACTATATGATTATCTTTAATAAAATCATATAAAGAATTATTCACTAAAGTTATTACTCCTTTATATGTATGAGTTTTGTTAATCGGTTTATAAAACATTTTCCTTTTCCGCCAATGTTTTATAGTATATAAACTGATTAACAATTTGTTTAATATTTCCGATATTAAGATTATTATCTAAACTATAAAACTTTTCTAATAATTCAGTTTTGTTAAAAATTTCAGGCGACCAATGAGAAACTTTTTTAAGAGGAATTGATATTAGTTTTACAGTGTCAATAGTATAAAAAAATCCCTTATAATAATATGCAGAATATCTAAAATTTTCAATAGTATAAATAGATACTACTTCGCAATTTTTAGGTAGTATAATAGCTTTTATACTATTCCATGTATTATTAGGAGTATTTTCATTGATGGATTCTTTTAATATATCAGTGAAAATTGGATTGTTTATATATCCTTTAAGTAATTGGGTCATTTCTATAATATCAGAATAAGGTAAACAAGAAAGTTTTTTAGCTATTTCATCTATTGAAAATTTTAGGTTTATCATATTTATTCTTTTCTTTTTTAATAATTATTAAAAATAACATAAACTGCAAATAACGCTATCATCGTTCTTACTACATTTTTCATTTTCAAGAACAGGCCTTGAACACCATTCACAGTATCCTATAACATCTTTACCGTTAATAGTATCAATAGTTGCGCCTTGTGGTACATCCCTTAAATAATCACATGTACCGTAATTTGTAATATGCCATTCGATTATATGTTTTTTTAATTGATCCATGATATTTTTTAATAATTTTTATATTTAGTAAATATTAATTGATCCTGTATTTCTTTCCGAATTTCTTGTTTTTCTTGCCCCCTAGAAAAAGGAGCAGTTTGAATATCTTCCATGACTTCGCAAAAACAATTTTGACCATGACCTTGAACGGTACATCTTCCGAATTGTTTTCTGTTTCTTAATAATTTATTTCTTGCATTGCTCATATATAATCCAAGATAATATTAACAAATAATATATAAACTTTTCTTTTTAATTATAAAATAACTATTTTTTCAATGATATAATAAGTGTTAATTTCAGGCGAGTATTTAGATATTTCTTCATGATATTTTAGCAATGGAAATATGGTAGATTTATAATCTCTATAATATGTAAATAGCTTGTTTTCTGAATGGGATAAAGCAATATTTTTTTGAATATTAGTTTCAACCCTATATAATGCATAAATATCTTTTTGTTTTTTAAATAATTTTAAACACATTTTAATTTATTAAGTTTTTTAGATGGTATAAATTGTAAGATTATTTTGTTTTTAAAATTTTCTATAACATAATTATATTTTGGATGATAGAAAATATCAGTTTTATGAAGCTTTTTTATAACATCTTTAGATAAAGTATAACATTTATTTTCTAAGTTATCTATAAAATAATAGTCAAGAATTAAAAGTTCTTCTGTATTAATAAGATAAAATATAAAAATAGATAATAACGCTGTACTAATTGTATTATCTACATTTTTTAAATCATTAAAATCTAAATGATCATAGTCATTATATAAAACATGATGAAGAATTTTAGAATAAACTTTAAAAGTATTTCCAAATCCCGGAAGTTGCCAATGAGTTAATATTTTTTTATATAAGATATATAATTCATTATTGGAAGATTTTTTATTTAATTTTTTTTATAAAATTTATCCAATCTTAATGAATCAGCATCAAAACATTTTCCATCATTTCTATTACCGCTTTTATCATAAGTAAACATGAATTATATAATTGTTATATTATTTTTATTTTTGAAATAATTTTCCATGATAAATATTTTACCATTACCATAGGCGGGTATTAATCCGTAGCCTTCAGATTCAAAAATCAATAAATCATTTTTTTTTTAGTTTTTTAACAAAATAAAAAATTTTATTACCAAAATCACATTTCCATTTTGAAAAATCTTGATAATTACAATTAGTATAAATTTACTTTTTTTCTTTTTTTTATATTTCATTATATTTGAATGATATTAAAGAAATTTGGAATTTGTAAATAATTTAAACAGGTCTCCAGTCTATATCAGGTCGCCTTTTTACGAAATCGTCAAAGCAAATTGTAGCTTCTTGAGATTCGTAACTTTCGCCAGTATCGCAGTATACTTTATTATTCATTACAAAAAAACAATAATCCGTATCGTGTAAAACTCTGCCAGTTTTCTTTTTATAAAATTCTATTTTCATTAATTTAATCCTTTAATTATATCGAAGAAATTAAATAAATATTTTTCATCAAATTTATTTTTTGCATAATTACACATTAATGAAATGAATTGTACATTATCTTTTACATACCCTTTAGAACTATCTATACGGTCAAGGGAAGCAGTATATAAAGGATCTGTTACAGCTTTATTAGTTCTATGATTTAATTTAATTTTAAGATAAGAACAAACACCCTTTTGATTGTCCCATATTTCTTTTAGATATTTTTCATCAATATTAATTTTTTTAGTAACTCTATTACGTACCGACTTCATATGAATTCTAAAAGGAGAATATTCATCTTTTTTAGAACCTTGCACAAGGTTAGAAGTATATAAACGATTACCTTTAGACGTAATAAAATTTTTTACATTTACACCTTTCCCGGTACAAGTTCTTGAACAATAAAATTTATAATTAGAATTCTTTTTAATTTGTCTATTATATTCTTTTAATTGTTTTTCAAATTCTTTATTACAGTGATTACATTTTAAAGTTATGATTTTCATAAAAAAACTCCACTAAGTTATATTTTTAATATTTATATCATATTAATTCAAACTTAGTGGAGTTCGCTAGAATAAAGTGGTGGTGGAGATGGAGGGAGTCGAACCCTCGTCATGAATATAGTCCCTCTATATAATTATTTACATGCATAGCTCTATTTAATCAGGTTTCATACTTTAGAGCTAAATAAAGCAAACACTCTATAGGATATATCCCGTTAAATTCATCGTTGATTACAGGTATGTTTCAACAACTATCAGATGAAGTCGATGGAATGTTTAAATTATCTGAGTCAAATAATCATTCCAGCAAAGCTGATCAAGCAGCCATTGCAATTGCGTAATCGTCAGCAATTATATTTACAGTAAACCAAATAACGCATTGATTAAAAGCGACATGTTATACAAACTTTCTATACCATTCGATACCTTGTTCATCCCCATGTATATTATATTAATAATTTTTTTGATAATTCATATAATTAATTATATCATATTTTTATTCAGAATACAAGTTATTTTTAACTATTTAACAACTTATTTTTATTCAGAATACAATCTTTACATAATTTTTGTGCGTCATGAAATCCATAAGGTTGAGTTTCAACCATTACATCTTTCACATTCAATGAATTGCACTCTTGACAACGCCCTTTATTTTTTACAGTTATAACTTTCCTTTTTATAACTAATATTCTATCAAAAATACTTTGAGGAATTTTTTTAATATTCCCTTTTTTAATATCATTATCAAGAAAATCAAGAAATAATTTTTTTATATTATCCATAATAATTTATATTATTACTATTTTATTACAACATTTACAAATGCCCGTTGATTTATTAGGTGAGGAATATTTACAAGAACAGCTACCGGCCATGCCAAGATACATTTCTTCAAAATCTTTTATATTAATAATAATGTTACTATAAAAAGAAGATACCACTTTTACTTTTTGTAGAATATCATTTAATGTATTATTCTTTTTACTAACACCTAACAGTATACAAAGCTCGCAAATTATTTTGTTTTCAGTTTTTTGCTGTGCAATATACTTATTTGCTAATTTTGCAGTAATATCAAATATCCATGTGGAATTATATATAATATCTTCTTTTAAAAAATACTCAGGCCATGTTCCATTATGCATAAGGTATTCATAAGCTTTTAAGTGGTCATCATCATCTTCATTAAAATATTCCGATATATTCATTTTTATATTTTACCTTCTGAAATTATCTATTTTGTACCAAGAATTCCCGCAACCTTTTAGATAGTATGCAGTGCAGCCGGGTCTTTTACATTTTAAACTTTGTAACGTTTTCATATTACCATAATCAAAATATCCTTCTTCCCAATCATGAAGACTAAAAAAACAAAAAATATGGGGACATTTATAAAATCTATAAATGCATAATATTAATAAGAGTGTATATACATAGATCATACTTAACCTTCCTCCATTAAATACATAGTTCCATCAGTACCTTGTTTTTTAGGATTAACCCACATTAATTCTTGATGGGATTCAGAATGTATGTCAACTGGAACTTGAATCATTCCCGCTTTTATAGCACTAACATTTAATTTAATTTTATTTTCTAATTTTATTTTATTTAATTTATAATTAGAAAAAATTAAAGAGGTTAGAATAATAGTTAAGCAAATACTTAAAATCGCTATAAATGCAGTGTTGGTCATTTTTTTCATAGAAATATACACTAGTTGAATTTAATTTATAATTACAAAAAAAAATATAATAATTATGATTAAGTAATAGGTACAATTTGTACATTATGATTTGATCTGCCATAATCAATTTTATTTTCAAAATTTAATAATTTCTGAATTTCGGAATATTCTTTAAAAAATTTATTTTTTGTAATTATATTAAATTGCCCTTTATGATCTTCGATAAATTTTTTAATTTTAAATTTATAACCCATTGAATGTATATCACCGATTTTAAAATTTAAATCTATCAAAAAATCATAGAACTTAAATTCAACAGTATAAATATTTCCATAATTTTTGAATTGGGCGAAATAAGTACTAATATGTCTATTCATTCCACCTTTATCATATTGAGATAAAAGAAAACAATTTTTAACATCATCAATTTCAATTTCCTCAATCCAATTTTTAAAACAATATTTATTTATTTTAATTAACATTTTAATTTTTTCTAATTATAAAAATATTTAATTTGATGATTTATTTATTCTAACAACAATATTCAACTAATCGATCTTTGATTTCTTTTTTCCCAAATATTCTCATGGATTTATTACATTGCTTTCTTGTAAAATTTCTCGCTGCTTTCCCTGCTCCTGACCCTTTTTGAAATCTATGTCTATATTCAAATCCAAATGTTCTCCAATAACTTTCTCGTTTAGATTTTGGTTTCATTTTTTATAAATATTGTAGTAGTTTTTTCATTTCAGGTTTAAAAAAATATAACATATCAGGATCATGTTCTAGTGTGAATATAATTGATTCTATTATAAGAACTGCATTTTTGATTCTCAATTGACGGATTTCCTCAATGGCACTTTGTAATAATTGAGAACTGTCATTAATATCTTTTATCAAAATAAGTCCCATTGGTTTTACCATTAAATAAAAATAAAGAACTATAAAAAATTATTAGATACATTTTATTTAGTATTAATGATTGTTATAATTCTGGTACTTCTATTCCTAAAGAAGTTTCTATCCACTCAGCAACAATTCTTCTATGACAAAATTTTCCTGACTTTTCCCAACAGAGCAGAACCATTCCGTTTAAATTAGCATATACTTCTTCGGGATTTAATTTTGATAATATCTCTTTATTATAAGCAAATATATAATCAGATTCATTTTTATCTTTAAAATATTGTTTTAAAAAATTCCAATGAGGAAATAATAAAGGATAAGTATTGCCATCAAACCAGTTAGGTGATTTTATAGCAATACTTATACCATTTTTAGCTTTATATTTAGCAAAGTAAGAAGTGAACATTATATTTATTAATCCTTTTGAGTATCTGATTTAGTATCATCTTCTATTAGCCCATCTTTAATTAATGAGAGATAATAGACATCTCCCTCATCTGGTTTAGTTTTAATAATGGATGGAATTGGTACATTATCACATCCGCAATCAGTGGACTCTTTGTTTATATCTATACCACTAATAGTAAAATGGAAAAACAATATTATATATAAATTTAACATGTTTATATTATCTTTAATTTGTTTAATGAAAAATATTATAAGTTATTGTCGATTATTATAATACATTCCGCCCAATTTTGAATATCGTTCCAGTGGAAATGATTCCAATGTTCAATTACATAACTCCAAAAAGTATCTAATTTATATAATTTAACAGCGGCATTTGCTGCATCGATATGAGATAATTTATAGGTTTTTTTATCAGAAAATGAATTTTCGCGAATATCTTGCGCTGTTAAAACTGCATGAGCAATTTTATTTTTTACTTCATCATCAATACAATTTTCAATAATAATCAATTCTGTATGCATTTATTTCTTACCTTTTAAATTATTAATACCAAATCCGTTATCAATTATACCTAACAATACATTGATGTTATAAGATTGTTCAATGTCCCAATTAGAATAATCGTCCTTATTAATAATATTTTTTGTTTTCATTAAAGTTAAATACTCACCTTTACGTCTCATAGGAATTTTATTTCTTTCTAATAAAAAAGAATCATTATCAATTTTATACTCTTCATCATATCCCTTAAGAATACGAACAAACCAAAAATCAAAAACATCAGCGCATATAAAAAATCTTATATAACCTTCTTTTTTATATTCTGGCTTATCTTTTAAAGCTATATCAGTAATTTCAGTGTATTTTCCAAAATTAAATTTTAGTATATTATTCATAGATTTCTGATAATATTATTTCATTTATTTTACACATATCTATTTTAATTATAGATACATATTGATGTAAGTGAGTATTTATATATTTTTGATTATTATTTTTAATATATGTAGTTATATATTTTTCTTTAGCGTAATTTGCCCTTTTTTCAGTATTAAATATTCCTACAATACTAGTAGTTGACCCATATTGACCATTTCTTCCCGGAATACAACTAATAACTATCCAACCTTTAGACGTAAAATGATACATTATTAATAATATTAAAGTAAAGTTACTATAGCTATCCATAATAAATGAAAGCTATTATCTACTGCAAAAAATGACCAAGGAGAAAGTGGAGGTTTTGTAAATTCCTTTTTTCCAAATTTATTCATATACCATATTATAAAATTACCTCTATCTTGTAAATGATGTTGTCCAAGTATCAAAAATAATTGATACCAATCTAAACCACAAAATACAAAAGGTGTGGTATATAATATGCTATGTATTGCGCAAATTAATGAAGATTTTTTCTTTCCTGCGGCCATCCAATCATTTTGAATGATGTAATCACCTATACAATGAGCTACTAATAAATAAAATCCTATCATATTATTATAATCCTAAAGGTAAACTTTTATCAGGTTTCAAATAGGATTTCATTAATATAAACCTTCGCTATATAAAGTTGATACACTTCCTCCGCATCCTCTATAATCAATTTTTTGGCCTGCTCTTTGTGCTATAATCATAGCTTCTTCTCTTGTTAAAAAGTCGCCAAATTGATTTATAAACCCTTGTTCCCAATCTACTCCATAAGGGGTAGGTTCATTCATTTTTTTAAACTGAGACCACATTACGTTATCAAAATGCCTTGCTCCTGCAACAATAACAGAATCTTTTTTACAAGCAGCACAGACAACCACTTGTTGAGGCTTTTCAATATTATTATCTTTCCAATAATCAGACATTAAATTTTCTCTATTCAATTATATTTTATAATATCCATAAACCGTATCAATGTTCTTTATCACATTACCAAGGTCATCGGTTATAATTCCATTAGAAGTAGACTCCGTGTTTTTAAATTTATTATCAATAGAAGTTTTATTTTTAAAATAACCTATAACTTCGCAACAGCCACAATTAAGATATATTTTAAATTTTGTACATTTCTTTTTTTTATTTTTTCTACTTGTTTTACTCATTCAACCTCAATAAATCCTCTGGGAAAAAATTTCATATCAGCGTGGTTAAATGTATTTTCTGGATATTCCATACAAAATTTAGTATTAAAAATTTTAAAAGCTTTTTTTCTACCTTTTTCAGCAGAAGAAGATTCAATTACAGCAACACAATTTTTATCAAAAACTTTATTATTTATTTTATGAATATGACCTTGTCCAAAAGTAATAAAAGTTTTCATTAATATTCGTCCATTGCTTTGAATAAGATTAAGAGTATCAACAATTTGACTTGTATCATTTCTAATGCTTTAATTTTCATATTAATAATTATCTATTATTGTTTTAGGTATAAATTCATCTTTTCTATTTGGCATTTCTTTATGATATAAATTTTCATATCCTAAAGAATACATTTTCTCGATACTATCATCGTGAACGATTATCATAGGTATATTTATATTGTGACCACAGCAGGAATTTACTGTAACGATATCCTGTTGCAATAACCATAATATTTCTTTTGCTATACATACATCTACTGAAAATTGCGCCCTGAATGTATAGCAACTATATTTTATTCCGATCAATTGCTCAGGAGTATTTATACATATAGTATTTCTATATGTTCCGAAACCTTCTTTTAAAAATGTATTAGGATTACAACAACAGCCGTTAAAGTTTTGTTTTCTTATCATTTTATTTAATATAATGAATTTTAGTATAAATTTTAGTAGTTTTATGCCAATTTTTAAATTCTTCTATAATTTTCTTTGCGTCTATCATCGTATTGGTACAAGTTCCTAGCATATTAAATTCTGTATGTCGAAAAATAGTATCGGCAAATTTTGAATTTGATATGCTATGCCACAATATAAATTCTTGATATTGTGGCTTGAAGTATGTACTATGTAAATTTTTTATTTCGGTAATTCTAAAATTTACATAATGATCTTTTAAATTAATAAAATTCATTGTCAGTTTCTTTATAATTACAATAAGGATATTCCATCGACAATCCCATTTAATAAATTTTTATTTTATTATTCATTAAGCTACATGTCTATGCATTTATTCATACCAATTCTTAAATGCCTTAACAATGCCAATTTTTATATAAGAATTGTGTAAATAATGATGTATAATAAATAGTATACAATGAAAAAGCGTACCAACTTAATAAACACCATATTATTTCATTTGGTCTTGTATATAAATTATGGCCCTTCCCGACAGCTTTATTAAAATATCTTGTTAAAAGTATGGTAGTAATTACGCCAATAATGTATATAATAAATAGTGTTATCATTTATCTACTCAGTTATTCGTTAATGTTATGGACATTTTCCTGAAATTCCTCCATGGCCTCTTGTACCAATTCATTATGTTCCGGTTTATATTTTTCACCTTGAATTATTTGACAAGGTTGATGGTAATTTGGATCTTCAATTCTCAAAATATCTTGATTCATTAATTCGATAAGTTTTTGAACCATAAGATCTTCAATTTTAATTGAAGGGTATAATTGTTGTAAAAATTGTTTACCATATGGATTCCATTGACAGGTTGCAAAATACATTATACGTCCTTATTATTTAGTAATAAAAGATCGGCAACTAAATGCCGCAATGGTCAATTCTCTTTCGCCTTCTATTGTTGGTAATTTTATCTCAAGTTCCTCCATAGAAGGAAATCCTAAACACTTGGTTGATTTTAAAACTTCGACAGGTAAATAAATAACATCACATTTTTTAACATCTTCTGCGTAAATTCTTCTTGTCACAATATTACCCTGTTATTTTCGTTTAATCTTGTCAACATTGTACATATTGATAAAAAAGCTTGCCATAATTACAATCAATCCAAATGGTAGCGATTTTACAATGTCGCTCAACCACAACTCATCATGATGAGTTTTTACCCATGGTCGCAGTACGAAAAATTGATATGGTAAAATACCAATTAATGACCACCAAAACAAAAACTGTAGAATCTCCATACAACCCTCACGAGTAAAAGGATAACAACCCATTTCAGCGAAACAGAAAAAGTTACAGCCACTGAATTCAAATGTTAATTACTTATACTATTTTAGAAATTATTTTATTTATTATTACTACCACAATTCCAGAAGAATCAATCAATAATATTTAATTTTCATATTGAAAATTTGTAGAAGGATCAAGGCAGTAGTTTATATATACTTGCTCTGTTCCACAAATTTCTTTACCTTCTTCGATAATATCCTGTTTACTCATAAGTATGCTAGGAATGGGTTTATCATATTGATAATAGTCATAAAGAAGATTTAATACATTCCTGCATAATTCTTCTTTTCCTATATACAAACATTCACCTTCTACTCTTACTTCGAAGTTTTTTTTCACAATATTACCTATAATGTGGTCAATTTCGGATTTTCTAAATTTAACTATTTTCTATCACTTTTGCCAGCTTTATAATCCTCTCCATGCAAACTTTTTCATGCACCTTTTTGGCACATATATAATTAAGATAGAAACTCTTTTGTTGATTATTTTCAATTTTGTTATATTCGATAATAATATATCCGCCCTTTTTCAAGATAATATTCAACCCATTTTCTCGTATCTTCAGCCCAATTACTGATAGTCTCTTTATCTCTGGTATTATATCATCGGTCACTCGATAAACTGTATCATTAATTCTCAATTCGCTAAATGAGGTAGGTTCTATTGTTTCTGTCGATAATACAAGTCCATGTTCATCCATATACATATCCTTTGCCTTCGAACAATATAAACCTTCGCATACTGAACGGTTTATATTTCCCAGCTCTACAGTGTTCTCGCAAAACTTACATATAAATTCTTGACTAATTCCAAAATTCATCAACATTTCTCTCTTATTAAATATTTATATTACCAATTAAGAGGGGCGAGGATCGACTTTTCCAATTTGCGACCTATAGCTTCTTTTTGTACTTTCTTAAGTAAATTATTAAAGACCCTTACATTTTTATTTTGAATGATTAGTATTTGTAATATCAAACTCTTTTACATTAGACATATTTATAATGTTAGATATAGTATTATGATCATATTGATTATGGTAATAAATATCATATAATGTATACACTAATTCATTTTTACTGTCAATAAAAAATGAAACTACTAAAACATCATTATAAAATAAATTAACAGACTTTAAATGTTCATGGTTTATTTTATAAGTCCATTTTTTATCAAGATATTCATTAGCATTAGTAATAACTATTTTCACAGTTTCTATTAACACCAATAATTTACAATCCATTATACCCCCGCCCCCTCAACGTTAAACATTTCTAAAATCCATCTCCACTAAATAATAACATATATAAAAATTAAATCAACATTTATTTTAATATTAACCCCTCCTTT